CTCTTTCTTCTGCGAGGGGGGCTTTCCCGAAACATCAAACTCTAACAAATAATCACTTAGTTTGATGTGTCGGATGCAACTAACAAAAAAGCTTTTTTACGCATTTCGGAATATCTGGTATTTTTCAGGGTAAAATACATTATTCCATTACCACACAAAAGGCTGCCAAGCGTGCAAAAACGCAATATAAAACCTACGTTTTCGCATCTCAAAACAATATTTTTTACACAAAACCATACAAAAACAATCTGTTTTGTCCCACTATTTTATATAAAAAATCTTACCTTTGCATACGGATAACAATTTAATCCCTATATAGTTATGATAGATTTAGATATTAAGCAGAAAGATAAGATACTCGAAGTGGAGTACCATCCTACCTCCGAGTTCCGACTTGACGAGGCAATGCGTCGCAATGGATGGACGGTGAAACGACTTGCCGAGCGCATCGGTTACAGCCATCAAGCTATTCGTCAACTCATAGATGGAAGACCGTCGCTCACCACCATCTACAAGCTTGCCTGGGCAATGGATATAGACCCAAGAGATATGTTCTTTGCCGTAGATACCAATGGCAACATCATCGACGAGCCTAAGCCTAATGATGATGAGCTAAAGAAAGAGATTGAGCGCATTAATCTCGGTCCTCTCTTCGGGCAAACGCCACAAGACGCACAGCAAGTAATGCTCTGCCCAAATTGCGGCACTCGATTTTTGGTGTGCAACGTTCCGCATTTGATTGAGAACAAAAGAGGAGAGGGAGAATAATTACACCTATCTTTGCGATATTAACCTATTTTCGTGTGCAAATGTATATATTATTTCTGAAATAAACAAACAAAAATCGAAATATTTTCGTTTTAACTCAAATATTTGTCGTATTATTCGTTTTTATTCTAAAATTTATGTATCTTTGCACCCGAAAAGAACAATAAAACTATATAATAAAAATAATATGGCTAAAAAAAATAACTTACGTATCACAGAGATATTAAAGTCGAAGGGTTTGACCCTTGGGGATTTGGCAGAGCGCATAGCCGCACAATCGTCTGACGGCAAGCTATTAACTAAATCAACGTTATGTGGACGCATCAACGGGAACCCAACCCTTAGCAACCTATATGAATTGGCAAACGCCCTCGGTGTAAAAATCACAGAGTTATTTCCCGCCGAAGACCAAGCTACTCCGCAAATTTCATCATCAGTTACAAACAAAGACATCATGGCTCACGAAATGAAGAAAATGCTGAATGGTGAAATCAATCTCCCAGACCCATCGGAACGCAAGGATGAATCGTCAGAGCAAATGGGCATGTATGCAGGTATGCCATCTTTATCGCAAGAAGACATCTTCTCCCCACTATCCCCTGCCGACATCGACGAGCATATCATCAAGACACCAGCCTCGCAGGACGTGATGCCAGTAACCACATTCTGCCCACATTGCGGCAAGAAAGTAAGGGTAGGAGTGGTACTGCTGCCCGAAGAATAGGTGATATGCACCAACAGAAAGAAACAAAAGGAGGGCATAGCCTTGTTTGCGAAAAACATATCGCAACATAGGCTATGCCCTTCATCTTTACTCACGTCATTCTCCAGAAATCGCACTACTCGACGTATTCTCTTTCGGGCATGGAGAATGCACCTGGACCCTCCAACTTTATGGATGTCTCTACGTACACCAGCTTGCTTACCTGATTTCGGTAGGCGTGATAGTAAGCACGACATCGGTCTGTTATCTTATCCAGTTCGTCGCCGTTAATATCCGCCTGTGCAAGTGTGCCGCTCAGTATGTCGAAGCGATCCTCTATCATCGCATTGTAGCGAGCCAAAGGTGCAAGCGTTTCCTCCAAGCTCATCGGTGTGGACTGAAACTGCTGGTTGCCCAGACTAATGCCACCGTTGGCAACCTTGTGGAATACCTGGCGATACACCTCGAAGACAGGGCGCACCTTTCGGGCGATGAAGAACTCCAAGCAAGGGACGGAAAGCATGTAGGTGTTCAAAGGACGGCCACCTAAGTTTTTACCATTCTTATTATGCTTGTTTTGGGTTTTCCCTAATTCGGTGGAAAACTCACCGAGGTTTTCCACCTTTTGGTGGAAAACTTGATAATCAAGACCTTCCACAAATAAATCACTATTACGCAATGATGATACAGCCTTGTCTCTGCGAGCATATACCAACGGCCAAACCTCATCAAGGTTCACCGGAAACTCCTCCTTACTTCTTGCAAGGTTCAACACCTGGATAAAGTAAGCCTTTATCTCGCTCTCACTGCTCTGCTTGGTAAGCTGAAACTTATTGTTCACCATGATTTCTCTTCTTTTTAAATTGTTCTTATTAAAAACTAATTACTTTTGTAGATATTCCATCCTCATTTTACCTTTTGGTAAAACGAGAAAAATGAAAGGTGAAAGATGAAAGAAAGTTTATGCAAAGTTTCTTTCAACTTTCTTTTTGCCTATCCCTCGGTGCCCGTGAAGGCTTGGATAGGTTCATCAAACGTGGAGCGCAGGCACTCGCAAAGCACCTCCACACCCATCGTGTAGGAGATAACTCGCTCTTGGCTCATCTGTGAGAAATCGGGTGGTGCAGTGGCAAGCTGCTCAATCACTGCCGTGGCTGCCATCTGTAGGTCAGCCTTACCCAAAGGAAGGGTAATCGTCGTTTGTCTGTTCATTGTGGCTTTAATAATTTAAAATATTGTTAGACATTTGCGCATACATTAATTATATATACGAGAGAGAGAAAACCGCCATATGATACTTACGCATACAAGATACATATCATATATAGGATTCCGCTATCGCATAAAATAAAAGGCTGTGCGCACCTCGCCCTCTGTCTAATAGTCTTCAAAGCCACAGAAGAAACTACGCCCAGGGCATTACACCCATAGGCAAGGGAGTACACACAGCTATCTCTTAATATCCTATACATACACACAGGATGATAGTATATGCGATTTCCTGTATCAAGACCACATCATCTTCTTTAGACGAACAGGTCAAGACACACCTTTGTGGCTTTTATTGAAAATTTTTAGACGCTGCAAAGATACGCAATTTCATCGGAACCACCAAACTTTTCGCCAAAAATCGTATCAAATTTAAGAAATGAAACTAAAAACGGAACGTAGTCTTCGCATAAGAAACATGAAAACAACAAAAAGTGCATCCATCCTCACGGACAAATGCACCAGAATTAAGCAAAATGACACTAAAATTATCAAATCGAATTTTTCCTTCATCAAAGGCCTCCCCTCTCCGATCGGCGAGAGGAGGCCATCCGTTCGCACCATGGGCGAGGGAAGAGATTATCCCTCGTCTGTGCTGTCACTACCACTCGAACCAGAGCCACCCGAACCAGTAGAGCCGCTACCCGAACCACCGGAAGCAGAGCCACCCGAACCAGTAGAGCCGCTGCCACCCGATGTAGAGCTACCTGCCGATGCAGGAGCCTTCACATTGCCTGTGATGTCGAGGTCGCCGAGGCGCACCTTCATATCATCACCCACCAGCGTGCGAAGGTAGCCGAAAGGGTTGCCAATCTTGTGCTGGCTCTTGTAAGCCTTGATTACAAGCTGGTAGTTGTCGCTACCCTTAGGTTGCTTGGAGGAAGGCTTGTTGGCGTTCCACCATGCTGCGGCAAACTTGGCACGGGTTACGAAAGCCGTTCTTACCTGCTGCTGTGCCTCGGTGTTGGCATCCGTGTGCTCGTGACGCTCGGAACGATAAGTGTTGCCCGTCTGTTTATTGACGGAATAGATTACTCCGCTCTTGGAGCAGAGCTTGCCCGATATGGATTCAATATCGGGTGCAAAATTAACTTTTGCCATAAGCGAAAGAAATTTTAAAGGTTTATATTTTTATTCTACGAGACCAGACCCATCAGGAGAAACCGCATCGAAATCATCGGAGAAATCAACATATCGAAATCAACCAAGAAATCACCCAAGAAATCGCCTAAGAAATCACCTAAGAAATTACCCGAAATTTTACTCCGAGTTTTCTCCAAAACGGCTTCCATGGATATTTCATGGATATTTCATGGATATTTCATGGTTATTTCACGACGGCTTCTCTAAGAATCCATCCGAAAACCGAGATTTTTCACTGAAATTCTCGTTTGAGTTTTCCGTGAGTTTTCTGTGAGTTCGCTGAGAGTTTTCCGTGAGTTCGCTGCGAGTTTTCTGCGAGTTCTCTTTGATTTCTTTTTGCGAGCTTTCTCCGGTCGAAAGACACGAAATCTCCCTTTGGATTTTCTCTGATGCAAAGGTACGAAAATCCCTATAAACGGTAGGGACAAACCACAGATAGGCAAACGTCTCTATCAACATTCATTGCACCCTTGCTTCAACATTCATTACACCCTTGCTTCAACCGAAAATACATCTTATCTTTCGCCCGAATGTATTTTTCCCGTCACATTCCATTGCAGTCTCATTCTTTTTGCGTATCTTTGCAGCGAAGAAGAAATGAAGATAAAGAAAAATAAAAAACTAAGAATTATGAAGAAATCTACAACTTTACGAGGTGGATGGCGCAAGCGCATCATCGGGCTATCTACGTCGATGGCAATGGGCATCGCAGCCCTGGTATCTACCGTATCTCTCTCGGCTTGCAGTAAGGACGATGAGAGTATCATCGAGCATCTGAATAAAGAGAGTGAGAAGTTTTATGCCTATTGGGGTGAAAACCTGTCTTATCTACAAGGCATCTGGGTGGAGGAATCGAAAAAGAACGACCCTGGTGCAGGCTACACGATCATTAAGGATAATGGAAATTTTGAGTCGGTGGACATGCTAGACAGCAACCGATCTCGTTCGGGTAACATCGGACAGGTGGCGGGCGACAAGAACTTGCTCATCTTTTCCAATTACTGGGCTAACTGGCGATTGGATTTGCACGCCGAGTGGGCGAACGACAGTCATACCCGCCTAAAGACTTATCCGGACGGCACAGACCCGAACCAGCGTGCCGAGTACTGGGTGAAAGTGAACAGTATTCCAGCCAACTGGGTAAGATAAAAAAATAAGGAAAGACTACTTTTTGTGCGTGATATTTTGCGTATCTCGCAAGAAATGTGTACCTTTGCAGCGAATTTAGTCTTTTCGGTGTGCGCAAGCACATCGAATTTCTAAAATAATCTATAATAAAAAGCCCTGCCGTCCGCGATGGATAGCAGGGCTTGTCGTTTTAACAAACAAGACTCTCTCAAGGCAAAAACGGCTGCTACTCATCCCGAGCAACAGCCATCGAAACAATGTTTAATTAACACGATAAAAAAGCTTATAGCTAAACAATCTTTATTCTAACCTTCTCTCCTATTTCCCAAGCCTTCTTCATCTCATCTATCAGACTATTTGTCCAGAACTTCGAGTTGCTAATCCAACCCACCTTGTCATTCTTGCCAAAGAGCAAGCATCCCTCTGTGTCCTTGGCGGAATTGCCACTATGAATGCGGATGCCCTCGAAACCTGTGACATTCTCCAAGAGAGGAAGTTTCTTTCCAAAACGAGGCGAGTAAGTGTAGATGACGTTGTACGTTCCCTTTGGTATCGCCGTCTTGCCTTTTACCTTGACAGCAAGAATATCTTTGGTACTCATGCCTTGGTACAGACCACGATCTGTGTCCTCCAGGCAGTTGCAATGAAAATCCTCACCATTCACATATACCTTACTAATGGTATAGTCCTTTTTCTTCCATTCTCTAACTATCATTATTTCCATAAGCCACTATAATATCCAATCAATAATCAAATAATTAACAACACTACCAAGAAGTATCACGATGGAATATCTCACCACGTCTTCCCACTCGAACCTTGAGAGATGATACTTCTCGTATTGATATATCTCTCGCCACACCATGAGCGGGATTGCAACAAGACCAATCACGACACCCACCAAGAACCAACAGACGAGACCGATGCAGTCTCGCTTGTTGAATGTCATTAGATTTTTCCAAAACTCTCTCATACGCATAGCCAATAAGTCAGGAACACATCAAGGAATCCTGCCACCTCAGCCCAGTACCAAGGATGGATTTTCACTCTCTTATCACCAATGTACCAAATGCCATCGGCAAACTTGGCAGACTGAACCAGCAAGAGATAGATGAGATATATCGCACCGATGATGAGCGTCATCCACCAACATACCGACAGACACCATCCCACGCAGCCAATAGCTGCTACGATAGCACCGCCCTTGTGAATCGGATAGGTGTCCTTATCCACGTAGTTTGGGGCAATACCCACGAAGCATAGCCCAGCGCAACCAAGGAAGGCGAGACACTGCACGCCTCTGCCGCTATCCAATAAACACACCATCATCAAGCCTCCCACGAGAATCATGATGCCAGTGAACACCGCACCGTAGTTACATTTCTCCTTTCCGCCTATTACTTCGCTACCTGTGCAACCTTGCAACTGGTAGTAGGTATCACTCACCATGTCGGGCACACCGAAGCGCATCGCCGACAAAACCAAATAGCCTCCCAACAGGAGGAATGAAATCATACTCAATAACCACATAATCTTTTATTTTTACTAAAATTTAACTGAGGTGTAGGCCTACACAAGTCCTACACCAGATTATACAACCACCATTTTCGTGGGGTCACGCAAATGGTACTATACATTCATTTCGAGCTGTGCTGGATAGCCTGCCTTGATGTCGTAGGATTCCACCTCTTCGATGGTCGTCAGCTCGCTCACCTCCTTCTTGTGCTTGGCGGTGACATTAAAACACTCCAAGGCATACATCTCCAAGGCAGAGAGTAGCTGGATAGCCTTGTCGCATTCCACCGTCAGTTTATTCTCCCCAAGCCACAAATCGGTGGTCTCACTGCCCATACTCTTGGCGATGGTCGTGGAGTTCATTAATCCCACACGAGTAGCCTTGTCAAGCCACACCACCATGCCGTTGAGCTTGAATCCGTTCACGTCGTCGGAGGCATCGTAGGCAATGATGTCTGCGAGTTTCTCCTTCTTGGATTTCTCCAAGGTCTCCTTGCATCGCTCCTGCCATTCCTCGCTCACAAGCCCATGCTGGCTCTCCCCGAGGTTCATCAGGTAGGCGGCACGCTCCTTGCACTTGTTGCGACATTCCGTGAGCTCGGCATATTCCTCATCGGCATCCATCGCACCATTGAGCTTATTCTGCACAATGGCTTCCACGTCGCTTACGGAATACTTGCTTCGCACCAAGGCAGAGACAATGGCGTCGTAATCCCACACGCCAGTCTCCAAGGTGACGAAATCGTTGCCGCCGCTCTCAACAGCAACCGAGACCTTGTTCCTCCCGAGGTCGTTCTCGATGCGAATGTCCTCGACCTCGCTTGTCTTCATCTCATTTTCATTTGCCATAATATTCCCTTTCCTTTAAAATGTTATTAATCCTATATTCATTTCTGATTCTGAAATTCTCGTACCTCCCCACTACATAGAGGTAATCGAAGAACGGCTTGCACTTCCGCACGGCCCTCCGCCTTATCGCATAGGTATCTCTGCCCACCATGAAACCCATGTAGCTGTTCAGGCTCGAAAGGTAATGCTCCAAGGCATAGGCATCATCGAGCGTGAACACACGCCGCCTCCCTACCTTGCGAAGAAAACACCCCAAGTCGTGCATGGTGGAATAGAAGCCACCCACCGTCCTGTTGGCGGTATAGACCCTGTCCATCTTGATGACCGCCCCCACGAAGTACACGCCTTTCCTCACCTCCTGTATGTACTGCTTGTCGTGGTGCATCTCCATGTTCAGTCTCTCTCGAAGAAAGGCATCCGCACTGTCACGTAGCATCAGCACATCCCCCTTGTGACGGCACACCACGGCGAAGTCATCCACGAAACGCTCGTACCTTGCGCCAAGAGCCTCGCATAGCCCCATCATGTAGCCGTCAAGAAACGAAAGGTAGAAGTTGGCCAAGAGCTGTGACGTGATGTTGCCGATGGGCATCCCTCTAAATCGCTCTACGTTGAAGAGAGACTTATGCTTGGGTAGCTTCTCCCACAAGGACAAGTCCCCATGCTTGACGCAGTTGTCCTGCGGCCTGTGTCTTATCGTCACCGTCAGCAGATACACAAGCGTCTCCAAGTCATCGCCCTTGTAATACTTCCTCACGAAAGCCACGGTGTATCGCTCCAATATCCGTATGTCGATGCTCATAAAGAACGAGCGTATGTCGAAGCGACCCACCCAAGCCTCCTTTGTATAGTTCTCGCTAAGCTCCATGATGTCACGTCTCAGAGCCAAGACAGCCTTCTGGGTGCCACGTTTCTTCCTACAGTTCCACGACACATCGCCTTGCGCAACGAATCGCTGCTCAAAAAGCGGCTCTATCCTCATGGCTATCCAATGCTGTACGATACGGTCACGGAAGGCGGCGGCGAAAATCTCCCTTATCTTGGGAAACCTCACGCAGAAGCAGACGCTCGTACTCGGGACATACCTGTGTTCCTCGCACTCATATATAAGCTCCATCAAGTCCTCCTCGTGCAAACGATACAAGGTACACTGCTCGCTCGACATCTTGTTGGCAAGGCAAGCGAAGTAAGCGTTCATCCAACCATCTATTCTTCTGTCATCAAGAGCGGCGACAGGACGAACAAGATTACTATTATACTTGTTGTTGTTGTTGTTGACCTGCCCACTGACTGGATTGATATTCCAAGAATTATTAGCGGAATACTCCGAGGCGGCGATGCGCACTAACTTGGTCTTAACAAGCGGTTCCACGCTTGTGGCGCAACCATTTAATAAAACAGAAGAGTACATCATATCCAGAAATCGTAATCACTGAACACGTGCGGTCTGACCCATTCTTCTTGTCATTGCGGCTCTCTGCCACGCACCAATCTCCCTGCCCAGCTTCCCGAACACGGTCAAAAGGTGGGTGTATTGCACATTACTTATCACCCTGCCATGGTCAGGCTTCTTGCTCACGACAAGTTCACCGCCAGCCTGGGCGACCAGCTCGGATTTCTCCTTCCTCGAATACCAGTAGAGTTCCCTACAAGCGGACTTCACGATGGTCATGGAATGGATAAGAGCTGAGATATAGGCAATACGTTGGTCAAGACCTGGAGAGTTGAGCGCAAACTCCGTGGCCGACATGGCTTCCATCGTCTCGTTCACCATGCGGCTGCCCACGACCTGCAATCCAAGCGAATGCTTGGGTATGCGCTCGCAAATAGCCATCAAGTCACAGAGCAACAGCTCCAACTTCCTGTAAATGGATGATTGTCTCGCGCTTCTTCTCTTTGCCATAATTCAAATGTTTTAATTCGTCATTCTCGCAAGGATGCCAAGCGAGAGTGTACCTTTTTATCGTTTTTTCTTTATTGTATCTTTTTTATTTGCTTACTTGCTCGCTTGGAGATTACCTTCCTTGCTTGCGTTTCTTGTTGTTAGGGCGGCGAAAAGCCGCCCTTGGGGAAAGATTTAGGCCTACAGCCTAAATGCGGCGACAGGACGAACAAGAAGACTACTATACTTGCCGTAGTAGCCGCTGAGGACCTGCCCACTGACTGGAACGATATTCCAAGAATAATAAGCGGAATACTCCGAGGCGGACCAGTACCAGCTATTGCTTGGTTTCTGGAACTTACCATCAATAGTATAAGCCTTGGCAAAGATGTTGTTAGCCTGTCCTACCGTATATCCCTGCTTATGATACCAAGAGAACCTTGACATCTCGCCGATGGAAGGCAAGAACCAACGCCCTTCGCCAAACCGCTCATCCAAGGTCTCGTCATCCCTAACTTTAGGCACGTAGGCATTGCAATAGCTTGCAGCAGGGTAATAATACTGTTGGTACTTCTGCGCATTGCTGTGGATTGCCATAACCGCTGATATGCAGCTTGCGAGGTTCTGCGCCAAGGTCTGTTCGGAAGTTCGTTTGGGAACAGGCAAATTCACCTTGCTGTCCTGCAATATCTTGTCTCGGTGGGCAATGATGTACAAGGTGTATAGCTGTCCTCTCGCTATCTTATCTCCGACAGACAAGCCAACGGCATCAAGATACTCGCCAAAAATCTTGTTGTCCTTTCCCACAACTTGATTGTACATGACATCCGTAATCTCATCAAACCCGATGTCACTGATAGAGTTGAGGGCAGTGCCATAGTCCTTGAATCCGTCATTGTCGGTGTTGCTCTCATCACGCATCACGGAATCGGACACGTTGTAGCCAGTCGTAAAGTTAGGAAGCCTGTTCAAGTCATAGACGCTATAGGAGGGGTCGTCGCCAAGCGTGATTCCACTCATGCCGTTGTTTGCGTCAGAAGAGTTGTACAATCCCCACACACGACTGCTGTAGTCTGACAAGGCTATGCACATCGCCCACTTTCGATTCTTCGGCTCTATATAAAAGACGATGCCGATAGGAGAGGAGGCAGACAGACTTAGGTCATTGCCATACGTTCCATCGGAGAAGACATAATCGCCCAGCTGTACCTGATAGGCATAGAAATAAATCTCCGTTGAAGCCTCCAAGGTCTTGCCGCTGGATAGTTGCAGTGTGACTGTCACGGTCGCCTTGTCATCATTCTCACGGCTACCAACCTCAGAAACACTAATCACACCTGTCTTCTGGTCGATGGTGGCAAATGCGTTGTCGCTCATCTTCCATGACACATACACGATGTCGTTGCCGTTGGATGGGGAAGTGGATAGCTTCAAGGTATAGTTCCCATCAGATGCAAAGTAACGGTTTCCTTTCAAGGACGCACTCGTTATCCCCACCTTGGTGTAGGTCACATAGAGGCTGTTATCCTCATCGTCGATTTTCCCCCACATACCCACCATGCGCATCTTCAAGGTAGCATCCACGCTCACGCTCTCAGAGAGGGTAATCCTGCCTGTCAGCTTGGCTTGCTTGTCGAGCAGCCAGGAAAGCGTGTCAGCCGACACGTCCGTCCAATCCACTCCAAGAATGGTGAGCTTGGAGAGGTTCTTGCTGTCCTTGATTTTCCCGATGATGTCGAGCGCACTGATGTTAGGACAGGTCTCTTGGTTGATATAGACGGTTTGCAAATTGGAATATCCCTCCAAGGAAATCTCCGTCAAGCCACGCTGACCGTTGAGTGTAAGGTTAGTCATCGTGGAAGGGAGCTTCACTGACTTCAAGAACTCCTGTGTAGGCAAGGAGACTCCCGTAAGCGAAGTTCCACGAGCGTCAAGAGACTCCAGCCTTACGTTGTTCGACACATCAATCGTTCCTGTCAAGGAGAAAATGTTATGCACGTCCATCGTGCGAAGAGCCTTCATCGCCCCTACCGTCATGGAGGTCGCCTTCAAGTGTATGTCACTCTTGTTGTCAGTACCTGCTATAAGTTTCCTCACACGGCTACCATTGAAAGCAAAGGTCTCGTTGGCTGGCTTGTCGTACCATGTGCCGATGTCGCTCATGTAGTTCACGCCACATACGATGTTCTGCGTGTTGCTGTCCGTGACACCCGACACTGAAACCTGCTCCCCAGCCTTCACACGCTTACCATCAAGAATGGTGCTTTGTCCGATGGTCACGACAGGGTAGAGCCACATCGCCATCGTTAGGTCGAACCTCACTTCCATCTGCTCGGTGGAGCGGTAGTTGATGTTTCCTCCCGATGGACTCGCAGGGTCAAACTCACCGTACTTGGCGTAGCTACTCATATAGACAGTCCTGTCTCTCATCCATTGTCTCTCGCCTTCCTCCTGGCTACCGAGCGACTGCGTGATAGGGTCGGTGTCGTTGTTGTAGTTGCCATTCACCATCTGGTAGTGGGCATACTCATATCCTATTCTCGCAAACTCGTTGTAAGCCACGGCAGGAAAATACTTGTTGGTTGAAAGGAAGTACTTCTCCCAACAGCCCTCCACCGTGCCACCGCCCAGCTTCGCCATGGCAGAGAGGATTTCCTTCATGGTGGAGCGCAAGTCAGCCACAAAGCACTCCTCCATCAAGTTGTAGAGCACGTTGTCCTCGCCGTTCCAGTAGTTCTTACCAAGCGTCTCGTCGAAGTCATGTTCCTCCACCCAATACGGCTTGGTCAGCTTTCCCTGGTTGTCGAAAGGCAAGATGGAATCCAAGTCGTCTTGAAACGCACGGATGAGGGATGTCGAGTTGAACACCCAGAAGTAGGTGTTTTTCGCTCTGTTGTCGCAAGCCGCCAGCAACTTCATCATGCACATGAAGAAGAGAATGTCCTTCTTGTGGAAGTACTTGCCCACCTTGTCGGCAAACTCCGCACGGCGAGCCTTTATGAAGTCCTCGTTCACCTTGTCCCACTCCAAGTAAGTCTCATGGTTGGTGAAGTCCGAGCCAAGGCGACTCGCTATCTGGTCCTTGACGTTCAAGGTGGCATAGCTGCCATCCTCGTTCTTGGTGATACCACCAGCTACCCATGTCTTGTTGATTTCGTCGTAGCGGTACATATCGTAGCGTGCCGAGCCGTTTTCCACCTTCGTTACCCAATAGCAATAGCTAATGTCAAGGTCTTTCGATGCCTTTAACTGCGTAAGCGTGCCGTTGAAAGGTTTCAAACGGTTGCTGAGTGAATACACGAAGTTGAACGCCTCGATGAACCGTGATATGGTGTCTTGGTTTCCCATGTCGTAGTCCCATGAAGTAGTCCCAGCATACACATAGCCTTCCTCCTCGGAATCGTAGTTTACATCGCCAGGAATCCAAGGCACTTGATGCTTCGTAAGTCGTGGGTTGTTGTCAGAGCCCTCTATCATCAGCATGTCAGGCGACTTCTCCTTGTCGTAGCCGAAGGTAGGCTTGTCAGCCTTGCCCGAGCCAAAAGTGCCCAAGCCGATGAATACAGGATAACTGTCATTCTCCGTCTGCTGAAACACAAGGAATGGGTCTTCATAGACAGCCACACGGCAATTCTCCATACCCTCTTGGCTTGTAATCTCGTTCTTGCCCACAACCTCTCGGTAAAGGTCATTGTAGAGCTTGGTCGCACCCATCTTGTGAGACTGTGGAGACGAAGCCCAGTTGCGCTTATCGACGAGCTTCTTAGCCATAGGCAATCCGTCCGCGTTCTGATAGCATTGACCGTGGTTCACGCCGTTCTCGTCTTCCCAATAATTGGTTTCTGGGTCTCCCTTGAAGTCACTCTGAATGTTCCAAGTCCAATACTTCTTGGAGGTTGAGCCTTGTCCCTTGCGTGTCATATTATACAATGTGCCCGAATGCGCAGGGTCTCCAACCTTGTGGATAACGATGTCGCCGACGGTCGATGTTGGTGACTTCAACGACGGAACGCTGCCCTTATACAGCAACGTATTGTACTTCTCATAAGCCTTGGCATACGAAATCAAGCCACTCTCGCCCAAGATGTCGTTTTCGTTCTTGAATGCCTTCTTCTCCTCGATTGTAGCGAAAGAGGAAAGGCGGTTTTGGCGAATATCATTGGCAGAGAGGGATTTCTTGTAAATGCGCAAAGCGTAGATATCGATGTCCGCACCTTGTGGAGCAATGACGATTCCGCCAGTCTTCTTGATTCCATTCACGGCTTGCCAGAAGTTGTCGCTGTCCGTATAGACGAACTCACGACTGATGATGCCGTTGATGAACACACGCACATAGTTCACGCCTTGGCTGTAGAGGTTAGGCACGATGTTGATTACAACGTGCGTTCTCGTCTCCTTTGAATATATCCAGTTCTGCGAGCCTTCCACACGTTTCTCCATGGTCATGAAGCAGCTCTCCTGCGCTTTCAGCCAAAAGCCCACCAAGTAATCGTCGGTGGTCGATTGCGTACCCATCTGCAACAACGTTCCGTTCTCGTCGGTCACGTTTCTTGTGGCAAAGTCCACCTCAATGGAAAGACCCTGCGATGGAGTATCGTCCGAATAGGCGTCATAGCTGATGTTGATTTTCTCTCCATCAAGCACACGCAAGCAGCGAGCCTTGGTGTTCTCGTCCACGAGCCAACCGTCACTGATGAAAGACAGTCCCTCGAAGGTAGCCTTCACCTGTTGTCCATTCATGGCGTTCACGATGGTGTTAGGCGCACTCTCGCTGTTGTTTCGGGTCTTAGGGTTCAGAAAGAAGTCAGCACCCGATGTAGGAGCAAAGTTCTCGCTATTGTCCACCACGACACGCAATGGGTCTCGCAACACCACCTTGTTCGATGTGAACGACATGGAAGCTGGGAAGTTGGTGTTGTCCTCGGTCTCCACCTCCAAGTCAAAGATGAGCGAGCCTATCACGCCGTTCTGCACATTCTGAATGGTCTCGGAATAGATGATATTCTCCGATTCCAAGTTGGTAAGTACAAACGAAATGTCCGTGCTATCAGTGTTCGGGTTGTATATGGCATAGTCAAAAGCCGATACGCTGCTCCAGTTTTGGAACGTACCCACGTTGTTGACAACCAAGAGTGGGGTGGTATTGCCCGAGAGCGTACACATAATGGTCTGCGACACAGATTCCGTTCTCACGCTGTCACCCGACGTAATCCATGCCTCGATAGTGTAGAGACCATGGGCGTTAGGATGGTCGATGTACGCTATGTAAGGTGTCTCCGTATAGGTATCCGTACCGATGTTGTAATCATAGGTACGAGAATACGTGCCGTCGCCAGAAGCAACCTTCAAGTGCAGCACCTTGCTGATGGTTCCCGTGATATTCAGCGGAATGGAGATTGTAGCCGAATTAGCCTTGTACTCAAATGGATTCTGCCACTTCGTCTGATAGGTAATCTGAATGTTGGTGAGCGTCACGGTGATGTTCACGTAAGGCGTCTTCTTGTTCGATGTCTTGCCGATAGCTATCATGCGCACGCTCTGAGTGCCGTCCACGCAATAAGGGGACAGGTCAACCTCGGTGTATGTCGAACCGTCTGATGGCTGCGAGCCTATTGATATAGTCCCTGCCACCTTCCACTCGGATGAGTTTTGCATTCGGGTCTCAATCTGCAAGTCCGCCTCCTCGTTCGTGTCGCTCTTGCTGCCGTCCGATGGGTCGTAGAGCTGTGAGGTGAAGCGAATCTTCGCCACCAAGTCACTCTTCTTGGTCGCCGTGATGGTCCTTTCACCAGCGTTGGTGAGCTTCACGATGTAGGATGACTCCGCAGAGCCTCCACCGCTGCCCATAGGTATCTCGGCACTTGACAGTAGTAAAAAACCATGGTTATCCTTGTCTTTCAACCATGTCGTATAAGCTTCCTCGTCTGCAAACAAACCAACCGTTACAAGTCCTGTTGCGGTATCGGTCGATAAAGTATTGATATAGGAGGCTTTTGCGTTCCTCATCTCTTTGATGAGAAGTGCATCATTTTCCAATGATTTTTGGATAAACTGACGCACACGACTACCCTTATAGTTATTCCATGCAGTCGTGAAGTCCATGATTTCCTCATCTATGATATTCTTTGCCATAAACTACGTGTTTTAACATTACAAATTCATTCTTAATATCTAATCTTTCCATGCGTCATCATCCTTCCATGGTTGGTCATCATCCCAATAGCCCATACCAAAGCAGGAACGAATAGCCTGCCAAACAAGCACTGCGCCCTTATATACCGCACTCACCACCTTCTCGCCCAAGCGGATGGCGGAAACCTCCTTGTTGTTGATAACTATCATAGGCTATTCCTCCTCGTAGAGCATATAGTAAGTGTTCGGGTCTTTCGTCGCCAACGCCTCGTATGCGGTCTCCGTCATGGATATAATCTTGGGGATGGACGATGCCATGCTTTCCACGTTTTTCTCCAAGGTATCTATGCGCCCAACAGCTGTCTCCAAGTTCTGCTTGTTGGTGTTGGCGGTTGTATTGGCGGCATTAGCCTTAGCCAATGCGTTGCCTGCGTCCGTAGCCGCCGTGGTTGCCGTGTCCTTGGCTTCCTTGATAGCAGTGGAGAAATCCACGGAATGCTTCTTCCACTCAGAGCCGTCGTAGTACAGGAAGGCTATTTCGTTCTCTGCCACGGACAGACCGCCGAAGTTAGTGTAATCGCCCACCTCGGTAGGCAGGTAGAACACCTTGGTCTTGGGAGTACCAGGATTCGTTACCCTCGCCGCAAGTCCGCAATACACCGCACCCTGCATGAGAGCATCCGCTTTCTCGCCCACGGCTTGCAACGCCTCCTTCGTGGCATAGGTCGAAAGGTCAACACTGATGTTCACCTTGAACGTCTCAGTCGTGACAGTCCACGTCCCATCCGCCTTGCAGCGATACACAGTATAGTCCGTTCCGCTCCCCACGTAGGCCATCATGCCCTTGTCGGGGTTCGGGTAAGCCGTCTGCAACTCGGATAGCGATGAGTAGAAACCACAGTTCATCTCCTTCGCCTTACTCGACTCGTCTAGCTCCATGAGCTTCGTCACCACAAGTCCGAAATTGGTGTCAAGCACCTTGGCCACGTCGCTGAATTTCCCCGATGTCGGGGTCTTGTTAAGTTGTTCCATAATATCTTATTTCTTGTTTTTACCAATCACGAGGGCACTTGAATTGAACCCAACAACCATACTCTTTTTTATCCTCATTATGATACATTCCACTTGCAAATATAAGAATCATGGCATCAGAGATACTACCTATGCCAAGTTCCGTAACTTTCGCTCCTTGGTCAATCATAAAATATGTTTGATGTTCGACACCAGCAGCATCATAATATTTCCCTGCCAAGACTTTTACGGCATTATCTTTGCTACCGCCGTTCATACGCTTAATCATCACCATGTGACCATCATCATAAGGGTACATATCTGGAAGTTGATAATCACAATTATAGTCCATCAACAAGGCTACATTCACACTTCTGTCAATGACATTGTTGCTTGCTGTAAGTCCTTTCGTCTTCAAAGCCAAACCAGATGTGTAGCCACCGCCAAAACCCAAGGCACAAGCTTCGCCTTTTTTGTTCTTTACGGAAATAAACGCACCATATCTTGTCAAGATGTCATCGACCTCATCAAGCAATCGCATCAATATAGGTGTGCCAAACGTACTCCATTGTCCCAAGATAGCTTGTCGATTCTTTCCATTGAACACGATGAAATCGTTCAAGAGAGACATCTTGTCATCCTTGCCATAGCCGATGTCCTCATTGCCTTCGTCATCTTTCTCCTTCACTACAGCAGTGCCAATGCTACCAGAGTTGATTTCAAACCCTCCAATCGTTCCCTTGGTGGCATTTATCTCACCTTTGAGCTTAGTGTTTCCGCTTTCGTCAATCTCGAAGTTTCCATTCGGTGACTTAATGGACTTCATGACACCACCCTCGGCGTAGATGATTCCACGAAGCACGATGTCGTTGAGAATAGCACGCCCCCCATGTGTCACGACGAAATTAGCCATGTTCTTTAGTTCGTCATCCGTAGGCTGGTAAGTAGGGTCATCCTTGTACTTCTGAATCGTGTAAATGGCTTGCTCCAACGAGCCACCTCCCCAAAGGAACGGAGAGTTGTCATCGTTGTAATATCCGCTCATTCCGCCAGTCTCCTTGACCATCTTACGGTCACGGAAATTGCCCACCTTGAATTGCTGAGACATGACCAAGCCACCGTCAATGGTCGTAGAACCTTCCGTCATGGCATCGGTCAAAAACTTCAAATTCTGAAATTCGGACACGCTCTTGTCATTGTCCGAGTAGGCAGGAGACCAAGCAGGGGCGATAGTTCCGTAGGAAAGCATAATCTCACAGACGGTACAGCCGTTGCCAGACATGGCGAAAACCTTGTCGGTCGCATTCGCACACTTGACATGAAGCTCGTATCGCTCGAATGTGGAAGTCATATCCACGCTGTGCGACTCGCCGCCCACGCTCACCTCCACGGCCGTGCCCTTTCCCTTGAAGGAGAGTACATAGTCCTTGCCTTCGAGCAATGGCTGGGCAAACTCCTGTGACAAGGTTCCATTTACCAACACAACCTTTCCGCTCGTTGATTCATCGGCATCAATCACAGACGCACCATCCATCTTCCAATACTTCAACTTCTCGGAATACACCTCCTTGTCATCAGAAATCTCGGTGTCTTCCGATATGTCAACACTCTCGTAGTCTCCACAGAAGGAAGTATTGCGCAAGAGATTTCCACTCTTGATGTTGAGGTCGTGCAAGTCCTCCTTCTTCGCTATCTCGTCAACAGAAGAGCCGTCGGGCAGGGTGGAGTCCGAGTTGAACACCATCGTACCCTTGAAGGTCGCCTTCTTGGTCTTCGAGTCATACTTGAAGTAGCCCTGTCCGTCCTTGTCGCCAGTATAGCTATCACCATACACGTTGCAGTGGAACACGCCCAATGCGGCATCATATCCCTCGTCCTTGACAACATGGTCAAGAGAGTAGTCGTTGATACCTTGGTAGTACTTCTGGCTTGGTGCATCATTGGAGGTGGCAGAGAGGATGATGGCCGCCTGCCTGTTGGCTTGGTCGTCGTAGCGATAGCCAAGCTGCACGATGTTGTCGTTCACGGACGGTTCGCTGGTGGTCAAAGGGTCTTTGTCAACGTTGGATAGCACAATATAGTCCTCGCCAACCTCCACAACCAACCGCCAATAGTACTTGGTCTTCACGAACTCATGCGTACCCTCGGAAATGCCAAATTGCTGACACCTCGCCTGGTCGCCCACCATAAACTCATTGTAAGCCTTTTTCTCTCCCTTGGTATCGGTCGTGTCGAAGTAGCACTTGTACTTATTAGGCTCGGTGGTGTCATCGTCCGTCAACACATTACCATTCGCATCAAGCCGTTCCACCTTGCTCACCTGCATGGCGGCAGGCGTAATGGCAAGCTCACCGCCGATATAACGCAATTCGTGGATGGTGATGCTGCGGAAGTCAGCCGCCCTGCGGATGGTGATATAGTCAAACTCGGCGATGGATGTACCGTCCTGCTTGACTGAAATCTGAGCACCCGTAGAGTCAGCCTGGTAGTGACCAAACTTTGCAGAAACAGGTTTGTCAACTTCACCTACTTGCACATCACCTTTAACGACCAATGCTGACAAACGAGCAATACCATCCTTGGTAATTTCCCAAAGTTTGTCCGCTCCAAACTTAATGCCAGAAAGGAACGTTATAACTCCACTTGCTTCATCATCCTTATCTTTTGCAAGGAAATGCTTTACGCCAAACTGCCCAAGGTACTGCGGTGTCACCACCTTTTCTTGACTAGTCTCGATAGTATTTTCATCGGCAATACCGTTCAATTCTTTACCACCAAGAATAAGCTTAGTAATATTAGCTACTTTAGCTGATAAAGAATCAAACGTAGCTTTTAAGATTGTCTTTAAGAAAGTAACAGAATCACTAACCGAATTATATTGCCACCAACTACCTTCCCCACCACTTGCCAAGGCTTCATCGGTAGCAAGAGAACCGCAGTCGAAGTTTTGTTTCCACTCTCGGCTACGATTGCCGCTATCATCTGTCTCTACTTCGGATATGATACCTTGCAAAAAGATATAATAATAATTCTCATCTCCTAGCTGCTTAGGATTGTCTTCTATAGTCTTACCGTAGATGTCTATCTGCTGGCTAGGGTAGGAGATGATGGCAACATCGTTATCAGATGTTCGCTTACGAGGAATGGCAGCATATACGTATCTTGCTGCTGTGTCCGGAAACTCGGAAGGATAGGCTACCAACTGCCAACGCTGATAATTGTGCCCTGCATCATAGCCCAAGCCCTCGATGCCCTGCATATAACAGAGTATGGAGGCTCCGCTAACCGCACTACCTTGTATGCGGTTAGGATTACCCATTGCATTGAGTTGAATGTAGAGCGCATTGCTCGCTATCCAATAATTTGTAGTCTTAGCTTCTGTTGCCATCTCGTTCTCTCGTTATCTCGTTACTTGATGTTTTATGTTTTGATTATGGTGCAAAGTTACAAAAAGGCTTTTTTATTGTTGGGACAAAAAACACCCAAGCGATTCCGCAGGTGAATCGCTTGGGTGTTAAAGGTAAGGATGGGCTTCTCTGATAAAGCCGACAAGCCTTTTTATAATGAGACTGTTTAGTGAATGCAAATATAAGCCTATAATATTGGCGAACCATAAATATCCAGTTTCGCCGTGAACGATACTGAATACATATTGGTATTAGTCCTATCCATCATCGTGATTTCTTCTTCCGATGTTAGGGTGCAGGGAATCCAGTTGCAGTTTACGTCTATCCATACATGCTCACTCATCAAGAACTCGTGCAGGTACCAACGCAACCAAGACTTATCCAATGGGTCGGTAACAAATAGCCAGGACTCCCGGTTGTTTCTCTTGTTGATGGCAGAGCGGGAGAAACTATTGAAGGTTTCTATCTTTGCCACCGTATATTCCTCGCTTTGGATGGATATTTTCTCGCTGTAGGAGCGTGGCACATTGATGCTCTCCAATACTCCAAAGGAATTGATGAAGCGAAAATTCATGCGATGGGTTGCCTCGCTTTGAGGAATGGCATATACTGAATGTTCGCCGATAGTTTGCAAGCCTTCCTTTGTGATAGTCTCTATCCTGGATGCGGGCGCAACAAGGCTGCTACTTGTTGCCAGGGATTGAGCCTTGGCGTAGGCTGGAGTATAAGCATATTCATCGCCTATCACTGCCATTTCGGGCGAAGACTTCGGCTTACGAGACAGAGACGTTACATCCTTGCTTACGCCGGATGTCAATCGCTCTATATCCGAGAACGCGCCTATGATGCAGCGCAGGTTGGTTGCGCCACCTGTGCTTGCATCTGGCTTCTGCGGATAGTATTGTTCGCCTACGTTGGTATGTACTTCGCCATTACTATCCATATACTCATCGTATGCCCTTATGTACCATTTTACCATCGGATAGGTAGCCGCTTGTGGAGTATATTCATAATCCTCCAAAGGTACGCGCAAAGCGGATGATACATCTATCTCTACATCGTTACCTTCCTTGGTGATAGGCACATTTAGCTGGATCGTCTCATAGCTTCCATCTTTATCGTATGTTACTTCCACGATTACCCGATGAAAAGACGGATTCTTATATTGCTCTGGCTGTATGGTGAACGTGATAGGGTTGCCGGCAAGGATGGAACCCGACGTTAGATTGATTTTCTTTGCCATATTGTTTTATGTATTATTGATTTATGCTTCTCAAATCTCTTTGCTCGCTTTATAAATAAGGTGAGCAAAGGAGATTTGTCTTTTATATATTTCTATCTAGGCAACAAACTCTTGTGCTACTTTCCGTTCTCGTCAACCTTTCGCTCCACAAGACCGATGAAGTCGGAAACCAACTTGCAAGACGATGCCTCTTCGGGAGTAATCTTGATATTAAACATCGTTTCCGTCTGAAGGATCATATCAAGAAAATCAATGGATTCCAACCCGATGTCCTCTCGTAGGTTGGAATTATCATCTACTTCCATATCATTCAGTGGAGATTTCAAGCCATCAATAATGGTATGAAGCCGCTTCTTAATTTCTTCTTTTTCCATATTGCTTATAATTTATTGTTATCGAATTTGGAGATAATGAAAGATGAATTGGTACCGCCGAAGCCAAAGGCATTGCAGAGAATGTTGTGCGGTTGATAATTCATTGTCTTCATCACGAGGTTTAGCTTAGGGAAAGCATTTTTTTCGGTGCCAACGCACCCAGGAAGGGATGCTTTATTCAATATGAGGGCGGCTTGCACGGCTTGCGATACGCCAGCCATCCAGCACTCGTGTCCGGTCATACCTTTTGTGGCAACCACTTTTGGACACATACCGAAAGTATCGCCAATGGCAGTCGCTTCTGCTTCATCACCCATGGTAGTGCCAGTAGCATGGGCGAGAATCACATCTATCAAACCTTCGTCGATACCAGCATCATCCATCGCCTTAATCATGGAAACGGATTCTTGGTAGGCGAGGGGAGTACTGATAGCTGTGCCATTCGATGAGAAGCCATAGCCCGATAATATCGCCCATGGTTGGAGTTTCTTTGCTCGTAGATGAAAGTTGTGTTCCGGTTCCAATATCACACAAGCTGCGCCACCCGAAGGAGCAAGACCTGTGCGTCCTTTCCCGAAAGGCTGCACCTTGGTATCGGTAAAGACACCCAGCGCGTCAAAAGACTGCATGGAAGCCACGCCATCCTCTTGTGCTCCTACTACTATCACCATTTCCGTTTGCTTGGTATCAAGAAGCATCTTACCTAAGCCCAAGGCATGGCCGCCGCCAGCGCAAGCCGCACTCACGGTAAGCGACAAGCCATGTATGCCAAGCAAGGATGCAAGGTTCATACTGACCGTAGAATTAAGAGAGCGAAAAACTGCGCCTGCGCCCAAATAACGAGTATCATTCTTTTGCTGCATAGTAGTGCCCGTGCGCATCATCTCGCCAGCCGTAGAGTCGTTGCTTACGATGAGCGATACATGGTGCTCGGATAAGAAATCATCCGATATGCAAGCTTGGTGCAAGGCTTGCTTTACTGCGCTAAGTGCATAAAACGTAGGTCGGGAGAAACATTGATATTGCGCTCTTGTGAGACTCGTTATCAAGTCTTCAGGCACTGATGGTACCGCACCGCACAAATCCGATTGATAGCCCTTTGCCTTTCGCTCGCTATCATGATGTAAGCCGCACTTGCCATCGTGCAAGGCTTTGGCGAATGACGGAATATCACTGCCCAGGCAAGAGTGGATGCCCAAGCCAGTGATGTAAATATTTTCTTTGTTCATAGTTTTTTGTTTTTATATCATTTAGACGTTCTGTAAATCTACCTTTATATTAAGACATAGATATTACAAGGCATAGACGGTAAGCTCTACCTCACCAAGACCCGTCTCTGCGCTGATGGTCGTATTCACCTTGTCGATGATGCACTTGATACCTCCGATGTTCCACCACTCCTTCCAATGGTTAGGAATATCGGCTACCTGCGCCACGGTAGTGGAGCAACGTATCTTGTATTTCTTGCGATTGAGCAAGAAATAGGCGTATGGCAAGATGAATGTGTCAAACAAGCCACGAGACTTGATTTTGGTTACTACGTTGCCGTTATCATCTACCTCGTCGGGGTCGCAAAGAACCACGTCTTTGTATTTCGGGTCTTTCAGCCAAGACGGCTCCTTATAGGCTCGTATCTTTAGAGAGAATCGTTCGCCATTACCCAAGCCTTCCTGCACACCATTATAGTCGAAGAGGTTGCCCATCATGTCGATGGAATCACAAGCAAGGGCATACTTGCCTACTGCTGTGCGCCACTTAGAAGTACCGAAACCATCATAATTGTAATCATAGTTCTGCACGGTAGCATCGCTGCCACCGCCTCGCATCATAGCAAGCGCAAAGCCCCAACGGGAATCGTCTTGTAATGGTGAGTTACCGTCGTCTGTGCCCGACGGATCATAACTTTCTACCAACTTTAAAGATTGCTGCATATAGAAATCGCAGAATGCAGTGGATATAGTTTGGTTGATGATTTGCTCAACAAACTCATGCTTCATATCCTCATCCACATAAGCGCAAAGAATAGGCTGTCCACTCTCGATGGTAACACCATACTTTTTGCCAGAAGTGGTATCTACCGCCTCATGCGAACCATAGGCAGATTCTATCTCTTTGAAATAATTCACGTCATTAAAAGGTACAGGAGTAAAGTCAATACTAATATCCTGAATGAAATCTTCATTCTCTTCACTGCAATCACCGTATTCCACACCTTTATACTGACCTACCTCGAAAAGAACTGGTTTCAAATCTGATGTTGTTGTAGCATCGCTATTTACCTTAACACGGTAGGCATTGCCTGTCTTTCGGTCGATATAACAATGCTTGTCGCCACTGCTTAAATTATGGAAGAAATCAACATAGTCCATGTTATAGACCGTAGAATTATCTCCACTATCAGGCTCAGGATAGTCGATATAATTGTAGTCGGTTTCATAATTCATGTTCTTATTCTTGCGACTATCCTTAACATTCTGCTTTTGGTCTTTCGAGTCGCTCTCCTCGGAATATCTCATCCTTACGCCTGTAATCTTTTCGGTCATAGGTACGATGGAGTGAATATTGCCATGGAAATTTCTTGCTTCTTGCCCACTTTTGCGTAGAACATCACGAACGAGATAAGCGGTTACTTTCTTCTGCTCGTAGTCGTAGGAAAACTTGATTCCAAAGGCACTCTCAAGCGAACTAATCACAGTGCTCACAGTCTCATCGGGGAAATTGTCGCTATTAGCCACCATATAAAGCACATTTGCCTGAACAGAAAATTTCTCTATCTGTGCTTCGATGGAAATACCTGTAACCTTTCCTCCATCTTCGGTAGCCTCGCCTACTTGCACATGCTCTGACGTACCATCTGGCTTCCTTAAAGTCAGTTCCTGGGTATCTTTGTCTTCTGCCTTAACGATGTTAATCTGACCTCCACAGCCACGAGAATTTAACCAGCTATTGATATGCTCTTGTGATTGGAAATATCCAGTCTTGATTTCTCCTGCCTTTTTCTTTTTGGCTATTACTTCTTCATCCTCGTCGGTGTAATAGGTACCATGATGAGGGTGCTGCATGGTATCATAAGAACAAACGGTAGTAAAGAAACAAAGATGCTTAAAGTCCTCGATTTCCAACAAAGCTGATTTATCAAACGACACACCTAAGTAATCAAAAAGACAGTCCAGAAAATAAAGTACGTAAAAACATATACCAGATTGAGGACGGTCCGCATCCAATACCCAATAAGGATAAAGATCTTCATTAGTCCAAGAACAATCTTTGATAGCTATCACATCGCTGGATGTCTGTCCATCATCATCAAGACCATGATGTTTATAACAGACGCGGGCATTGCAATAAGTTGCTGCACGACCTGCCGCATCCGTTTCTCCGTATGAAGCAGAAACGTTGATGTAATTGCCGTTATTTATTTTTTTAGGCACATTTACCGATATATCTTTTCCGTAAGATTTAGATGTCGCCTGGTAAGCGTCCGCTTTATAATGATCCGTTGAAGTCGTAGTATATTCTGCGCAAGTTGCTGGATAAGAAAACCCAAGGGCTTGTGGCTCTAATACCTTACTTACACTAACATGGGCAGCCTGTATCTTTCTTGTCTCATTCTTATCGCTCTTATGCTTTCCACCCTCTATGAACACATTCACCTTAACCACAGGGTCACTCTCAATATCCACCCTTACATTGCCTATCTTTTCGCCAATAATAATAGTGTCCTTCACAGGAATATCACGGCAATTCAGAGAACCGATAAGGTCGCTGAACGACTGGGTGCTGGCATCAATATTCATCGAGAGAGAATCCTTGATTTCCTCATCGTCCTGCATCACGAGGGTACCACTGCGAAATGGCAATCCGTCGGCATAAATCTTGGTTGGCTTATGCTCCATGTTGACCGCACGGATAGATGCACGTGGGTCCTCGATATTCTTCAGTAACCACCGGTTGCCATTGAGTGGTAAGGTAAATGGATAGGAAAACATCTCGGTATCATTGAACACAGGATTCTGATCCTCGATGTCGATGGAGAAATCAGAAGACTGCGCCGCAGGTTTATCGTCGATAAGTATGGTAAGATGTGATTTCATTTGAGTCTAAAACTTAAAGAGTTATTTCTTGATATTCAACTTCGCTTCGTCGTACAATGTGATAAGGCGAGATGTGAAGCTATTGATGGTCGCCTTGCCGTAAGCATAGATGGCATTATGCCCTCGGTCGCGCAAGGTACCATTCGTGATACGTACCACGGCGTGCTCGCTGCATTCTGCATCGCTGCCAGTAGTGAGTTGGGAGTAACCTTTGGCGATGGCATACCCATCCTTGATGGTGGCTCGGCTGTTGTCGAGTAATTCTATTTTGCAATCAGGATTCATCGCCAAGGCAGATGCTTGTAGGTGCAATACCACATGAGCCTGGCCCAGCACATAGGCTGTATGAGCGAACGAAAGATGAATAGGTTCGTCGCTATCACCCACCAACACGTAGCCTGTTCGAGAATCCTCATTGTAGAAGATGCCAGCCGCATTGATTTCTGCCTTGAAGTCGGGATAGAAATCCTTGAAGGCTTGCACTACCTGTTGTGGTACCTCGGTTATCATGCCATGCCAATACTTGTGCCAGGTATCGCACATATCCTTGATGCTCGAAACCTTGCCAAAGTCTCGCTGCGAGTCTTGGCAGTTGCCGCTCTGGGCAAGGATGCTAATACAAAGCTGCTTGAAGCGAAGAGCCTTTTCTTCTTTCGTCTCGGTCATATTCTTGTAAAAATAGCTTATACTTTTTCTTTCTTAACTGGCTGCGCAGGCGCATCTGAAGATGTACCTACCTCGGCTTCCTCAATCGTCTTGGTAAGGATAGCTTCATATCCCGCCAACTCATCCTCACTTACGATGTCGGAATATTTCTGTCTAAGCTGGTCGATGCGCTCCTTGATACCCTTCACTCTCGTTTGAGAAGATGGCTTATCCTTGCGCATGATGTACTTGATAAGAGCATCGGCTTCTGCCTTGTGCTTGGCTTCGGCATCGCGCTTTGCCTTAACCTCTGGTCGGTCGTTGGCTATCTTTTCGGCGATGGCATCCGCAAAACGAGGGTCTCTGCTCTGCGCCTTCTCGAAGAAAGGCTTGAATTGGGTACGAAGTTCCTGCGGCTCTACGGTAAAGGTTTTCTTTACGTAGTTAATGTATTCTGGGTCGCCAGTCTTCTCGCTCAAGCGAAGGTAGCATTCTCCCATCTCTCTATCCACATCGGTATAGATGGAAGGCAAGATGTTGCTCTCTATCTCGGTGGCACGAGTCGCGAGTTCTGCGATTTCATCCTCTGTATAGATAGCCTCCTTACCCTGAGAGATAGCTTTCTCGTTTGCCTCTGCCATGGTCTTAGCCTGCTCTGCCTTGCTTGCCATTTCGTTACGAAGGTCACGCACGGTGTTGATGCGCTCTTGTAGGGCTGGGGTAAGGAACGGACGGATTTGCATCAAGTTAGGCATGGTGGCAGCGATACTGTCTCCGTTAGGGTTAGCCACGATACCATTATAGGTGAGCTGTTGGACGGATGTGTCCGGCTTCAGCTCTGGGAAGATGGATTGTTTTGCCTCTTCCAAGGCTTTCTGTTTCTGCTGCTCGATATAGGCAGCCTGCTCCTCCTTGGTAGGTCTGCCCACACGTCGCTTATCGCTACCATTACTTGCAGATGAGCCTGTGCCGCCAGTGAGGTCGGTGGTTTGCAAGTAAGTTACCATCTGACGAACACGGCGATGATAATCTCTGAATCGGCGAGCATCCTTTACGAAGGAGTTTGCCTTGGTGGTACCATTCAGGAGATTAAGACCTTGCTCGAATGCTTCTCGCTGTTCTGAAGTAAGCATTCTCGCTCCTATTGCAGGGGCAAGAATCTGAACGATTTGTTCGGCTGATAAAATGTTATTTTCCATAAATCCTTTTATTTTTTTTTGCTTATTTGAAATTTAAAGATAATATTTACCCGATTTCGGCTTGATTTCCGATTAATGGCAGATAAAGCGGTTTTGAATACGCCCAAAACGACATTAAATCGAAAACAAGCCTTTTTCGCTACGTGCATTTTTACGAAACCTATGAGTATTCATACAAAATGCAATGCGGACATTTATAATCCGTAGCTCTTAGGGCGGGTACCTTACCCCCCCAATTTTGCCACTCCTTTCGGTGGCTTATGGGGTGTACCGATGCCGAGAATTTAATCATACATCAGCACAGGATAGGGGTTACGAATATTCGGGAGCCAGCTTGGTTGTTCTGATAGCCCTCGTTGCCATTATCGCCCGATGATGAACCAGGCGATGAAGCCGACGATGAACTACAGGAGGAGTTACTCGTCGATGCGGAAGAGCCGCTTGCTCCAGAGTTGTTTCCAGTGTTGGTACCATCGCTTCCGCCGTTGGCTGCATCGAGTGCAGCTTGCTTCTCGACTTCCTCTTTCTTTAGTAAGCGATGAATGCTTTCCCTTACGGTAATGGCATCATTGTGGGCAGTAGAACGAGCCAGCTTATCGAAATTGATAACCGACGTTCTTTCTTTGAGATATGCGGCTATGAGTTGACGGGCTTTCTTCAGAAGCTTATCGTCTTCGCTTGCTTGCAGAAGGCGAGGGATGAAGTCTTCGCCAAATGCCTCTTCCAGATATTCGCTCTGGATGAATCGCATATCGGGAATCAAGCGAACAAACTTGTCTCGATTGTCGTAAATATCGAGGTACGGCTGCAAGCTCTCGCAGGTAGGGAAGAGCAAGTCTGAATGATAATAATAGTACTTGCTTTCTTCCCACAGTAAGACTATCTCGCCGATGGCTTGCAGTTTATCCGCCTCGGTTTCATCAGAAGAACCAGTGTTATCGGAAGAACCTGTATCATCAGATGAGCCAGTGTTATCCGAAGAGCCAGCGTTATCGGAAGAACCTGCGCTATCAGATGTTTCTGTATCACCAGATGCGCTATCACTTAAAGATGTGTTATCGCCCGATAAGGTATCAATCTCCATTGGGGTATTGATTTTCTTTGCCCATCCCTCCAAGAGAGATAGCAAGTTATTGAGAGAAATCATCGCAGTCTCGCGATAACTTTCCTTGCCCTGGGCTATCTGCTTATCGGTTGCCACAGAATAGTCGTTACTCGAAGCCACATTGATGCCAGTGCCATTCATCGAAAGAAGTTGCTTTTCGATGTTTTTCGCCATCGCATCGTTTACGATCATGCGCTGGGCATACAGTAAGACCTCGTTCCATGGGTTTTTGTCATAATCGCCGTTGATAACAGCGTCGCAAAAATCAGATGGCTCTATGCCTCTGTAATATTCGCACAAGCGATTGTAGAGCGATTCACCCAAGCGAGGCTTCAAGAAATCTTTTTCACTATTATCGAGCATACCCTGCAAGTTAGCCACCTCGTCCACAGCGTTGCTGGGGAGGTGAAGCCGAAGTTCTTGATTTGTGAAGAGTATCATATCTTTTTATATTTTTGTTCTTTGAAACATTATATAGTATTGCCATACCATCCATATAGGAATGGGCATTGTTGCCTTCATACAATGGGCATTGTTGCCTTCATACAATGGGCATTGTTATATATCAGGAATGGGCATTGTTGTAAAAAAGTATAGGTATCACTTTCTAAAACCATAGGTATAGTTTCCGAAAAAGATAGGTATAGTTTTCGTCGAGTTTTCTGCCTCATTTTTCAAACGGCTAACCGATTTTATCAAAAGGGTTAACCAATTTGATGAAATCGGTTAACCGATTTGAAGAAATCGGCTAAAACATACCCTTACTCCTGTCCCTGCTTTGCTACTCCAGTTTTCGAGTTATCGAGGGTAGTCAGCACCTCTCTGTCTATCTGCCAAACGAGATGCTCATCCCACTCGTTGAATCGGGAGATAACCTCCAGCGGTCTCAGCATCGCTTGCTGCATAGGAGCAAACTGGATTTGCTTAACCAAGAATCGCTCTCTAAGGTCGGTACCACCCGATGAAGCCGTGTCGCCAGGCGTGTTGCCGATAAGCTTGGCATCAAGACCCATGGCAAAGAAGATGATGCTCGAAATCTCCTGCAACTCGGTCTTGTCGGCATTCGCTTGGTCGTTGGCCTTGCTTTCGATTTCCACGATTTCCCAAGCCTTGTGCTCCTTACCGTCGCTACCCGTGAAGGCGGAAGAGACGAGGGCTTGACCTGCATTGTCGGGATTGGCGAGCCATGTATTGATGGATGTGAAGATTTCGTTCTGAATCTCGCCAATGGTCTTCTTCTTGCTCTCGCCTTGCTGCTGATAGAGCTTGTTGATGTAGTCTTGGTGAATGTAGATAACTCGACCGATGATGTTGCTGTTGCGCTTTCTCGTGAGTCTATCATCCACGATGGTGAAAGCATACTCAAAGATACTGCCGGCAAAGATGGAGTGCCAAGAAGCATCGGCATAGTATGGGCCACCATAATCTCTTGGCGACATGATGAATCGGGTAGGGCGTTTCTTTACGCTCACTCGCTTCTGTCTCGCCTCCCTAATGTATCGCTGCAAGTCTTTTACAGCCGATGTGGATTGCAAGAAAGGCAAGGCAGATATTTTTCGGTCTTCCTCTTTGAGGGTGTTGGCAGACTGGGTGGCATCGAGCCATTGATTAGAAATGTACGCATAGTTGATGCGATACTTGCTATCTTGTCGCTCCAGTCGGGTAGTAAAGATACTGCGATGTTTTAGCCCGATTGCCTTTGGCTTCCAGTTGGCTGTATCTACTGGTTTGCCATTATCGCCCAACTGACGTTGGTTCAACTGGATCTCTGCAAAACACTGCGACATCAGAGCCATATCGCCAGCCATATTGAGGTAAGTCTGCATCAAGTCGTTATCGTCGATGAATTGACGAACCCAGGCATTCGTCTCTTCCCATTTCTTCAAATCCTCTTTAAGAGATTTCATCTCATCGGAATCCTCTTCATCCTGGGCAGGATAGGAAAGGTTAAGAGATATAGGCTTTTCTTCTGAAGTATTATCAGATTCACCCTGTTGCTGGTTCTGCTGCGCTTGCTCGGCTTGCTGACGTTCCAACTTAGCCTTTTCCTCCTGCGCCTTCAACTCGGCGATACGACCGCGAAGCAACACGCCTGCCGTCTCGTAGGGGATATACTTCTCCGTGATGTTGCCACCCACATATTGTGTATAGTGATACTTAGGCATAGGACCGCGACCCACCAAGATTTTCTTGATGAAATCGTAGCCAGCCGCAGTGAATGGCGACATACGAGTAAGCAACCATACGATGTTAGGTTTGCGGTTGCCGAATCCCCATTCCATGTAGCCAAGGTCGGGTGTGCCAACATCCTTTGGCTTTGACAGGCTTTCGCCTCCGCTCGATGCGAAGATGGTAGATACCTGCTGCCGAGCTGCGCTGCCCTCGCCCGATGCACTGCTGGCACTCATGCCGGCCTCGCTAAGGAGCATGGAGCGAACGTAGTCATTCCAAGAGAATACCTTGCAGCCGCCGTTCTTGGGCGACACGTAGGCATCAGGGCGCACGGCTACATAGCCTTCTCGCTTGAGTTCCTCACTACGATGTTGGAACTGCCGCAAGTTTGTGACTCTGTTTTTTCTTGTCATAGCGTTTTACTTTTTTAAATGTTATCCTGAATATTTATATCTATTTACGTCTCATTTTCTCCATCTCCTCGTTTTCCTTGGATAGGCGTTCCAGGTGTTCGAGTACCAAGGAGTAACTTTGGTTGTTCACCTGGTCTTCGGTCAGCCCTGCATACTTCTGCATCGTGGCAGTGGTGGCGGTGTAAATCTCCAAAGGTGCGCTTGGCTTCTGCTTTTTGGTAGGCTGCACCTTGAAGACGTGAGGGAATCGCTTGCTAAGAACGTGCATGGTACCCGTCCACCAAAACAAGATAACCTGCCATTGGTTTTCGGGAAATCCCTTGAAGTAGTCGGCATTCTCGGTGCATTGCAGGCTGTCGTAATGAAAACCTTTGCGCACCAATCCCGAATTGGCATCTAAATACTTCACCTCGCCATTGAAGATAACTGCCAGGAACATCGCCTTGGCAAGTTCTACGTTCTTGGCTTGCTTCTCTATCTGCTCTGGGGTGAATTTTTTCATCTGTTGCATCTTGATGAGAGAGTTGCTAAGTTGGGTGTAGGTACCCATCATATCCGATGCAAAACGATATTGTGCCCAGGAGAAACCATCAAGATCCGTTCGCGGGCCACGGAATCGCTTTTTCTTTGCGAAGATACCTGCACCTTGCTTCTTGCGGCTTATCTCATCGTATGGGAACCAAGTAAGGAACATTCCGTTCTTGCTATCCATCCATCCCAAGATGTCGGCACCATGGGCAATGTATTCAGCCGATTGCTTGTTGTCGGTCTTTGCCTTCGGAGACAGCCAGTAGTTGATTTGCCAAAGGTAGAGAGGGAAGGAATCATCGGTAGGGTGATTCTTATCCGCAGGAGTAACAACTCTACAGAGATAGAATTGCTCGTCTTGTGGCAATCGGGTGTCGGGGTAGGCGAGTATCTCCAAGTTAGCCAAAAGGAAGAATGCCGCCAGCTTCACATTCTCCATGGAGAAAGGATGGTACCGGTCTTCTCGCTCCACTTGGTCGCGGAATATATCGGCTATTATTTCCAGTTGCTCTCGGCTGCAACCATTCCAATGCTTCGGAAGATTGAGGTCGATACGTCGGGAATCAAAAGGTGCTTGCATCTTACTGCCTGTAGGTAATGCCATTGTATTGATACTTTAATATTTTTGTACGTTAGTACTTCAGTACTTCTGTACGTTTATGCTTTTGTACGTTAGTGCTTTTATGTGTTTGTATATTCGTACATTGCTACCTTAGCACTTTATGATAGTGCCTCTATTGGTAACAAGCGAGCCATACTTGATAGCTTCGAGTCTTCGCAACCAACCATTGATGAATCTTTTTTGCGAAGGATTGTTCTTTACAATGCCCTCATAGAATTGCTTACGGCGAGCCTTCAAGCGATTGAAGAACGTCTTAGGGTTCTGCCGATTGATAGCCGCAATCGTCTGCTTACCAGGGATGCCATCTGCTTTCAGCCCAAGCATCGACTGGGTGATGGTGATAGATGGCGTTCCGCTGCACCAAATCCAATCCACAAGTAGGTTGGCAATACTCTGGTTCTTGATTTCGTCCGCACGCCATCGCTTCCAATAACAGCGGCGCATAACTTCGGTGGCATCGGCATCGGTGATGAGCTTCAAATCATCCACGTCGATGTCGCCGTCGCCATCCTTGTCATAGCCTTGCATACGCCAGGTGGCGATGGTTACGCCTTTATTGGTCGCACCACCCTTGTCTTTCGGGTCGTTGACGAAACCTCCCTCAAAGGAGAGAATGAATTTTGCGATTGGTTCTATTTTTGCCATAATCTTATATTTTTTGTATTGATGATGCAAAGATAGAAAAAAGGATTTTTTTAGTGGGGACAAAACAGTGGAAGCCCCTTTGCGGCTACCATAGGCGCAAAGAGGCTTCAATATAAACATCAATCTTAAAATTACAAGTTATCCTGAACACTTTCCTTACCTTACATCTTGGCATGACTACTCATGTAATCCCAAACCTTGGTGCAATCATCCTCCGATGGTTGCCAGTCTGCATCATGAAAATAGAAAAGATAAGCCGCCTTGATAATCTCTTCATCGGTCATATCGGCGCAAAGGTCTGCATACATAGCATTAAATGCTACATACTTATCCCAATCGTTCACTTTTTCGTGGAATTGCATTCCCTTGGTAGCATCCACTATCTCCGATTTCGTCCAATGCGCACCCATACCTACAGACTCTCCCTTGCCATTGAGTTTGCTATGTACAAGGCGATTTACATCATGGTTAGCAAACTTCTCGCTGTAATGGCGGTCGTAAAGAATGGCGTGCTGATTTCTTAATATTTGCCAATACAACTCTGAATGGTCGTTCTCAAGAACCATCAAGTCGCAAGACATTTGTTCGATGGCTGCCCACATTTTCTTTTCTGAAGTAACGCCATGCAAGCGAGCCTGTTCTATCAACTGAATATATCTCATGTTTTCTTCTACATTTTATATCACAAAAGTTCAACAATTCGGGCAGATGCCCTTGAAATGAGGAATGACAGGTATCAATGTTTGATACTTACCCAAAGGCTGAAAGAAAGAAACTTCATCCTGCTTTCTTTCTTTCAACTTTCTTTCGTTCGTATTTTCTTTCTTGCTCATATTCTTTTTCCCGATTATATATCTTGGAGAACAACCTTTGAAGGATCATCAACAACAAGACAAACCAATTAGACAAATAAGCCATGAGGATTGCAAGAGCGATAGCCCAGACTATAGTACAACCCTCGCAAAGCAAAGCTGCAAGCGACAACCAAAACGTAAAACATTGATTACAACTTGCAACCTTGCTTAACACCTTAACCAATATCTCGGTTATCGCTTCTGCCAAACCAAGGTGTTGAATAAGGGTAGCCGCCATCATCATAGCGATGGCTACAAACAGATACATCATCATCGCAAGGGGAACTTTACGTTACGCCGTGGCAATCGTGAGCGTGAGAGGCGCATCGCACACAAAGGTCTTACTGCATGACTGGCAAGACACTTTTGCGATACCATTCTGTATGCTACCCACCGATGCAGTGATGCCGCTAATAGCGGTTGCGCTAAAGACTGGTATCGTAAAGTCCTGGCTCACCACCTGCGAGCGAGTGCAACAAGAGCCACAGCCGCAAGGTACATAACTGATAACTCCCTCTACATGCAACACAACAAGGTATTGCGAGGTTCCAACATTGGCAATACTTTTGATGGTAAACTTAGGCGCAAAGACAGGAGTCTCGTCCGCACATGCCGGAACGCAAAGCTGTTGTGTGATATTGATGTCGTAATAAGGTGCAGTGGTGGAAGAGCCTACTGCAAGCGTGGCTATGATATTAGCCGGAAACGTTCTTTTGTTCATAATCATTTCTGTTTAAGTCGCCGAAAAGCTTTTCGATATTAATGTTTTACTTGATAGCCCTGATTACTCTCTACTGGTAGATTCTTCTGAAGAAGGTCTGCGAGTTCATCGAGATCTTCTTCCTCGAAAGTAACCAACCCCTCCAATACCGACAGTGGACCCTTGTAGCGAAGACTGTTCACTACATCATGAGCCATCTGCGGAATACTCTCTTCTGGAATGTTACCAAAATACTTGGTAAGCATCGGGGTAACGAGTGCATTCACTACAGGTTGAATCATAGGTTCCATATCTGCTTGTAGGGAATAGCTTCCACTCACAAGCCCCATGCCACCGATGGTAGCTTGCAGAGATTGCAACATAGGAAGGCGCATCAGATTGCCAGCGGCTATCTGAGAAATGGCAGGGCGTGCCCATTCGGACACGACCGCTGCCAAAATTTGGGAGTTCTTGTATTCCATATCGCCTAAGCTTTACTGATTACAAGCACATCCACATCCGCAACCCGTCTGGCAAACATTGCCCGACGGAATCATCAACTTGGTAACACTGGTGAGTGCTGCCACCTGCGATTTAAGCACGTCGATGTTGGCATTGGCAGCGGCATTGTATGCCATCTGCTGTGCATTTACGGCTTGCTGTGCATCCTTGTTGGCATCCACTTTGTTCTCAAGCTGACGTACCTTGCCATCCAAATACTGAGTAACCTCCACCAATTTCTTATCGGTGTAGTTCTCGCTCTTCTGGATAGCAAGCTCTGTCTTGAGAGTAGAGTTTTCCTGAATAAGGTTCGTCTCGCTCTTAGTGACGAAACGAGCATCAGGGTCGGTAGGGTTGGCAGTCATACCATTGTTTCCTCGCCCAAGATTAAAAAGCGAGGCACCGCCGCCCAGCAAACTAGTAGCCAAACCAGCGATACCGAGGCCAAGGGCTGTGTTGCCCAATCCCTTGCTGGCAACATCGTAGTTACCATCATTCGTTTTTACCTGCATAACTTCATTGTATTAAATTCTTCCAATATCGGAATCGTATGCAAAGGTAAAGCGAAACAGGTAAACAGAAATGTGGTTTCCATTAAATGTCGTTGCAACAAAATTATAAGGAAGAAACGCTTATCTTATGATTATAATTTTTGATAACTCATCTTATATAATTATCAAAATTGATAACTCATCTTACATCGTCTCTTCCAAAGCGGCGATATAAGGTATTGCTTCTTCCTTGATAATGTCAAGGAAAAGTTGCGCAGAACGTTTCATCGGAACATCTTGCATATAATGTACGTTACTCACAAAACCTTGCTCAAGGCTTATGATAGGTCGAGCTACGAGGGTAGGGTGGTTCTTTAGATATAGCTTAGGCGCAAAGGTTATCCAATGCGTTTCCTCTACGGCTGCAAGGGCTTCATCAGGGTCACTTACGATACATCTTGCATTTAGTTTGGTGAGGTCTCGCTGGATATAGCGTTGGCAAGTCTCAAACTCTCGCTCTCCGACATCTGGCATGACAACAGGATGTTTCAAAAGGTCTTCGTATGCTAATTTATCCTTGTTGGCCAAAGGATGAGTATTACGCATGATAGTATAGATATGAAAAGGGATGCATGGCTTAGACTCAATGCCCTCATGCTTGTAGGCAGTATTCATCGTGAACGCAAGGTCGATGTTATGTGATCGAAGCGAACGGTTCAGAATATGTGCCTTATTGAAATCCGCATTGATAAGGACGTTAGGGTATCGCTCCATGAAAGTAAGTGCAGCTACACGTATATAAGGAGCGATAAAAGAACCAACCCCAATACGCAATTCGCCTGTGATGCAGTTGTTGATGGCATGAATATGTTCCTTGCAGTCTTCCGTCTGCTTCAGTATCTCCTTGGCGCGAGGTAGCAAAGCCTCTCCGCTTTCGGTTAGCATGATGTCATGCGAGGTACGTATCAATAATTTGCAACCTAACTCATCTTCCAAAGCCTTGATATGTTGGCTAACTGCCGATTGGGTGACACAACAATAGGATGCAGCTACGCTAAACGAAAGCGTATCTGCCACATAAACAAACGAGCGCAAATGTCTTAGTTCCATACTCTCTTACTTTTTAGTCTAAATGATAAATCAAATTTATATGACTGCAAAAGTAAATAAAATATTTCGTAAAACATTTGCGCTTGTATTAAAAATGCTAATGATAGGATAAATTTTCGATAAAACATCATAGTTTATATCCTCATATCATAATGCCATATCGCTCCTTCATTAAAAGATGTGCCCAATCTGGGAAGCCGTCGAGTTGCTCTTGGTATATTTCGATTTCTCGGATATATCTTTTTACGAGGGTGATAAACTTGGTATCGGGCTTCTCACCTCCCTGGATATGATATTTCTCCTGGGCAAACTGCATCTCTGCCATCAGCTTGTAGCTGGATGTGATTTGCTCGTTGCCTCCCTGGTCGGCATAGACGATTGCCATAGCCCTCGCCAGGTCGTCTCGCTTCACCATGGGCAGCTCGGCTGCATCAGCCGTGCGAAGGGTGGCGAGGTAAAACTGATAGTCGAAGCCTCGATCTTGCTTACTCGCGTCGTATATCTTTGTTTTCGTACTTACTTCCATATCACTACTTATTTTTTCTCATTTTCTCGATTGCATCATTAAGACTGCCACCTCCAATAGGAATAAGAACCTCATCCTCTACATACTTCTTGCCACAGAAAGGGCAATATTCTGCCATCAGGTTTACTTGCTGCCACTTATCTTGGTAGGTGCCATCTTTCTTTTGTTTATGATACAAGCCATAAACATTCATGCGAAGATTTCCATCTGGGCAGGTGATACCAGAATCTACGCAACCGGTTTCGTTAGTTCGCTCCTTGATGAGCTTCTCGATATTTAATATACAATTACATGCCATAATTCAATCAATTTATTCGTTCACTAAAAAGTTCCGGACTACAGATAATTTCACCCATAATCTATAATCTTTAAACTTGATAAATATACTCCTTCAAAAAAAATGCGACATAAAACGTATGACTAAATGCGCTATCTTTTTCCGAAAACACTTTCCCATTTTTCGCAAGTAAGATGGCTAAGATATTCGTCACACGTCATGCTTCCGATCGCTTTGCCATTTACCACGAACAATAGACCTAACATGTCGTTCTGATGGGTTGCAGAGAGAATTTCGAGACTTGGGATATGATAATATCTCCAAGGTTTCTTCATTCCTAATGACGATATATCCTTACCAAGAGCATACTCATATCGTTCGATGAGTGGGATATTACTACCATAAGGAAGAATGCATTTCGCCAACTTGCAAGCCGAGCGAAGGTGATCACTCAAATCAAAATCCACAGTGATAGGAATACTATGCACGAAAGGATTGTCAAGCGGCAATGGCTTGGTACAACCTATACCTGATTCATCATCATTAGAATTATCCGATATAGTCAGGTGTGTGCCATTCTTACATAACTCATCGAAGTCTATATGATTTTCATTCTCGTCGCCATCTCCCTTATATAGTCCGATGCCTTTGGTAAAAGATGCCGCCATCTTTTTTCTTGGTATAATCCAAACATCGGTGCCAAGCCCTGCGAAATTGGAGCCAGAAACATCGTCCCTATCCATCAGTTCAGACAGGGTGGGGCTTGCCGCAGTTTCCTTACCCACACGAGAGTTCTCCTTGAAACTCTCGTTGCCGCTATACGCTAATATTGCTTTTTGTAACTCCATATCACTGTTCTTTTTTATTCTCATCTTCCGATTTTTCCACCTCTCGCTGCAAGGTATTGTCGAGTGTATAGCCCTTGCCTATAACAGACAAAGCCCTGGGAAAAACCTCGCCTCGGTGCTCCTTTGCACAGCCTCTTTCGAGGCAAGCAATGAAGAAGCCGAAAGCCATGAGTACGCAAGCGGGAGTCAATTCCGCATCATCATTATACATATCAACGATGGTGTCGGTAAGAGCTTTCGACTTGTGGTAATACGCCAAACTATCCTTTTCTTTTTGTGTTAGACTACCCAACTCGCTCTTGTTACCAAGAACATCATTGTGCTCCTCACGAGTGTTCTGCTCGTTCTGGTTATCTTTTTCCTTATGTTCCATAATACTATAAATTCTTGTTGTTTTATTATTACTCAAAAACCATTACTCATACCTCTCGAAGAGATAAGTATTCTCTTGCCAAGCGTGGATGGTTATCGTAGGGCTAAGTCTCGTCTTTAGAAACAAGCCCTTATTAAAACCTCTCGGATATTGAAAGATGCCGATTGCTCTCATAACTCAATCAATATCTTAGGCTGCAAGCCACCCCCCCCACATGTATGACAAGCGGGAGCGATGCCGTCGGGCGAATATACCCGACGGGCGATGTCGAACCGCTTATCAAAGGGAGGGATGTCTAAGCTGCCCACCACGATGGTACGAATACTGCTGTTACTAACCTTACTACTCATCGGCTGCATTGTTATCGCTACCAGATGGCTCCTCATCATCATTCGATGGTCCGCCAGTCTCGCTCTTGCCGAGTTGCTTTACAAGGAAATGGCTGTGTCCGTCGCCTTCTATCTTTGTTTCCTTATATCCCTTGCGCTTATACCAATCTAACACCCAAGGCTCACTCTCCCTATCATCCCAACGCAGGGCTACCGTCTTGCAACCCTCTATTTTAGCCTGGTTCTCTACGGCGAACAATAGCGAGCCGCCGACACCATGTTTTCTTGCTACATTATCTACACACAGGGCATAGATGAAAGCATCGCAATCTCTCCAAAACGGCTCAAACTCTTTTTCATCTTCCGTAGGTATATCCATCTGCACGCTACCGAACGTCATATCCTTAATATTGGCGCAAAAGATAAAGCGAATAGTACGGTACCACTTTTGTCTCATTGGGCAAATCTGAACGTTTACCGTTTCCTTGTCTGTGGTGTCCGATGAACCGTTATTATCCTTTTCATCCCCAGATGAATGGTTGCCGCCGTCTTCCTTTTCGAGGTCAGCCAAACGCCAGGCAATAATCTTTCGCTTGCGCCAAGCCATCAAAGGGATAAATACCCAGCATACGACGATGCTACTCAATACTACATACCACATAGCCGATACGCAGCACTCATACACTTCATTAGAGAATATTGACGGATGCAAGACTCTGAATGCAGAATCCATTATCAACCGCATGGCGATTGCTGCCAATAGTGCGAGAATAACGGGCACTAATGATATGCCCAGCTCTTTGAAAAATGTCTTCATTTCTTTTTGCTTTTTGTTTTTATTGTTTACTTACGTCATTCCACAACCTTTCCATCTACTACCTTATGCGATAATTTCTCGTCGCTCAACAGCTCTTTAGGCACATTAAATGTATCAAAGATACCGCAGAGTCTGAGGAAATGCTGTAACTCATGCACGGCGATGAATTGCGCCACGGCTGCCGCAGTAAAGGTATCATGCACCTTGCTATTGCTTGCCGCACGTTTTACTGGCTTCACAATCTGAACGATGGTGGCTTTGCCTCTCGATTGCGCCTCGCAAGCCGTAAACTGCAAGCCCTCCTGCTGCAGCTTGTCGTACAAGGTAAGGTCGGTAAAACTCAACTCGAAGCCTACGGCGTAATAAGTGGCTTGCCATCGACGAGCCTTAAACTCATAGCAGAATGCCACACGCATATCGCTGTCTCTTGGCTTAATATCCTCACTTCCTTTTATCTCGCGGAATATCGCAGAGTTCTCGGCGAACCAATCCTCACTGATAGGAACAATGGTGAGTTCACGGATAGGCATTCGATTATGACTGTTCGCCATGTCCTCTTGTGTAGCTATGCCCGTCCATATCTTCAGACGGTAGCGAGCCGTATATACACCAGCGAAGAGTTTGGACGTATCACTCACAATGCAAACCTCCTTGTCCTTTGGCTTGCCATCATCGCCAAGCATATAGCCATACACCATATCGCCATTACTCAATTCGCCAAACTGGAAATCCTCCGTATCCTCACTTCTTCGGATATATCCGATGTTATTTCCCTTTCCCATTTTCTTTTTCTTTATTAACCTCTATTCTTTATTAATTTCCACTTGATTAAAGTGTGCTACTATCTTGGCAGATACTTTCGACGACAACCCCGCTATATTGCAAGCCGAAGTCTTGTTGGTTACATCTATCTGCTTGCCATTGAGCGATGCCTTCAGGTGAAGTGTATCACCGTCGATATTCACCCTTATCTTCCAACTATCCTCTTTCATCCATCTTGGTTAAAAGATCCATACCCTTGTCGCCCACTTTCTTCTTGAGCCTCGAAAGACTCAACTCAAAGATTTCCTTGGCGAGATCATCATTTACCACATCATCTACATTATAATCCTCGCCTTCCACATATCTATGCAAGACGTGGCTATACAGATTCTTGATGCTTGCACTATCAATCTCCTCATAAGGAATAAAGTCAATGGCTTCCGTTGGTCTTGGATAAACATTGCCCTCTACTGTCATTCCCTCCCCCTTGCTAATCTCGATGCACCTTATGATTTCGATGCCGCCAGCACAGATTGAAAGACAATAGTTGCCATAAAATACAGACTTACCTAAAGCTGTAAAACCGACCATCAACTCCTTGGCTATTTGCAAATCACTTACCTTCTGAAAGCCATATATTGAAGCGATGTAAGCACTAACAAAAAGAGGGTGAAAACGAAACTTAGTCTGGTAAGAAGACCATCCGTAACCTCTGCCCTTCGACATCTTGTCGGTGCCCCTCATCTTCGTGAGCATATCCGTATCTACCAATCCGCTTGGGTAATGCGCCGCCACAGCATAGACACTGCCCCATTCGTTTCGACAAACAGACTCCACGTCTATCTCTACCTGCTCTACCTCCCTCGGCTGCGCCATTCGCTCGATGGCGTTGTTAAACTTCAGATACATACTAGAGTCGTAGTATTCACTGCCTCGAAAGGTGGGTTCTAGTTTGATAGGCTCATTGCTCGGCGTCATTCTGTTCGGGATAGCCAATACCTCGTGTATCAGGTCTTGTTTAACCTTGCGCATGATTTCGCCTGGTATATGATTCTCCATACGCTCTTGCCTCCCTATTTGTCATAGTCCACCACAATGTTATATCTTGCGAGTACCGGAACCAAGCCTGTCATTACTCCCTTGCCCAGCAGAGGAACTGCATCAAGAACGCTGAAAGGTATCACCTTCTTCTTAGGCAACTGCTGCTTGTTGGCTTCCTCGTCAAGAAGCTTCTTGCAAGCCTCCAAGTCTCGGTCGGCTGCGTCTCGCTCATCGAGGGCTTTCTTATACTTGGCATTCAGCTCATCATATTCCCTTTGAGCCTCGGTCTCCTTGGCAGAAAGTTTCAACTTTAGATTGGCGATGTAATCGCTCGCTTTCTTTGCCGTGGCGATGGCATCATCTAGTTTGGCTTTATAGTCATCAATCTGTACCTGCAAGACGGAAACTTGCTTTTGATGCACCATTTTTTCGTTTTCCAGCTCACTCTGCTGGTCGGATATTTTCTCACGCAAAACATCAGATTCGGCAGCAGTATATATATAGTTGGCCAGACGCTTCATATTTTGCGTAAGATGCAAGAACATTTCATCGGACTCTCCCATCAAAGACATCGCTTCGTCTGCATTTAAAATATAATCTGGAGCGTTCCACCATTCAGGGCGTTGGTTGTTGTTTTTGCTATTTCCCTCGCTTGGCAATGATGGCTGCGTCTTCTCTTCCTCTTGAACTGCCTCTGCCTCTTTCTTGTTATTTTCCTCCATCATGGCGATGGCGGAAGGCATATCACCCAACTTATCGTAGTAATTATCCTCCTTGGCATCCAGGGCAAGTCTGCCCTCATAAACATCCCAAAGATTGTTGTCGATAAGATAGTAGATAGCTTGCAGCACGATATGCGCTCCATATTGGTCGGTGTATTCATTGATAGGGTTCACCCAACGCTTGCGCACCAACATATCCAGCCACTCCTTATATACCTTGCCATTCAGACAATTTCTGTCTTCGCCTTCGGGATAGCAGGAAGCGATGCGTGGTACCACATAGAGCGGCTCTGTCTTCTGCAAGAAATTCTCGTAGTTGATGCCGAGAGCCATGCGCACCATGTTGCTCACATTCTTATATTGATACTTCTTCAGCAATGAGCGAAGAACGTTTTGCTGTTTTGTGTTCATTTCTTCTTTACCTTTTATGTTATAATCTACTCATCAGGATCATCCTCTCCCTCTACGATAATGAAGCCATGTTTCTTGGCAGTCTCTTCGCTTCGAGGTCGGCGGTCAGTATGCTTATCGTAACATATCCACCATGGATGCTCACGAATGGAAAAGTAATTGTACTTTCTCTTCATAAGATGTTTGAAAGAGGATGCAGAGGAGTTCATCGGTTTCAATGTGACGTGAAGCTTGGTATGTTGGTCCAAACCATAAAGCAATCTGCGCTTCTCGTCTGCCATCAACTTCTTCCTTGCCTCGCTGCGCCTACGGAGAATATTCTTGTATCTTCGGGGCTGTCGCTCCTTGATAACTCTCATCGGGTGGAATCCTGATGCCCTTAGCTGTTTGCAAGCCTCCTGGCAAGCATCGGGCATGGGCTTGCCTCGTAAGGAATCGTAATATCCGTTCTTCTCGCAAACCTTCTTTACGTCCATCGCCTGTTGGTGCTTGATGGCTTTCATGTCCTTCTCTAATCCCAAGTCGGTCTTCAATCGGCGAAGGGTGGAAAAGGAGATACCAAACCATTTCATCATTCTGCGGTTGGAGTTTTTGGGGAAGAGCTTGATGAACTTCTCCTTCAGCTCTCCCTCTAAGCAATACTTCTTCGCACCATGGCTGGTGGGCGTTTCTCGCAAAGGTATCTGATACTTCGCCTTACCCGTAGGTTTGAGAGGTGTTTTCGTTCCATTAAAACTCATGACTTACTTTCTTGACTCACTTCCTCCAGTGTTTGTCCTGGGTAATGGAACATTAATGGGGGGGTACCTGCTGCCACTCGCTCCTTATTATATTCGGAGATGGCGAGGTCAAACTGATTTTGATAGGTCTCGTGAATACTACGGCGTTGAATCTTCACCTCGCAGCAACCCTGGTGCCAAGTATCGTAGGCTTTTCCCTTTGCAGCTTTCGCCTTGATGCAAAACTCACGGAACTTGCGTTCCTGCTCGGCGGTGAAATCATCAAGTTCTTTCTTCTGCTGACGCTCAAAAGCAATCTGTTCGAGAGAGTACTGGTTCTTTATATCCATGTACGTCTTCTTAATCTCATGCTCCTTGGCGTAGGTTGCCGCCATCTTCTTGTCTCGCTCCTCACGAAGGGGAGTGAGCACCTCGTTCTGAAACTCTGTTAATGTTCTCATTTCTCAATAAATCCTTTAATATTTTTGTTGTTAATAAAAATGATTCTTATCTATTTATCGGCAAATGATGATAGGTAGTTCGGCGATAATCTTGACGGAAGCCAAAACTCCGAAGTCATTTACCTTTTAAGTGAAGAGTGAAGAACGAAGAATGAAGAATCGTCTTGCTCTTACTCCTTATATATAATATATACTACTCGAAATCGAGGGTGGGCGACATTGCTTTTATCTTTGCCTCCTCAGCCTCTTTCTTCTTCTTGTCTCCCAACTTCTTGCAGTCTGCTGCCTCCTTTAGGATTTTCTTCATTTCTTTTCGGGAAACAAGCGGATTGGCTTTTACGATACCGATGAACACATCTCTGCCCAAGGTCTTGTAATAAGGGATAAACTCTTGGTCTATCAAGTCGGCTGGCTTACCGGGCGGAATGCTGACCTGTGTGAGGTCTCTGCCCAACTCATCCACGATGAGGAACGTCTTCTGTCCGTCCTCGGTTGGAATGCTTACGCCTCCGCTGTATCGGGCAACGCTTAGATGGCTGTTCATCCAAGCCTGCTCCGTAAGGAGTATGGATTTAAATTCTGCCATAGTCGTAATTTGTTGTTTACTATCTGTTGTTTATTGTTTATTTGTTTATTATCTATCATCCATTGTTCGTTTATTGCCTACGATGTGTTATGCGATTTCTTTGTCCTCGCATTCTGCTATATCTTGATACTGTATGTATCGCTTGTGCTTCATGCAGTATAAGCCACCGATGCAGAGAGCACCATGCAAACATACCCAGCATGGCTTGGTATCTGGCTTCATGGAACAATGTTTCAAATTGACTGCCATATTCGTCTTTGTGTATCTTATACGAAAATATCCCAGTTATATTTATTATTTAAATTCGGCTGCAAATTTAAGAAATAAATATAATATACGCAAATTTTTAGATATATAAATAATGTTTGGGATATAGCGTTTAACGTAAATTATACATTATTGGCTATATCTTGGATATATTCATAGAAAAAGCCCCGATACCTTGCCTTACATCATAGAAGGCTCGATACCGAGGCTTTTGGAAATATGAGTTTAAATTGCCAATCGAAATCCATCAGAATTTCGGGGAGCGATTATTCTTCGTCTTCAGTGGGAGTATCCGTCTCATCATTGATGGAAGCTACGTTCTTTGCGCTCGACTTAGAAGACTGCTTGGATGCAGCATTCTCGGCTGCGCTATCCGAAGACGGTGTGTTGGCGGAATTAATGTCGCTCTTATCAGTTCCGCCTACTATTCCCCCGCCTTAGAAGCCAAGAGGGAATCCCAACCGCCAGCGGAAGGCTCAGTCACGTAAAGGTTTGGATAATTTACGCTCGAAAGTTTTGCCTCGAAGGTCGTGCTACGGTCGTCGTCGCTTTTGGCTCCCGTGTCTGTTTTAATGCCGCCTGAGTCAAACTTAACCTTCTTGTCAGGGTCATACATAATCTGTGACTTCTCGTTATCCTTTACGATAATAAAAATATCACGGTTATTGATTGCACGAGCCAACTTACCACCAGCCTCATTTACAGAGTCAATGGCGAAATTGCAAGTAAGTTCAAATCCCTTGCGATAACCAAGGGAAGAACCCTGAATCTGCTGCGCGTCATCCTTACCCTCTACCTTGTAGAGACCCTTTCCACTCTGGAAGGATGGGGTGGAATAGACATTCTCCGTAGCAGTGAGGGGGGCGGAAAGTTCACTCTTCAATCCGATATAGACGTTAATGCCAAGACCAGCGCGGTTCTCCAAGCACTCATCATCGTTGAGTACATCGTGGAGCTGGGGGCATGTTACTGTATCTGCCATAGTTGTATCAATTTTTAATCAAACAAATAAAAACGAAAAGAAAAGGGCGACGGAAGCTGTGTTCCGTCAAGTCAAGCTATCCGCCGCCCAAAGGATTTATTTAGAGTTTGTGGAGAAGCCGAAACTTACCCGTTAGCCTTCTTAAAGAAGGCTGTAACACCCATACTCATGCCGGTGGCAATCATCTGACGCTTCTTGTTGGTGTCACCATTCTCCCAGTGAGAGAATGTGAAGTTGGTGCCATCCTTAGCCTCCAAAGAGAGAACCTGGTTGATAGATGTATCTACAGGAGCCTCGTACTTAGTGCCGTTTACACTAACCTCGCCATCAACAGTACCTTCCTTGTCGCCTACGATGTTTACTACCAACTTGGTGTTGGTGTAATCGCCAGCCACATACTCAGCCTTGGCAAGAGAGCCATCAGACATCGCAAACGCATACTTGAATGGGTTGCGAATACCTGCACCCTGGATTGACTGAATCTGGAACTGAATATCACGCATATCGTCGTCGGTGCCAACCTTAACGCCTACGTAGGTCTGGTTGCCCTCAGAGTCAACAGCATAAACGAAGTTCTTAGGGATGGTTACGTACATGCGATCACCCTCGCCGAAGTCTGCGATAGGGCAGATAGTAACACGGCTCAAGCCAGGAAGCTTGAAGTTACCACCGTCCTCATAGTCAACCTTAAAGTTGCCATGGAACTTGTTGGCGTAACCTGCTGCGATGTACTGGGCTGTCTGCTCGCTCATGTAAACGAGTACATTCTGCTTGCGAAGACGTGCATCCCACTTCAAGTGCCAAGCCAAGAAGTTGTCGTAAGGAGTAGAGTCGTTGTTGTCAGCAGGCTCTGTGATTGCATCACAAGGAATCAAGTTGCCGTTAGCCTCGCTGATAAGACCGTCCTCTACGTCGTGCTTCACACAGGTGTGGAAACCATCATAGAGAGCCAAAGCCTGGTCGGATGCAGGTGTGCTTGCTTCGCCCTTGTCGAGGTCAATATCACCGTTCCACAAGCAAGCGGTCAAGTTGTCGGCATAGTTGGCAAGGATAGCGGTAGCAGCCTCTGTAGAGAGAGGGTACTGACCCTGTGCGTCTGTGCCAAATACTGTCTCGCAGTACTTGTCGATATTGTCGGTATAATGGTCCCAAGCGAGCTTCACGGTCAATGTACGCTCTTTGAGGAAACCTACCTCGCTGTTCACCTTGGTATGAACGTCCTTACGGCGAGTGGTACCACCCTTACGGAGAAGGATGTGGATGGTACGCTTGTACTGAACACCAGACACGATGTCGATGCCCAAGCGATCCATCTCCTCGGCATCAGTATAACCAGGACCCATGAGGATTTCCTTAGTTACCTGCTCGGCAACGTGCTGAAGGGCATCTTTGCCGATAAAATCTTTAGGAGTTGTTGCCATAATTTGTTATCCTTTTAAAAATTAAATAAAAAATGAAAAGAAAATTTTTGCTTAAACTGAATCTTTAGTATTACCCGATGGGGGATGGAGCTACGAGTGCTTACTCCTCACCACGCTTGTAACGCTCGAATGCTTCCTTACGTTCCTTGTTGGTCTTGTAAGGAGATGGGTCGAACTCACGGAGAGTCTGAACCTTTGCACCCTCGCCATTGTTCTCAGGAGCCGCACCTGCATCAGGTGCCTCACCTGCATCCTCGCCGAGAGCCTTGATCTGTGCATCCTTGTCGGCGATGGTCTGCTCGGCGGTGGCGAGTGCATCCTTTGCACCCTTCAACTCCTCGTCAGCCTTAGCCTTGTCGGAAGTAAGATTTTTGATTTCCTCGTCCTTCTTGGCGATAGTCTCGTCTTTTTTGGCGAGGGCATCAGAATGCTCGGTGTTGAGATTTTCGATTGCCTTAGCGTGAGCCTGGTTTGCATCGGCGAGTGCTTTTTCAGCCACCGTCTGTGCATTCTTAGCTTCTGCTATCTGCGCGTTGGCTGCATCGAGTTTAGCCTGCAAGTCGGCAAGACTCTGCTCTGCCTGGGTAGCCTTCTGCTGTGCATCGACTACCTGCTGCTTGGTTGTGTTAAGATGTGCTTCGAGCGTATCGAGAAGAGGGGCATTCATAAATGCGCCATCCTCCTTAACTGCCAAATCACCATCTTTCAGACACAAGGCAGCACTGATAAGTGGATAGTTTGCCATATTGATATTGAGTTTAGAATTGTTGTTATCCTGTTTTCGAGAAGAAGCCTTGTTAGGGTCTTCGGCTGGGTCGCTACTTGGCTCGTCTTCCGGCTCATCGGGAGCCTCACGGCTGATAGGTTCTGCCTTACCATCGTAGATGTCGAAGCAACGATGTACGCAAGAGAAGAAATCACTCTGGTCGTCCATCAAGATACCCTTTACCTTTTCTGCATCGAATATCTTTCCGTGTAGATGCTCATCCTTGGCGTTAGGGCAAGCCGCTTTAACGTCGGCTCTAAATTCCACGCCCAACTCGGCAAGTTCTTTTACGAGTGCCTTGGTGTTGCCATCGTTGGCTATATCACGGAACTCACGGTTCTTGTCGAAACTCTCAGGGTCGTACAACTCGTGGTAGGTCTCATCCGTAAACTGGTTTTTGCTACCATCTGCCTGGGTGTAGAATGCTGCCATCACACCGATGCAACCGATTTCGTCTTTCGGGTGCATGTAGTATCGCTCGTCGCAAAGAGAAGCGAGGTACATACCTGCGCTGGCACACATGCCATCTACGAAGGCGATAACTGGCTGACCCAAGGAACGGGCATACTCGATGGCTTGCTGATAATCGTTCTTAGCCCAAGCCGAACCACCAGGCGTATTGATGATAAAGATGTGACCTCGACAGAGCGGATGATTGGCCGCACGGATCATCATGTCTCGATGGTCGATGCTGCCATACGAGCAACCACCGCCATTGCGAGTGATAGGACCATCCACGGTGAGCACGCTCACGAATGGGAACGTCTGAAGGTCGTCCTCATCCAAAGCCCAGTTGCCACGTACCAGCTTGCCATCCTCGGAAATCTGATATTCCTCCGGATAAATCATCGCACCATCAGGAAGTGTCTCCTTGACGAAACCACAAGTCCTTTCGGGCTTCTCGAATACCGCATGGGTATTCAGGTTCTGCTCCAAGGCTTTCTTGATGCCATGCACAAAGGTTGGCGATACCATCCACTTCTTTTCGGTAAGGATTTCTAAAAGTCCTTTCATGTGGAGAATCAAAAGTTTAATATTAATGTATGTTTGCTGTTATCCTTGAAAACAATTCTTTTTACCTAAGAATGTTTCGCTTTTTCTGTGGGCAAAGGTAAGGCTTTTTACTTTCGAGATAGGGACAAAAATAGGCTATATAAGGGATATAAGGAATGTATATAAACGAAAAAGCCCTGCTAACCTCACGGTCGGCAGGGCAATGAAACAATGGAATTTTTTCCACAAAGTTTATATAGATATATCTGAAAATGGGATTGCAAGCTATCCAATGGTGATAGGGATATACTCCGACATCGCCTTGCAGGTAGCCGTCACGCTGCACGTTTCGGCATTGTTTTGATGTGTCCTGCTGTCAGCGAAAGCGAAGGTGTTGGCTAACGTATAACAGAGATAGAGCGAATCATCTTGCTTCCGCAGGACTATATAATAGTCTTTTCCGTGCATATTCTTACTGATTTCGGCAATATTCTCCTTGCCAGCCTCGATATTGGCGGTTATCTCGAACGAGAAGACGGTACCATTGCCAGCCTCCGAAGATGTCTGCTTGGCAGTGATGCTATCCGCCACCACATAATTGTCGCCCTCGCTCAACGAGATATGTAGGGCTTCGCCAGCAAACTTGCAGCCATTTATCTGCAAGATACGTGGCATACTGGATGGGATAGGGATGGTGCTATCTTGCATCGAATAGAAATAGGCATCCGTGATGCCATCGAGAAATATTTCTCTACAACTTTCGGGTATTTTCATATCGTTTCCTTGATTTCTTAATAGTTTAACATTGTTTATATTGCGTATTAACGTCTATTATAACATGAATAAACTTATACCCACTGTATCGCATCTATGCGTTTTACCTTATCTCGGCTATCCTCGTACTGCATATCCATACAGGAGTAAGCCTTGAAATAACAGTGTTCGGTGCGGAACCATCTGCCAATGATACGGCGTAATACGCATTTTTCCTCTTCGCTGGGTTCGATACCGTAGCGCATCAAATACCGCTCCAGCATAGCGTTCTGCGAGCGAGCGATAACCTTGCCTCTTGACGTGCAAAAATCAAAGGTAGATAAAGCCCATTCTACCAAGCTGCGCTTAAACTCATTGTTGAGCGACACAACCAATGCTCTGATGCCATGGGTATCGAGATTGAAGGTAGGCTTCACGGGATAGACGGTATCTACTATCTCCACTTCGCTGGGCAGGCGAATGCAAAGATAATCCTCGTTGACACCCTTGGCAATGTCCTTACGACCATTGAGTCGCTGTACCTCGTTATAGGTGAGCCAGCTTCGCTCGTCGCGTGTCACGATAGCCTTGCCTCCTGCTGGATGCTTGCCCACCAGCATATTGCACCATTGCTGTTGCGAGAAGCAAGCCATGTCGATGCGGTTGCTTCGGGCAGGGGCGTTGATGAGCGAATTGCGCATAATGAAATGCTCGTGGGTATAAGCATTGAATATCACAGGCTCTTCTCGCTGCAAGATGTAGTTCGGGTCTCGGTGTCTGAAGAACTGGCATCGAGACGTGGGGAGGCGAAGGTATATGTTCGGCATGAGGAATAATTTATAATTTATAATGAATAATTTATAATTTATGATGAAGAATGAGGGGGCGGCTTACTTCTTCGGCTTCTTGCTCATCTTATAGCAGAGCATGATGGCATCTGATACCTGGAGAGAGTAGTTGAGCGCATCCTTGGTGGCATCCACTTTGCACTTGGCTTTCTTCATCACATCATCGAGAAGCTTGGTCTCGCTTGGCGAGAGATTGAAGGCGAGGCGCACAGCGTCGATATAGCAACCGCCATTCTCTGTATGACCGATGTAGGTTTCATCAAACTTATCCTTGGTACCAAAGAAGAGATTGATGGCTTCCACCATCTGCTCCTTGGTGTAAGATGGTATCATCGGCTTCAGTTTGCGATATTTGTCGCTGTAGGTCTTCAATCGCTTATCCAGATACTCGTTGATGCTATCCGCATAGTCGAAGTACAACTGGGCTTCCGGACTACTATCATCCTTGGAGCGAGCCGAATTGAAATAACCTCGAAGCTGCTGCATCACCTGTGCCACTGCATCAAACTGGTTAAACTCGATGCCACCGCCGAATACATCTCGCATATCTGCCTTGATGTCGGTCAGCAATGACTCCAGCATATCAGCCAAAAACGTCATTTTATCCAGGTTGGCGGATAGTTTGTTTACTCGCTCTTGCATACCTTCCTTGCTATAATCTACATAATACTGCAGTAGGTGATTGAACGAGAGGAAATCGAACGTTACCTCCGAGCGAAGGTTGCTCTGCACCAAGATGGCAAAGAGCATATCAGCCAACTTGCGGTCTCGCTGCTGGATAGTACGTACCAAGTTTTGCATTTCAGCCGAAAGCGGATTGATACGCGCGGCGGTATTCACCAGGTTGTTGCGCTTCTGAACCATTTCCACGAAGTCGGGGTCGTGGAAAAGGAGATCCAACGTCTTGGCATACGTCTCGATAGGTACATCTTTGAAGTTGAAGGTATAGCAAGTAGGCTGCATCTTGATTTTCGCCTCACGTCTTGCCTCTGCCTCCTGTTTGGCTTCCTGCTTGTTTTTATTCTTTTTATTGTTCTTCGACATAGTTATTTCCTATTGGTGGGGATGCCCGAAGACACCCCGATTTTTACTCTATAAATCCTCTATTTACCATAATAGCCCTTATAGAAAGTTTATCCTTTCGTCCGACTATGATGGTTTTGATAGCCCTTTAGCCAAGATGCAGGTGCTGGGTTCGCACAATTGAACGAGCAATTCACGCTATAAAGCATAGCGTGAAACTCGTCGATTTCCTCGGCTGTGAATGGGCAATCTTTATTGATACGGCGTGGCATTAGCGTTCATCTCCTTCTCCAGCTATTACATTGCGTTGCTTACGAGAAGCGAGCTTAGCCAAGTTCTCTTCTGCCACATCTTCGAGCGATACGCCCATCACATGAGCCAAGCCAGCGGTCTGCCAAAGAATATCGCCGATTTCAGAAAGCATCAGTTTTCGCTCTTCGTCGGTTACATTCCATACCTGGGTATGGCGGATATGGCCTTCCTCGTCTCTCTCGATGGTTGTGATATGAAGTTTGCCCTTGCGCATGTGCTTACCAGCCTTGGATGCAAACTCGCCAACCTCACCTGCAAGGTTAGCCAACATATAAAAAAGATTGTCGCTTTCAGGAAGGCAAGTTGACATTGCCTTTTCCTGATATTCATTCATTGTAATATTTGCCATTTTATTTGCGTTATTTTCTATCTATTGTAATATTTTCCAATCTTTTTCAAATTGGAAAGAATTATATCTTAAAATCTGAAATGTACTGCTGCATACGTTCCACGATGATATTATGTATCAAAGTACCTATCATCTTAGCGTTAGGATGAGCTTTGCCAGTGGTCTCATGGAATCGAAGGTCCAGGATATGTTTCCACTCGGTGAGGTCGTAGGTATAAGCCACCACCGTATAGCAGTCTAGCGGAAGAACACCCCTTGCATCTTGCGGCTTCATTCCGCTCTTCAGCAATCGCAAATATGCCCACTCGCTCACCTTGCAGCTAAGCTTGAAGAGAAACTTCTGCCATCGACTACCATCATGATACCAGTGAGGCTTGGCTATCTGCACGCCACCCTTTTTCTCCATATTCACATAGCGAGTGCTCTGCTCGCTGATGCAGTTAGGCGATGTACGGTTCAGCTCTCGGCTGGTGCTTATCTGGGTAGTTACCACCATCGTCATACGAAGGAGCCAAAGAGCCTCCAAGTAATCATATTTCTTCGCCTTCTCGATAAACTCCTCTTCCTTGACATTGTAGGGAGAAAGCATCTGGAGCACATTGCCATGCTCGCAAAGAAACTGCATATTGGCAGAAATCCACACTTTGCGATCCTTTACATTATAGTTAATGTAGGGTGATGAAACTAAGAAAGCCCAAACGTCCCTTGGTAGCTGGTTACTGTTCTTGATGAAGAAATAGAGCGTGCCATGGCGATACGTCGAACGATGCCCACTCTTCCAAAATCGGTTGGAAAGCTCGGTAGCCTGTTCCTCAAGAAACTCTTCTTTCTTGTCTTCGGGCATATCTGCATCAGGCTCCTTGCCTTTGCTTTTGTAGCAGATTCTGCCCACTTTGGCGATTTGCTGTGCAGCGGTCTTCTGCGGCCACCACTCCACGCCTGGAATAATCATTTTCATTTCTTATCGTATATTTTAACTTATTATTGAGTCGGTATATCATTCATTTGCTTATTCGGCATCCCTACTTATTTGCAGGGAATACCAAGTTCCCGCTCACGTATCTTCTTTGCCACAAAGGAGACCCAATCCCAAAGATGAAACATCGAACGATTATTTGGGATAAAATAATCGTAGCTATTGATGTCAAACTTAATGCGATACTGGTCTCTGTCTGTTCGCTCATCGGCGATGCCTCTCTTGCGTATGGTTTCGGGCTTCGCCGACACATAGATGGCGATGATTTCCGCTTTCGGAAACTTCTCCATCAAGTTCATCAAGCCTTTCTCGTCGATAACATAGATAACGGTGCCCCATACTTGCTTCACTTCCGTCCAATATTCGTAGTCGCCATATCGGGTGTAAGCCAACACTTCCTTATCTTCAGGAAGGTAAGGACAATGCTTTACAAAGTGATGCTCCCTGCCTTCCACCTCGCCCTCACGCATCGGACGAGTGGTATAAGAGCATATCACCTCGTAATTAAGGATGGAAGACAACATCGTTGCCACCGTATCTTTGCCAGCCCCACTGGGACCTACTATTGTTATTATTCTCATATTTAATTTGTATTATAATTTTGTCGCACAAAATAAGCAGGGGATGTGAAGCAACCATGAAATATCCATGAAATATCCGTGAAATATCAGTGAAATATCCACCAATGGCTCTTTCCGTTTATCTTTGTAAGATTTTATTACTCGTTATCTCGAAATGCAGATTCGAGTATCTCTTTAATGTAGGATAGCTATCCTGTATCTTCTCTTGAAGATTACAGGCATCCATATCTATCACATATTGCCCCAGCTCAAAACTGAAAAACATCGGGAATACGATACCTACCTGACGAAGGAACTTTTCACCCCCCCCGAAACCGGACATCACATCGAAGAATATTTTAATCCATCGCTGTCCATTTCTGTCGAGCCAACTACCTTTAGGAGGCTGCGGCATTCTTCTTTTAGTCTTCATAATCTATAACTTTATCAATTCTTAATTATTAATCATTAATTATTAATTCTTAATCATCATTACCCTCGCTCTCTCCATACCTGCTGTTTGATGGCGTGATATTCCGCATCGCCCAAGTTCTGACGGAAGGCGTGAATCAGATAGTTGTACGTTACCGTATTACTGCTACCCAACTGCCTCCACTTTTGCGAAGTTTGAGCCGAATTGTATTTCTTGCTGCAAGCGGAAAGGTCGTGAAATAGCTGTCCTCCGTAAGGGTGAGCCTTTAATGCCCAACCGCACTTGGTCCACTCGTCATAGCTTTCGGTGATATTGATGCCTCTGCCAACGAGAGCCTTCACCATCAGCTCTATCAATCGGTCTTGTGTGCGAGGATCGTTCCAAAAAGCCTTGCTTGCCTCCTGGTTGTAGCCCGAAGAGTGGTTGTTCGGAATTTCCGACATACCACTCTGTCCCGACTGTGGATAACGCTGTGGATAACTCCCCGAATAGCCTCTCTGTGCTTGCGGTACCACCTGCGGCTCATCCATTAGCATACCTCGGTATGGCTGCACATTCTCATTGATATATATATGGGCTGCATCATCCCAGGATGCGAAGCGCACTCGTCCGATATTGCCACATTGCTTGTCGAGCACGATGCCGAGGGCTGCGTAATCTCGAAGCAAGGCTTTGAATTGTTCCTTGTGCTTATCTGGATAAGCCAAGCGAACCAATCCGAAATATCCAGTGCCCGAACAGGAGCGCATCAGCAAGCCTATCTCCGGACGGAAGCGAGCTACCATCTTAATGTTCTCGAAGTTGGAAAGCTGCTCATTGTCCTGCAAGTCGATGTCGATGGCGAGCCAGCCAGTATGCTGCTTCAGGTGGGTCTCTCTTCGAGATACCATCACCATCTGCCCTGGGTGGGTAAGGCTCACGTCCTCGTAGAGAGAGAAGAGACCGCTCAACGTGGCTCCAGGCAACATTTTCTTGGTTTCGATATATTCGGGCATCTTCTTCGCCTTGTCGCCATATTCCTGGCGCATCGCTCTTAATCGCTCCACATGCGGCTTCCATCTATCCGTCAGACAAAACTCACGGATAGACATCTGCTGAATGCACTCGCCTGTCTCTCTATCTACGAAGCGACCTTGTGCGTCCTTGGCTGACTCATAGATGCTGCATATTTCCTCAAACATAGCTCGGATATTGTTATATACCTATATATACTTATTCGGGTGCAAAATTAAGAAATAAATTTTAAATATGCAATATTTGGGATATTTATTTATTTGATATACCTATATTTTAATGCTTTTTATACTAACGAACGGTTATTTGGGATATACTTACAATCCAAGAAATCCCAAAAGTGGGAAAAGTGGGAAAAGTGGGAAATGTGTTTTTGAAAAGTGGGAAAATTCTCGAAAAGTGGGAAAATCGTTTTGAATGCCCAATTTTCAAAAGTGGGAAAATTTTTAGAAGGCTTGTAAAGTTCACGCATTGTTCATATATTGTTCACGCTTTGTACAACTTATTTTTGCCCTTATCTACCACAAATTCAGCAAGTTATCTTATAAAAGTGGGAAAATTTAATTATTTTTTCTAAATACACGGAGCGCAATGGTAAAAATATATTTTGAGAAATATAGAAAAATAGGCGAAAAATCTATGTTTTCAGCCCATATCTGCTTCTTAACTTATCCTCATAACTAACTGATTGTTTGATGTTTACGGTATAGCCGTATATGCTACCTACTTTATGTTTGGAGTTGGGGGATTTTGATTTTTGGGAGGAGAAAAAATTGCGGAAAAATTTTATATATAATAGCGATTTTCGCAATATTTTCCCACTTTTGACACGAGGGTATGTTGTAAAGTGCAAAAAATCAACGAGTTACAAATGTGCAAAAATTATACACGGTGTTCGGGGTATTTTCCCACTTTTCCCACCTTTGCAAAAAATCTGCCCCAGGCGAGGGGTTCGGGGAATAGAAAAACCGCCTCGTTATCACAACGAAGCGGTTCTAAACAAAACAACATAAATTTAAATAAATAAACCAACAAATCTATATAACATTAGAGAAAATATGAGTTTTCTTCTGTCAGTTTCCTTGGCCTACCTTGATAGTCTTATGATTTGCCCTTCATAAACTGATTGGCTTTCGTCATACTATCATAGAGGTTGCCACGCCCATACATATCAATCTTTGCGCTGATAGGCTGCGACAATCGCTCCAGGAGTGCATTGACGGCTTGCAGGAGGGCTGCATTGCTCGCTGCACTACTTGCCAATAGGTCGCCAGCCGCTGACGCGTCAGGCGAAAGATTACCATTGCTTGCTTGCAAGCTTGTTGCAAGGGTATCGGCTACGTTGCCATTATCAAATGCCCTGCGTGCTGAGTTTCTCCCTGAATAGTTGCTGTCATAGTTGACGAGAGCCTTCAACAGTTGAGGGTTGTTCATCATCATGGCATGGGTGGTTTCTCGACCAATCACAATTTCGGGACCTTTCTCTGCTACCAGAGATGGCTGTCCGTTGATGGTGGTGGCTGTAGGCTGCGACAACATCTGTACCCCACCCTGCTTAGGCGCATCGTCTTCCTTTGCCCAATATACCTCGCCATTATCGGCGACGAAAGGCTTCAAGTCTTGAACGTTACCCGAATCATAGGTAAGCATACCTGTTACCAGCTTGGTGTTGGTGGAAGAGGAAGAAGACTTCTTCTTACTGCCAAAGGCGGAAGAGAGTGCCCAGTTGAGCAAGCCAGTAAGGGTGCTCATCACTACTGCTGCGGCGATAGGGCCAGCGATAGGACCCAAGAACTCGAAGCACTTACCAATGGCACCTACGATTGAAAAGGTAGTTTCGGTTTGCGCCATGGCTGCATCTTCCGCTGCCACTTCCTGGTTGTTGGCTCGCTTGGCTGCCAGGTTGGTAGTAAGACCAGTAGTAATGGCTGTGCTGATAGCTTTCTGTGTCAGCTCTGTTCCCTTGCTCTGCTCATTATTACCCTCCTCGGTAGCCTGCACAATTTCCTTCGCGCCTTTCTTAGTCTCGCTGGAGCGATCCTTTGCGCCCTTCTTTACCTCCTTGGTAAGGTCTTTTTGGTGCTTCTTCTCTTTCTTGAGCTGCTTCTTCTGTTCTGCATCGGTATCGGTACCATCCTTGCCTTTCTTGCCGACTCCGGTATTGAAGTCCATGTTCATCACGCCTCCGATGATACTGCCACCGATGCCAGCGGCTACGTTGGCGAAAGAGCTGCCATTGCCAGTGGCTGCGTCAGCGATGGCAGAGCCAGCCATATCGCCTGCGCCCTCATAAGCTGCACCTGCATTGTCTCTGTTGCGCTTTGCCCACGCATGAGGCACATTGTTTTTTTGTTCGGTCGTTCCTTGGTTAGCGACAGGATTGCCCTGGGCATCGGTAGGAGCGTAAGGAGGAACGATAGGCGAGCTAGCGTTAGGCATCTTAGGCGAACCGTCTGGATTCCAGCCCACAGGCTGCTGCTGTACTGGCATATTCTCGAAGCTGGATTGAGGCTGCTGTGTTACGTAAGGCGCACCCTCGTCCACAAGCCGCACATACATCGGGTTAGTTTTTGTGCCGATGTCGGTCAAGTTCTCCTTGATAGTAGGAGTATTTGCCTCGGCATTGGCACGAGCTGCATTGATGGTAGGCTGTGCGTTTTTCTTACCTCGCTTGGCTCCCGCATCGTTAATGGCTTTCCACATCTGCGTGTTTACATCGTTGAGAGCCATGTTGCCCCAACTCTCCAACATGGATTTGAGGGCATTCTTGATAGCTTCCTGTGCGCTCGATACGTCGTTGCGCATCTCGGCAAATGCTTTACCTACTTCGCCACCAAAGGTAACGATAGGCTGCACAAGACTCTGCATCTGCGAGAGACGTTCTTTCATCGCCGAAGCCATTTGGTTGGCATAGGCAAGTTCAGCCTCCTCCCTTGCACGGTCAGCCTCACGGATAAGCTGCATATTCTGCGAGTTCTTGGCGACGAAAGCATAATAGTCTTCCGCCATCTTCATCTTCATCTTCATCAGCTCCACCTCTGGGTCGGCTGTGAGGTCGGCAAGACCGAGATTAGAAAGAAGGTTGGTTCTCTTGCCAAAGAGACTGCTTTCCTGCTGTATCTTGCGTAGTTTCTCTTGGTTAGCGAGATTACGCTGATTAACGCTCCAGGCTTGGTCTGCAATCTTTTTAGCCTGGTCGTATTTACGTTTCTCTGCATCGGTATAGTTATCCGTGTATTTGATAAGCTCCAAATATAGGGCTTTCAATTCTTGCGTCTTCAATACCGTGAAATCAAAGCCATCGTTAGCCACAGAAAGGTATTCCAAGAAGCTATCTCGGAAGGTATCGCTTGCAGGATTCAGCTCGTAGAGTTCTGAAACTGTAGAGCGAGCTTTCTTGGTGAGCGCATCGAAAGATTTGTTCATCTGGTTCAATCCCTCCTTGGTGTCGGCATTGATCTCTTTGGCAGGATGCAGGAGTCCGATGGTGTCGAAGTTGCTGCGAGTGTTACGATCCACTGCACCGGTATAATCGTTCTCATTGAGAATCTTTTGGATTTCTCGCTGGTGAGCGATAAGCTTCTCGGCTGCCTCACGCATTGCAGCCGTACCGTTGGCAAAGATTTGGTCGAGGAGCGCACCTAAGTTTTCGGATAGGGTTTTGTTGTTTTCACGAGATAAATCGCCCGATAGTTTCTCGAATAGATCATGCAATCCCTTGATGTCCGACTTATTGATGGACTCCAAAAGTTCTTTGGAGGTTTCATCATCGAAGACCATTACATCTTCGTCGATAGTCTGTTTGATTCTACTCCAGCCATCATCGAGGGTAGCGATAGACTTCTTAGCAGTACCGAGAACTGTCTGCACACGAGTATCGAGGTAATCAATCATTTGTTTTTGCTGACCCTCGCTAATCTTCTCGCCATCGGCATTCATCTTTGTTACCCACTCCAAGTACTTGCGTTTCTGCTCCTCATAGAATGCCTTGATATTGGCAATGAGAGCATTGGCACGAGTCTCGGCGAGCTTCTTTTCTTTGTTATCGGTGTTACCACCCTTGTCGGTGTGACCGCCCTTGCCGCCACCCTTGCCGCTGCCAATATCACCACCACTCGCACCAAGGACTTCGTTAGTGCCATTTATAGACTGCAAGTATTCATCTATGTCCTTCTGCACACCCGAATACTTGTCTTTAACCCCGCTAAGAGTATTATTAGCGGAACGTGATTGACGGATATAGCGGATCGCTCTAAACAACTGCTGGTCGGCTGTAGGTAAATCTTCGTACTTTACATACTGATGCACGGTACCATCGCCAAGCGTATCTTTGTAGTACTTCTTAACCTGTGCAGAATTTCTGCCTTCTTTTTCCGAAGCCAATACCCTTGCCACATTCTTAGAACCAAAACGCTTTGCGAGTTCCGTGATAATAGTGCCCATATTCTTGCCTCTACTATCTTCTTCGTAGCCTTTTAATACGTCTGCACCAAAACCCTTAGGGGCAATCTTGCCGTAAGCATCAAGTTTGTCAAGACTCCAAGCTACACGAGGCTTATACTGTTTGTTTATATCATCCTCCTGCATTTGCAAGAAAATCTTAGCACGGATCGCTTTAGCGGCGGCTCGATAGGACGCTGCAAGGTCTTGAACTATTCCGTTCTCTTTCTTTAACCCCTTGAAATATACGCCGAACTTCTCGGTGTATGTTTGCATGGCAGCCTGATATTCGTGAGAACCCTTCTTAGCTCGCTTTATGGCATTATAATAGGCATCAAGTTCAGCTACTGCACTGTTTGCGGCAGATTGCACGCCTTTGAACGATTTATCGAATTTCTGCATCGAGGATGCAGCTTTCTCGGTATTTTTAAATAAATCGTAAAGAGCGAAGCCGAGAGACGTAACCACGGACAGAGCAAGACCGATGACGTTAGTCTTCATCGCAAGGCTAAGTTGCTTCCACGATACAATAAGACGAAGTGTTGCTATATGGCTACCCTTTATAGATGCAGTAAGTAAAGAGAAAAACGTTGCAATGCCCGTAGCTTTCAGACCAGTAATAAGTGGTATGAGCTTCGAGAAAGCCATTACCAAGCCACGAGTTCCAAGATACGCCAACATACCAGGAAGAACCAATAGCACAGCTTCTACAGATTTCTTCAACTCCCAAAAAAGCAACTGCACGGAGGCGAGGAAAGGCTTGGATTGCGTAAGCTCTTTGGAAAAGTTGTACCACACCTTTGCCATCTCTTTTACAGAATCGATACCAGCGGGATTCACGAAAGCTTTCTCCCACATGTTATTGGCTCGCTCGATGATAGCTTGTGCCGTCTGCTGCTGGATGGCATACTCTTTTGCGGTTGCGGTACCGTCGCGATATGCCTCACTCGACTCTTGCAAATGACTTTTAAGCACATCGACGTTTTGCGCCATAGTAACAACCACGCTCTTCAATCGCTGACCATCAGAACCAAACTCTTTGAAGTATTCGTCCATGGAGCTAAGGTTTTTGTCGCTTACGTTTTCGAGAACCTTAACCAAGGCTTGCATCGTCTGTCCCTTCTCCATCATACCTTTCAGGGAATCTTCCTGCATGCCCAGCATCTTCTCTATCTCGTGGTAGTTGGTCCACAGACTTGTTATCAACTTACCAAAGGCTGTAGATGCAACTTCCGGCATAAGCATAAGGGAGTCGCTGGCAGAGGCAAGACCGAGAAGCTGGTCGCTCGTGATATGCGCCGATTTAGAAAGACCGGTCAATCGTTTGGCAAACTCCAGGATATTACCGCCATTGGCAGTAGATGTAGATGCCAACTTAAAGATAGAACTTGATACTGCATCGAACGCATCGCTCACATTGCCTCCGTGCTTCTCTACCTCGCCCATGGTCTCTACGAACTTAGAGAGAATGAGCATGGCATCATCGCCGAGATCTTCTTTAAGGGCTACATTTACACGGTCACTGGCTTTTGCAAATTCCGCCAAGCCTTCAACTCCATATTTACCCATACCCATACGAGAGCCTACATAGGCAAGCTGTGTGAGACCTTCAAGACTGGTTCGGGTATCGAGTTTTGATAATCTATTAGAAAGTTGCTCCACAGAATCCATAGACCAGTTAGTAACCTTTCGGATGTTGGCGAGGGAGTCGGAATACTTCAGATTCAGATTGATAATATCCGTAAGCTTCTGCTTGAGCATATTAAAAGCACCGAAAAGACCCACATATGCCACGAGGTTCTTCATCGCCGTTTGCCATGCGCTGCCATTCTTTCTAACAGTACCTGTAAGCTTGTCTATCTGGTCTTGCAGGGTCTTAACGTTTTGGCGTGCCCTACCAAGGCCTGCGCTGTTTTCAGACATCTTGCCAAGTTCGCTCTTCGCGGCTACCAAGGCACGTCGCAGTTCTTTGAGCGATGTACCTGAAAGATTGTTGATAGCTTTCTTTATTCGCTCGGTATTTGTGATATTTTGCGCCACTGCAGAATTGTAAGAAACCAATTCTTTATTCAGCCTCTTAAATTCCTTCTTATCCTTATCGAGAGTCATATCGAGCGATTGCATCTTCTGCTTAATTCCGTCGATGCGCTGCTGAAGCTCATCCATCACCTTCTTGGCTACGGCGGCGTTGGCGGTTATGACTATCTGAGTTTTCTTTGCTGTTGCCATATTTTATGTTTAGATTAAATATGATACAATATATATAATGAGAAATATATAATGGGGAAATCAGAATAACTGGATAGGGCTTGCATCCGCAAAAGTATTCAGGAGTTTCACGCCTCCCTCATATCCGTAGAAATCTACGAGATAGTTGGCTATGCGCTGTTGTAAGTGGCGAAGCTCCATCATGATGGCAGGACGCTGGGAACTACCCGCCTTTCTGTTCCACTTGGAAATATATCGAGTTTGGTATCGGGCTTTCTTGCCATTCTGCACGTCCTCGTACTTAGTACCTTGACCCACACCCATATCCACGAAGCGCATATAGTCGTTAAACTCAAACGCCATCGTTACCTTGCCATAATCGCCAGCCTCGATAATCTTGCCCGCAAAGGATTTCACACCCTCGCCAGTAGAATACCAGGCGTTTTTCATTTCCTTGCGCTTCTGGTTGACGATGGCATAACCATTATACACTTCCTTGGGGAATATGCACTGGGTCATGGTATTCACCTCCAACTGATTGATGGTTTGCTGGAAGTATCGCCGTGCTACCCTGCTAAAAGGGAACATCGGATTTTTTATCGGTTCACCCATATCGTTTTTGTTTTAGAAAACCTTTGCCCTACCCTCTCCACTATCCGCTATGTAGGGATAATGGGATAGGAATAGGGCAATATGGTTTTGATACAACTATGATTTTCTTTATTCGTCTTTCTCGTTTGCATCGCCTTCGGTGTCGCCGTCTGCATCATCATTCTTGGGAACGATGTACTTATCATTGCCACCACAGCCGAACTTATAGAGGGGTTGGATGGCTTTCCAATCGACACCTGCCACCAGCCACTGCCCATTATAGATGTCGCCTATCAGTCCGCAGGAGATAGAGCTAATGTCGATGCTCTGCAATTCGCTCATTACCGCAGGTTCATCGGCGAAGGAGCGATTGGTGATAGGGCACTTACCTGTGCGCTTCACTTCTACCATCCACGACACCAAATCCTTGCAATACTCCATCAAACTGATGGAGGCTTGCTCTATCTGTATGCCATCGTATCTACCAAGGGTTTGTGGTGTGTCCTTAATCTTGGTAAGGAACCATATCTGATGGGAGACTTGCATCTTATTGACCGCAAGAAACTCTCCTGTATTGATGGTACTGTAAAGCATACATGGCGAGTGGATGATATTGGCATTACGAGAGAAAACATTCTCCAGGTCGATATATCGGATTCTGAAGAAGCTCTTCTCTTCCAGTTTCTTGCTCAATGGGTCGTGAGAGAGGGGCTTGTAGATTTCAGCCCAATGCTCCAAAACGTTTGATATTGTCATAATTCAATGGATTATTAACACATTATTAACTTATTCCGTACCGAAATTAAGGGTAGTTGGTATCTTCCGATTTATCTGCATCATCTTCATCTTCATTTGATGCAGACTCTTCTCCTGATGGTGCAGAATCGTTGTCGGGCGATGGGGATTTCCTGCCAGAAGAAACATTGCTTCTTTCGTCCTCCTCTATCTCGGAATTGCTTTTATGCCCGTAGGGGTCTTTGCCTTTGATTTCCTCTTCCTCTTCTATCAAGTCTTTCATCTTGACATTGAAATGTCGTTCCGTCTTATCAGCCACAATCTTCTGCATCACTTTTGCCCAGGCTGCACCATTGCAGGTACTCTCGTTTTCGAGAACACTGATAAACTGGACGCTGCAATAGATGGCGGCGAGATAGTTGGCGAGGTGAAGAGGATTCATGTAGTCGAGTATCACGGTATCTACGAGCGTGGCAAGGAATATCGCCATGATGAGCACCGAGAAATCTTGCACCATCTTTGCCATCTTCTTCGATTTCAGCTTGCCGTCTATCTTACATCGAGGGTCTTTCTTAATGGCTTCTCGATAGCGGCTGTAGATGCGTCGGTTCAATCGCCAGGCTGTATAGCAATCCAGGAGGAGAGCGAAGGCGCATACGGCGATGTAATTGATGGAAGGTTCGATGTAGCACCAGATGATGCCGATGATGGCTGCCAGGAACCTTGTGACATAAGGAATGATAGTTTGCATTGTCTTTTCTTTGTTATATAATAAATGTATGTTATCCTGAGTCTCGGTTTCTCGTTTTGCGATGATGAAACCAAAAATCTAAGGCAAAGGTAATGGTTTTGCTCTGATTGGTGGGGACAAAGGCCTTTAGCTTTGTCCCTACCGTTTATGGGGAATTTTATAATTTTGTAGGCGAAGTAAAGATTTCTCGGAAGAGAAAGAGAACGATACATAACATACATAAACACTATAAGACAATGATACAAACATGAGTCAACTGACACAAAACACCCTTGCCCGCATCGACAAGTGGCTATCCAATGGGGTAAGCCTGGAAACGATGTTCCCCAAGCTGGAGCAACGCTACCGGATGCAGCTCTGCAAGGAGTTTTATACCCGATGGGTGCAAAACAAGGACATAGACCCTCGCACCACCTGCCGCAACATCGCACGACGTGACTACGAGATGCTCTTGAACCAAGCAGGACAGGGCAACCAGGAGGCACAGGCGATGGTGATGGCTCTGCATATCGACATCGACGAGAATGGCGACATTAAGCCTCGCACCATCACCGAACTCAACAATGATGTGGCTGTCTGCAACCATATCATTCGCTTCTTCACTACCGACGAGAGTCCCCGACACAAGCAGATGTATATCTCTTCCGCCGAATGGCTCATTCGCACTGGCAAGATGCAGAACAACGACCGCTCTGTTTCCAAGGGCATGGATGCCTTGGCGAATATCTACGGTAACTTCCAGGAGGAGAAGGATGCCACCGAGGAGATGCCGGACATGAGCCGCATTGCCATTACGCAAGACGTGAGCATCGTGAAGCACGACCGCGTGAACTATACCGATGAGTACAAGCGCAAGATGGCTCGCAAGTATGGTCTTACGCAAAAGGATATGCAGGAGATAGCCGAGGAAGAGAACCTTCATTCCGTAGGCGATGGCAAGGTGCCGGACTATATGGAGTATATGGAGGAGATGATGGACGATAAGGAGAAAGGAGGTAATGGCGATGAGGAGCAAAAAGAGCAACCATTACCATAATAAGATTCCGCCGTTCCGTCCCGATCCTGAACACTGGACTCGTAAAGGCCCGCATGGGTGGAAGGCGAAGGTGGCTTATGAGACGGAGGACGATGCCTGCGAATACTTGCAGTTGCACCCTAAGATTGTGGCGCAAGGGTATCGGGCGTACCAGTGCAAGGTTTGCCAGAAATGGCATATCGGGCACGAAAATACATTAACATTTAAAGACAGATGATAGAACTGAATAAAGTATATAATGAGGATTGCTTGGAGGGCATGAAGCGAATACCCGATGCAAGTGTGTCGCTCGTACTTACGGATATTCCTTATAACGAATGTAATCGCCCAGATAATGGATTGCGTAGTTTAAATAAAGAATATGCGGATGTAGGTTTGTTTAATCTAAAAGAATTAACATCTACCCTTTGCAGAAAAACAAAAGGTAGCATTTATATGTTCTGTGGTATTAATCAACTTTCTACTATTCGTTCCGTGATGCAAGAGTATAAGCTTAGCACGAGGGTTATAGTTTGGGAAAAGACAAACCCTTCGCCGATGAATGGCAATAAAATTTGGTTAAGCGGTGTAGAGCTGTGCGTATATGGCAAGAAAACGGGGGGGGGTGTTTAACCTTCATTGTAAGAATACCGTGTTACGTTATCCTTGCGGACATAGCAATATACACCCCACACAAAAGCCCACTAAACTGTTTCGTAAGCTGATTCTTGCAAGCACTAATGAAAACGATACGGTTTTAGACCCATTTTTGGGCAGCGGCACTACTGCCATCGCTTGCATCAAGGAGAAGCGCAACTTCATCGGGTTTGAACTAAACAAGGAGTATTACGACAAGGCTTGCAAGCGCATCGAATTGGAGATGATGCAGCCTACCCTATTCTAAAGATTTCAAAACATTAAGATTATGGCTAAAATTATTTATTTCGGAACGAACGGAGGTTCGGGTCATGCCCCAATAGGTATGGATAAGACTTTGACACCAGAGGAGTATTCTATATGGTATGAATGCGATAACGAGATGTGGATTCATAACATTCAAAAGAATCCAGGTCGCCATCTCATCACACATCATGGAGTGGTTTACACTAACTACGGGGTACCTTTTTCTGTTGATGAAAAGCGATGCATGGACCATACTGAACTATTCTGGGAAGGCAAACATACTGAAGAGGAAATCGTCAACCTCATAAAAGGCGATAAGTTTCTGAAACGACAATTCAATATGTAAGGACTATGATTGTAATTAGGATTAAAACTTGGAAAGACTGGAAGAAAGATTTCCTTGACTGGGTAAAGGAACCACGTAAGGCGATTAGTGAATCTTACGTAAATTATATGAATGCTGTTGCACAAACTACCATAGAAAAGCGATTCAAGAATATCCAAAAGGATTTGGGCGTATCGGATGATGTTCTTCAAACCATCATCGACACGGCTCAAATCGCCGTTAGCGACGCAGAGACAGCTGCCCATAAATTGATAAATGGGGATTTCGATTAGCTTTCTCAAAAGGATTTGTATTCAGGATAACACTTAACATTTAACATTGCAAGACTCAAATGCTACAACCACATCAAATATATCTCAACAAGTTCCAGCAGCAGTCGCTCTACATGGCTGCCAAGGACGAGCGAGTTATCGCTGCCCGCCGTCTGGGTAAGACCGACGGATTGGTGGCTCCCTACGTTTGGATGGCATCCAACTCGATGCCTGGTATGTTGGGAGCCTGGGTAGCCGTATCTCGCCAACAGGGTTTCGGCAAGACCATCCCTGGTACCATGTCGGCGATGGAGCGAATGTTTGGCTTCACCCAAGGCGTTCACTTCGGCTGGGGGCGACCACCCAAACACGTTAAGGAAAGTATCTTCAAGCCGAAGAGCTACGACAATATCATCTGGTTTGCCAATGGCGCACAATGGGTGCTGATTTCCCTCTCGCAGACTGCTTCCGCCAACTCTTATACTTTCTCGGCGATGGTAGGCGACGAGGCGCGATTCTTCCCTTATAAGAAAGTAACCGATGAATTGATGCCTGCCCTATCCGGTCAGACTCACCCCTTGGGCAACATCGCATTCACCGATTACAATCCGCTCTACAAATCCACCCGATTCCTCAGCGATGCCTCGCTCACCACCAAGGGCAGTTGGCTGGAACGAGAGGAAGAGAAGCTTGACCTTATGGTGGAGACGGGTATGTTCAAAGGCAAGACTTACCGATGGGTGCAGGAGCAACTGGAGGAGTATGCCGACAAGATTATCTTTTACAACGACCTATTTTACAATGCCAAGAAGACTGGGCACACGCCTCGTGTGGTGCAACCGGAGCAAAGGCAGATATATCGTGCCGTGGCTCTCAAGATGATTCGCCATGAGGGACAGTTTAAGATTCTGCCGAACCATGGTGATAAGCTTACCAAGAATATGGTGGATATGGCGGTAAATTACAAGCTCGTCTCTGCCGAGGATGCGGAGTGCATCTTCGATTACGAGTATCTAATGACTCCCGACCAATACTTTGAGATGCAGATGTTCGACCGTTCCAAGAAGTTCCACGATGGATATTTGAGGGAGCTACGCCGTGTCGCCTTCCTGGTTCGCCGTGCCTCTACCCTCGATAATGTGGACGTTTTGGGTGAGAGTTACATCCGCCAAATGAAAAGAGATTTGCCTGCGGCGACCTTCGCTATTTCAATTCTGAACGTGAAAATCAAGAAGTCGAACGATGGCTTTTATTCCAACCTCGACATCGAGCACGTACATGGTTACATACCCGACGAGATAGACCCTCTATCCAATGCCAACTTCAAGACCACCAAGGCTACGGGCATCATCGACGGCAAGAAAGTAACCGCCGAAAGTTATCAGCCCGACTTCCAGGAGTTGGCTGAAAGAAACGATTGCCGCATGGATGCCGACTGCATCATGGACTTGCCTCTCTACATAGCCCTCGATTACAATGCCAATATCAATACGCTCGTGGTAGGGGAAGTATATGAGCGAGACGGCGTGCAGGCAGTGAATGTTATCAAGAGTTTTTATGTGAAGAATGAGCGAAAACTTCGGGAGCTGATTTCCGATTTCTCTCATTATTACGCACCAAAGCGAGCCATCAACCGAGACGTGACGTATTTCTACGATGCCACGGCAAAGCAGGGTGCCAGTTACGCCTTGACCGATGAGCGTTTCTACATGGCGGTAATAAAAGAGTTGGAGCGCAATGGTTGGAACGTGGTTGCGATAGATATGGGTGTGCCGGAGAAGCACGAGATTAAGCATCGCATCATCAACGATGCCTTGGCTGGTATCGAATATCCTGCCATCCGTATCAATCAAACGCAAAATCCAGACCTCATCATCGCCCTCCAACTTTGCGAGGTGAGTATCGGCTACCAGGGCTTCCGTAAGGATAAAAGTCAGGAGAAGAAAGCCGAGACGGAGGATAACTTGCCATTGCAGCAGAGAACGGATTTCACCGATGCCTTCGATAGCCTCTTCCTTGGCTGCAAGTATTGGCGAGGAAATATCGGTTGGTTTGTGTTGCCGGATGGAAGGAATGTGTAACTTTTTAAAAAGATAGAAAGATATGTATATTTCAATTTTAGATTACAGTAGTGGAACTGTCACAATTATCAACGACGAGGATAATGCGACTAAGAATTTGCAGAATGACGATATAGAAGCTATCCTATATGCCTTAGGATTTAAGGATTCCCAAATCAGCTATATGGTGACAGAGGATGATCCGATGGAAGACGCGTATGGCTACGTTACGCTAAACGAGTTGGCCGAGGATGCTGATGAAGACATCATAGAGTGGATAAACCGTCAAATCAATGTTTCTGCCGAGAGTGAAGAAACCGATGGGGATAACATTTCAAATAACAATAATAATATGGATAACAAAAAAGATTGGGTAGGCGGGACTGCTTCCGTCTTTAAAACATTAGGCGCAAGTAATCATACCGATACCGACCGCCAGCGTGAAGACTATTATGCCACGGAGCCTGCGGCTACGGAGTGGCTATGCAAGATTGAGAAATTCGATGGTCCGATATTGGAGCCATCGTGCGGCGAGGGTCATATCAGTAAGGTCTTGCTGAAGAATGGCTACGAGGTAGAGAGTCGAGACTTGGTAGATAGAGGTTACGGCGATGGAGGCATAGACTTCTTGGCGATAGACAACCTCTCGTGGAACGGCGATATTGTTACCAATCCGCCATACAAATATGCCAAAGAGTTTGTAGAGAAGTCTTTGGCGATTATTCCAGATGGGCATAAGGTAGCGATGTTTTTGAAGCTTACTTTCTTAGAGGGTAAGGGTAGAAGACATCTGTTTAACACTACCCCCCCTCAAGGGTTTGGGTATCAAGCAGCCGCTTGAAATGTGCGCCTAATGGCGACTTCAACGCTTTGCAGGGTAGTGCAGCCGCTTACGCTTGGTTCGTATGGGAGAAAGGTTACAAGGGCGACACCATTGTGAAATGGTTCAACTGATAGCCACCATTTTGCCGACGTTAGCAAAATGAAATTAGGCTATCATTTCCCATCATTGGGAAAATGATAGAGAAATGCGAAGGGCAGAACGTTATCACAACGTCCTGCCCTTCTTGTTTTTGATAATTAACCTTTCAAACAATTAGAGATTTTTTCTCCGCCGAGAAAAACATACAGTACAAAATGAAGAATCATCTTTTTGCTTTCTTACTTATTATTCTCTACAACTCTACGAACACGCATAGCTGCTGCCCTTGGCTTGTAAGGGCATTGGCGAGCCTACCCCCCCCCGATTGTTCTACTTCGACGTATCGCCGACGTAGGATAGGCGAGGTCGCAAACGCCACCCACGGGACAATCGGTGTAACCCTGTTCCGTGGCTTGGCGAATGCGAAGGAAGGTATCGCCCGATGCGGCATCGCTCACCATCTGAAGGAATGGTAGTGATGTGTCGTATATTCTATATAATGTACCATCGGGATAGAAGCCGTATCGCTTGCCATTCTTGACGATGGTACCTCGCTTGTATTGTGGCATTGTCTTTTTACTCTTTTACTTTTTTACCTTTTTGCCTTTTTACTCTTACAAAGGTTCATTACATTTCAACTCGTTCACCAACTGCATATAGTCATCGTGCAGGTAGGCTGGTATCTGTCTGTATAATCGCTCATCGAAGAAACTCTTCTTCAGTACCACCTCGGTTTCTGGTGTGGCTCTCGAAGCTGCCACCAAGTACTGCAAGAACTCTATCAACTCATCAGGCTCGTACCTATCCTTCTTGAATGGCGACTGCAAGCCCAGGCGTATCTCGTCGGTCTCGCCCATCACATCCATCAATACGTCCTTAGCACGACAGAACTTAACGATAGGCTCCATGGAAACAAAGGTCTTATAGCCCAAGGCTCTCACTCGTTCCAGGGCATTGATGCGCTCGGCTGTAGATGGAGCCTTACCCTCCATCTCGTCCATGCCTGTGATGGTGAAGCCGATGGTAAGGAGGTTGCTACTCCTCATGCTTGTTGTATATATCTCGCTATCTTCATCATCAAGCCAAGCGGTGTTCTTGGTAAGAATGGTAACAGGAATCTTGAAATAATATATCAGCAGTGTCAGAGCCTTGGTGGTGACAGCAGTGGTGCTTGGCTCGAAAGGATCACACTTGAACGACAGAAATATTCCTTCCTTGCGAAGTCTTTCTAAGCCTATCTTGTTTACGTCCTTCTCGAAAATCTGAGCGAGAGCCTCGTAAATAGACTCTTGCTCCATCCAATCCCAGTGCTTCTTAATCTGATTACTGGTTAGCTGGTTAGTCTTGACGTAGGAACGTACCAACTTTTCTTTCAATTCCTTGATAGGTGCCGCCAGCTTTGGCTCATCGCCAAAGGCATGACTCAACACGCCTCTTCGGTTATAACAATACTCACACCCATTGCTGCAACCATTGCATAGGTTTATCGCCCACTTGGCATATTCGCCTGCTGGTCCCTTGGGCTGATAAATGAGGGTGCCATTAATAGGCTGTTTATTCTTTGCAGTTATATCTTGATGATTTTGCTCCATAGCTATATGAATTTACACGAATCAATATAAGTTTCTGAACTCTTCTTTGTCGAACGACCAAGGAAACTCTATCAGTAGGTTCGACAGCCTCCAATCCTCCATGGCTTTTTTCTGTACATCGAAATCCTTGCCGGGATAGGTGGCAGTGATGTTATCCACCGTAGCTTTCCTTGGTGTGATACGGAAGGGGATTTTACTCCCCTTTACCGTAACGATGTAAATAGTGGCTTTCTTCATTGTGCCAACACTTTAGAAAGCATCTTTGATGTCGCACCCTGCCACGGCTTTGTATTCTGCTTTCAGGAAGGCGACTTGCTGCCTTAGTTTCTTAATTTGCTCATCGGGCGCATTGCGCTCCATGATGTTCACTCGGTTGCGCCAGTTGTAATAAAACTTGTCGCAAAGCTTCAGTTCCTCGTCGGTGTACTTGTTGTCATGCAACATCGGCGGCTTCTTGATTTCGTTCAATCTGCCGTCCTCCATCAACACTATCAAGCCAGCGTAAGGGGGAATGTGCGGAAGTACTTTTCCACTAAGGTACCATGGTACGCAATAGGAAAAGTAGTTGGGTCGGCGTGCCTTGCTATTTGTAGGCGACTGTGCCTTGATGAAGACGTTCCAGCCTCCCTTGGTTGGCTCGATGTGGTAGCCAGGGTAGTCTTCGTACTTTTCGAGTGCATCGGCATCGGTCTCACGGCGAAGGAACGTAGAATTGTACCACTTGCCTGTGCGCAACAACTCGTGCTTCTGCCACTTGGAAGTGAAGTCCTTCTCGAAGTCGGCAAAGGAAATCTTGCATTCCATCTCATACCAATACCCGCTGCGGGTCTTGATGAGCATATCGCTCTCCCAGCCGAAAACGTATAGGTTCTCGGCGATGTACTTCGGGTTGCTCTTGTAGGTACGTAAGTGCTGCTGCAAGAGGAGTTCCGATACGTCGTCCTTGGCGATGAGAGGGGGTGAAGTTCGTTTTATCATAACTCTATAAATCCTTTAATCAAAAATTAATACTTCTTGCGCTTATCCTCTTTTAGCTCCAGACATTGAAAATTATAGAAAGTATCCATGCGCTGACGATAATTTGGACTATTCAAAAGAGCAAAATAGAGATAGGCGTACATCATACTCTTCAAGTCTGAGATATTCCTATTCGGTGCAAGACTTAGATAACCATTTACCGATATACCTCCAGCGTGAATTTGATAAGATGTACCATCGAGCTGATGATGATACAAGGTGTAACCCTTTTTATCGCATAAGTCTTGCAAAGCCTGCTTCCAGGAACAATATGTTTCATCATATTGTGGGCTATCATCCAAATACACGTCAATAACATTTAGGTCTAACCGCGCTGCCTTTTTGTTTAGCTCTGCAATGATGTGTTCGTCTCTTATGATATGGAAACAATTCAAGTCATAAGGAAGAAAAGAGAACTCTTCATTAAGCAATCTACCGCATGGACCGTAATCCTTATTATAACCATCACGACAAGCTCGGCAATCGCAAGAACTGCATCCGTAAGCCAAATGGGTAGGCTTCATCCATTGCAGCGGCTTCTTGTTCCATGGCTGCATGATGTAGGCTATCATGCTTGTCTCGGTATCAAGCAATACGATATAGCCCGCTATCAAAAATTTTATTCGTTTTATCATAACTCTATAAATCCTTTTAACATTAAATTAATTATCCATAAATATCGGCAATCTGCGCCACACACCGCCGTTAGGCTGAAACTCTTGCTGAAACTTGCGCTGCTCTATCTTGTATTGCTTACAAAGGTTACTTTGGGCATAACACGCATTTTCGAGATGCAAGCTTTTGATAAATTCATCATCGTTGGTTTGCTTTCCAAAATAATCGATAAGGATAAATCTATTCTCTGGAATATCCTTCATGTAGCCACAAAACGTACGATTGCTGAATAAATCACGAATGCAATATTCATCGAAGTAGCCCTTTGGGGAAAAATTGATGCCATCCACCAGTATAGCGAACTCTTTTGACATCCAATAGTCTTTAGTGAGATACATCGCTGCACCGGATGTATAAACGTATAATCGACGAATATTTTTGTATTGATGACGCAAACTGCGAAGAAACCCTAACAAGCCTTTCATCGCAAAAGGCTCTCCACCTGTTATCATGACGGTATCGGCTTGCTTCAACTCTTCGACTGCCACCACGGGTACGGAAGTCAGGTCGTACTGGAGATTGCAGCAGTCGCGGCACTTGTTAGTGCATTTTAAGTTTACCATCAGATGAATATGGGTTTTATCGGCTCCTATTTCGTCTTTGTAAATTCTTTTATGATTTTCCATAATCCTACAAATATTGTTTTGAAAAAATACTTTAACGGCGCGAAAGGGTTACGTATCTCCGTAAGCTTGCCTGCATCGAAAATGGCTCCATTCGTCATAGCAATTTTGAGGTGCTTCGCCTTTACAAAACGAAAACTTTTATATCGCTCTATAAGTCCATTGCGTAATACGATATTATGATTAGGGGTAAAAGATGCAATACAGCCAGTGTAATCCTCAAAACCTACAATGAAATATTTGCAATCTTTCGTGAAACCCACTAAAAACGCACCTATGTAGCAATCTTTATATATTACTTCGCAACCACAAAAACGCTGAAAGATTTCAACTGGATAATAAAGACTTTTATAGCACATTATTTTTGAATCTTATTACATACATATACTTATCCAGCCACTCGTCAGGGCACATGCCTGACTTGGGCTTATCGACGGTGATGTCGTCTATCTCCTTGATGATGCAAGGCTCGTTGTCCTTGGGATAACCGAGAACGAAGCGAACTTTCTTGAATGGCTTCAGCTTGCGCTCCCATCTATCTTTCTTTTCCTCTTCCGTAGAATAGGGACCGCCACAAAGGTAGCCAAGCATGAAGTAATCTTGCTTGCATCGAGACTTCACCACTCTGATTACATCCTCTCGATTGTAGGCTTCATCGGAAAGGAGTCGCCTGGTCCAATAGAGAGAGATTTCCCGATACTCCTCCGTCTTCTCGCCACTGGCTACCTTCTGGTACCATTCATCGGTGAGATGGAGGGTCAAAATTTCTTCTTCTTCCATAGACTTCTTGTTGTTTGTTTATTTAACTTGTTGTTTATTTATTTTTCCTATTGATTCGTTAGTTAAGCGAATTATTATTTATCTTTCGGGTAAAACGGATCGCTGTACTTTACTAATAACTGCGCCGTCTTGTATATGTTTATCAAATCCCTTATCGTTAGGATGACTGTTGCGCCTTGGCGAAGAGGTGGAAGTTTGCTTATTCTTTGTTCCAATCTATCTTTTGCATTTCGTAGTCCTTAAACTCATAACCTACCTGACGGAGAATGTCGTCCAATTCCGCCACCTCTTTCTTTGTCGCCATGGCAAAAACGTAGTCAGCAAGCGGCGGAGTATTGTAATATGGAGCGATGATGTTGGCGAAATTAGCCGTTCGTTCGCTGCAAAGATGCTCGCATTTATCGTCAATTACATAAAGCATACGACCGTAAAGTGCTCTCGTCAACATGAAATGGAATATAATATCATCCTTGTCTTCGCTGCACAAGTTGACTCTGACACAAACATAACCAAAAACGTCTGGGTCTTGCTGACCGCGAGCTTTTTTGTGTATTATCTTATAGATTCTATCCTCTTCCAAGTCTCGCATCGGAATATACAGATGGTTGTCTATGTCCGGATATTCCTTTGGCTTTACTCGGTACTTATAGTTCTCGGTATCAATCTCGCACTCCGTAGGGTCGAAGTCGAACCAAGACTTATCTTCCAACAAGCGATATTCTACAGGCTTACCGTCTTTGATAGCTTGCAATACGCGAATCAAGCCATCGACATCTACTAAACAATTCTTATCCATAACTCTATAAATCCTTTTTCTTGTTACTAAAAGTTCTATTATTATCTCTTGCGCTTGCCACGCTTATTTCTCTTCCTGCCTCTCATAGCCTTGCCAAACTCATCGACGGATGAAAGTCTTTCGGATAGCCTCTGCAAATCGTCCTGCAAATGAGAAATGACTGGATTGGGATAATAAGGATGAGAAAGCTCATATTCTCTATCTTGCATCATTTTTCAGTTTTTGTCTTTTAAAGTTTCAAATAAAGAGAAAGCCTCCAATATTTTACCGCTTTATCTGGAGGCTCCCATGTTCGGGTGCATGATGGTTTCGATGATACAAACAGACGGGCGTCAAAATTACATCGACTTCTTATGTCCTATAGGTTGGCTAAAATAATATCAACTCTTTATCCCTTTCGGGTCTTTCGTCACGATTCGAGAGATATTCTACTGATTATCCCTCATTATCATCACCTTCGCCTGATGGAGTGCCGGTAGATGAAGAACCGCTGCCCTGCGAAGGCTTGCCGCCCTGCTGGGTATTGTCGCCATCGGATGAAGGCTCATCGCCCTCGCCGTCCTTGGTCCATGAAGTCTTGGCAGTCTGCACGGCTGCGTTCACCTCCTGGCTTGGATAGAAGGCTACGCCAATTTTGTGCTCTACAAGCTTCTGCTCGTCGGCAGTCTCAGTCCACGCACCAGAGCAAGAGAAACCGATGGTACCAATGCCCTTCAGCTCCACGGTCTGACCGTTGGTAAGTGCCTCGCTTACGGCATCAAGTGCCAGCTCGAAAGCCATGCGAAGCTCAGCTTTGTGCATGGTGGTGTTCTTACTTGCAGACTCGATGATGGTGTCCATGTCTGCCTTACCGTTGGACTTGACGGTGGTTCTGTAACCCATCTTCTTGGTAGAAGGGTTGATAGCTTTCGATTTAGAAAGCTTTAAAGTTAGTTTACTCATAATGAAAATCTGTTTTTAATGAGTCAAACATATATGGTACCTACCCAAGCAAGAAGCACTCCGATACCCAAGGCATAGAAATACCTATTCCTATGAGATAGGAATACCTATTCCTATGTAGGAGGAATAGTAGTTCCTATCACGAGGGTATCGGGATGGTCTGTTTATCGGATACCTATTGCAAAGATACAAAAAGTATTTTTATCGGTGTGGACAAACCCTGTCGCTCACTATATTGAAATCTTTTTCGTTATCTGCGGAAACGATTCCTTTAGTTTACTAAGGGGAGAACTTTCATCGTGCCCCATAGACACGTTTCTTCTCGCCTCCATCTGCTGGATGATGTTCTCGATGGTCTTGCCTGGATAGTCCTTGGCTACCTCTCGAAGAATGGCGAGCTGCTTGGTGAACAGCATTGCGTTTATTACATTATTCATTGTTGGCTTTGTTTTTATTTGGATATTGTTATATCAGTTTTATATCATATCCCGTCCTCCTCTTCGTGAAAGATGATGCGGTCGGCGGGAGTGATAGGCTCGTTCTTCGATGGGTGCTTGGTACCATCCTCCATGCGCTCCTCTCTTTCCGTATGCTCTCGCTCTTCGTCCCTGCCTATCTTGGAGAAGCCTACCAGACTGCAAGCCCCCGCGAGGATCAGGAAGAGGACGGCAATGATGAGACAGGCTAAAAATATTTCTCTCATCGCCTAACCCTCCTTTCCTTGGTTGTCCGATGGAGTGAGCACGCTCTTCACGTCCTCGTACATCGCCATTTCCAACTTGCCTGGCTCATCACTCTCGTCGAAGGAGTAATGACCCACTGCCAATAGCTGTCCGTTCTCCTGGGTAGCGTCTGCCTCGCTCTTAGCAGTGGCACGGATTACCATGATGTCGAACTCCTTGATAAGTCCTTTCAGCTTGCGAGGGTCGATGGTGTGCATATCGCTTCGGGCGTTGAGACGGATGCGCTGAATGTCGGTCTGCGACAATACCCTGCCCACATCCTTGTCGGCATCACGCACAGCCTGGGCTTCGATGTCGATGCGCTGCTGCTCGTAGGCTTGCTGCAGCAGTTGATAGTTTTGCCATTGTGCTGCGTGCTCCAGGAATCGGCGGAATCCTTGCTCGCCTTGTGCCAACTCTACGATGGCAAGCTGCTCCTCTATCAAGAGAATCTTGTCTTTCTCCTGCCAGTGGAGCAAGCCACGGCGATTGAACTCATTCACGATGGCGAAGGCAGTGGAGAGATTTCTTAGCTCTCGAAGCTGCCTCTTGTTTTTCTTTCTTCTGAATGGCCACATAATTTCCTTTGTTTTTATATTGTTATTGTTGTATGTAAATTCTTTTATTCATACCCGATGATGATTAAGAAGTCCTTGGCGATGGAAGAGATGGCATTGCTAACTCCACCCCCCCCGTATTTCCAGCCTTTGCTCATGCTTGGAATGATACCAATCTCCATCGCTTCTGCCACGGCTTGCGCACGTCCTTACTTGTAACATACTCCTATCAAGTTATCGGTTGTGAGAAACGTACCGATGCACTGCATCGTCTCGTGGGCAAAGATGAGCGGGACTTGCTTGTCTCGGAAATCATTCCTGCCCGTGAGCTTGCGCACCTGCTTGGCGTGCTCGGTTCTGGCTTCTCTTATCAGAAATATTCTGTGCATAATAAATTGTCTTTTGTCACAGTGGAAATCGTGTTGCTCCACGGCTCACGACTCATCCTGTGATATTTGTCTTGATACTTGCACCCCCCCCGTATCTCCGTAAAGACGGCGGAAGGCTTTTGCCTCTTCCGTGCGGTAGTGGGTAAGGATGGCTCTGCGCTCACTCATAGATTAACAGAAGCATAGTATGTTGACCATGGTTGTCGTAGAGGCCGCCCCAGCCATCGTATCTGGAAGAGAGTGCCGTGGAATACCTCCCCCGAAAACTTATCGTGTCACCTCGCTTCACGAAAGGTCTTGTCTTATTCATAACTTACTAATATTGCTTGTGCTTTAACCTTAGACGTTGTATTAGGGATGATATTAGCGAATCCCTCCTTGTGATAATGCGCAGTAATCGCCCCACCGATTCTCTGCGAAGGAGTATTGATGAAACAGATCTCAATCATACTCTATCAATATCTTTGGTTTATCAACATCATGCCCTTTACCCCCCCCAGATATACACAGGGCGATACCCTTGGGCGATACCACCACGCCATTTTGTGATGGCGAGTATTTACCGAGGATGATGGGGAAGAAATCTTGCCTCATAATTCTATCATTACTACCGTCATAGGATAATGCGCTAACGAAAGAATATTGGTTGGCCCGATATTCTCGTACCTTGTGGTAATTGTCGCTGCACACATATCGCTTGTTACGTTGACCGGTTGTTGCCGCCCCCCTCATTTAAGAGGCGAGATTTTCCAACCTTGGTTAGACAAAATTTCATTCTTCCGAAGCCTTTCTATTCAGATTCTCCAAATATCTCTCACGGAAACCAGAGTATTCGCTTGGCTCTGTGCCATCTTGTTTCCACGAAGAATAATCGTAGGTAAACTTGCCGACAATCATTTTCTCGCAGATAACTTTATCCAGTTCCGTAGGCTTCATTTCCCAGCCATTCACTTCCTCCATCCAAAACGAGAGCCATGTCTTGAGGAACATCGCATCCTCATGCTTGGGTGGAAGGTCGAACTGCACGAACAATGCGCTGTCCTTGTCGTTTGCCTTGAGGAATTTTGATACCGCATCGTCTTTCAGGAAATATCTCTTATCCACCTCTTCTTCCAAGACATCCTCCAATTTCTTTTCCAGTTTGACAGGCTCAGGGAATTGGTAATCGAAAGCCACGTCTCTTCTCATCGAGAGGCAGAATACTCGGTCTCTGTTCTGTGGCACACCGTAATCCTTGGCATTCAGTCTCGCCCATCGGTTCACGTAGCCAAGGCTCTCCAACTTCTGCAACCATTTCTTGAAGTCGGGCATGAACTTCTCGCTTACCAGTGCCGCCACATTCTCTTGCAGGAGATACTTAGGTTGCAATACTTCGATGGCATCGGCTACTCGCCAAAGCAAGGCACTTCGGGTGTCGCTACCCTCTTTCAGTCCCATCTGCTTGCCAGCCTGGCTGATGTCTTGGCAAGGAGATGAATAAGTAAACAAGTCCACCTCTCTGCCTTGCAAGCTATCCTTTACTTTGTGCCAATCTATCTTGGTAATATCGCCAAGTGCTCGGTCGGCATATTGCGGAAACACGAGGTTGTGCATCTGACAGGCGTACTTGTCGATGTCGCTCCAACCCATGCACGTCCATCTGAAATCGGGATGATCCTCACGCAAGGCATCCGCCGCCATCAACTGGCTGTCATATCCGCTAAAGGTAGTGATAATCACTTTCTCCTCTGGAGCCACCTTGTCGCCAGGCTGGATATTCGCCTTGTCGCTTGGGTTCTTCTCCACCGGCATAGACGGCAATACGTCTTCGGGAAAGAAATCATCGAAGAGCGATGCTTGCTGTGCCTGTGGTTGCTTGGGTGCTGGGTACCAAAGCTGTGAGTAGATGCTTTTCAGCACATCTACTACGATGGAGTTGCCAGCCTGCTTGTATTGTTGGCTCGCCGATATAACCATATCATTGTCGTTGCCTTTTACAGCCTTGCCAAAGATATGCGCCCAAGCATCTTTGCCGAATGCGCTTGATATGCGAGTCTTGGCAAGGGATATGCTTGCTTGCATCAGGAGGATTACTCCGTCCCGAATGCCCATCAATCTGAAACACTCCTTGGGAGTCAGCTTTCTGATGGCATACGATTTTATCGTTCTGTCCTTGAAGTTTATTTTTGTTATCATTGTTATTTGTTTTTATTCATATTGAATGAGAATGCCAGCGTCATGCACATTGCTACGTATGCAGCGGCTTACGAGCCACAGCGCACCTCGGTTAAAATCCTCCGATACGCCTGTCAGCACCCCCCTATTTTGGGGATATGATAGTCCAACTTAATCATAGGTACACCTCCATTACCCCTGTTCTTGGAAAATGAGCCAACGACATAAAATGCTCAATATTGAGATTCTCGTATCGGGTATTTATCGTTACCGCCACATTCCCCATACAGGTATTGATTGCTATTTCCTTTTTCATAGAGCTGAATACAGGACTCGAACCTATGACCTTTCGCTTACAAGGCGAACGCTCTGCCAACTGAGCTAATCCAGCGAGAAGACTCATCTATCCTCACGAACCGATGAGCTGAGTAAAAAATATGTACTTTATTTTAAGAAAGCAATCCTCTATACTCACGCACCAAGGATATGCAAGATGTTTGATGATAATATTTTTAGATGTCAAAATCAAGTCATAATGCAGCTTCCGCCGAAGCCATGACACTTTTAACATGGGATCTATCTGCTATTATGTTTTGCTTAGAAACATTTGCAGTTCTCTTTTTCCTAAAAAGAAGATAAAATCCAAAAGTATTCACCTTTTTTACTGTTTATATTTATGCGAATATGAAGTATCTTATAACGAATCAATGCGTGATGAATCGGGTGCCATCCACCTCCAACACCAAGATGTCGTTCACCATTCTTATCTCCTTGCTCTTTACAAACTGAACCATGCGTTGATGGCGAAGCACATCTACCTTTAGGCAAACGCACTCACCTTCATCCACGTGCCCAGTCTTGGTAAGAAACTTGATGTAGAACGGCTTCCGCTCCACCTTTCTTGCGGTTTGTGGGTGGATATACCCCGTAACTTGTTGCCCGCTACGTGGGTCTATCCACTGCCACTTCTCGCAGAATTGTCTAAGATTGGTATAACTTTGTCGATATTTTGCCATGATATAAAATCCGTGTAATCCGTGTAATCCGTGCCTTATTCATTCAGTCGCACCCAAAGCCCTACCCCATCTGTCCGAAGTCGTGGTGGTCGCCGTGACTCAAAGGTTGCTCCTTATCATCGTCATACGGTGGGAACGAGGCTTTCAGGAATCTTGAGAGCAATCTATCCTTCACCTCTCGCTTATCCTTGATAACCTGCTGTCGTTGGTGCAGCACATCGGGGAAACAGACGTTCTTCACAGGGTTGCCCCAGGTGAGCGCATTTAGCCAGTTGGCTTGGTCGGGCAGGAACTGGAGCGAGTAAGCGGAAGTCTTGCCGCTCATCTTCTCCAACATCGGCCCCGATAGAATAAGAGCCTTGTCTTTCTTGTAGAGCACCATGTGAGAAGCTACGTTGCTCACGTCCTGGCTGCGGGCATAGAGCAACCTATCCTTATACTCGGCGAGGTGAATATCCATCAGGCTCTCAGCATTCTTGCTGGTGGTGAGCACCAAGTGGGTAATCCATTCTCGCTCGAAACACTGCTGTAAGAACACCGCCGTCTCTGGAAGTATCTGAGGCATGGCGAGCACCATCACCGTATAAGTTTTCTTGTGGTTGGGTGCATCGTCCACCAAGAAGCCGATGGCTCTGAAGAACTTCTCCATCGTTACGTCGCCATGCGTATAGAACGTGAGCGTTCGTCTTGGTGCCTCACCCACTGCCTTGGGTAGTTTCCTATCCACGCAGCAGGGAGGTATGAAAAGTAATGTATCATCCATATCAGAAGAGAGTTTTTTCTAATCCTTGGAAGTTTCTTTATCGGGAATTTTCTTAGTCGTTGAGCAACATCGGCATCACGAGGGTCGTTACCTTGCTGGCAGGATTATCCTCCGTAACCGTAATGGCACGGCTCTTGTCGATGAAGTTCAATCGAACGTTCTCCGTAGGGATGGCGTTCACACTATCCATCAGCGTAAGCCAAGAGAAGCCGATAAGAAAACCCTCTGGGCACTCGCTATCCGTAACCAACACTTGGTCTTCGCCCGATACCGAGAAGTCAATGTCCTGTGCGGAAATGTCGAGGAACATGCCATCCTTCTTCATCGAAATCAGCTTGGAGCTTTCGCTACTGAAGAGGGAGATACGCTTGATGATGCTCAACAACTCTCGCTTGTTGCATACCGCATAGCAAGGAGTATCTTTCGGGATAACCGAATTGTAGTTAGGATATTTGCCATCCACCAAGGTGCAAACATACTCAATATCGCCCGAAGCGAAGCGCACCATCTTGCCATCGCACTGGATATTGATGTCCTCGCAATCCTCGAACACGGAAAGAACTTTCAGATACTGGGAGTGAACCAAAATCTTCATGGCTGCACCCTGGCGATAGAAGTCGCTGCCTCCCTGCTCCGGCTTGTTAGGGTGAATCTGTTTGAAGAGCTTATGGCCGTCGGAAGCCACAAAGACTGCCTCCGAGAAGTCTTCGGTCACGTCGATGCAAAGGCAGTTCATCACTGGGCGCAACTCATCGGCTGCCACAAACTTGCCAGCGTTGCCCAGGACGGACTTGAATACTGACATCGGGAAGACTACCTCTGTATATCCATCGCCGATTTTTCTTGCCAAAGGGAAATCGTCTGCCTTGTCATAGCCGAGCGATACCTTACCTGTCTTCACATTCTCGCCATCGCCTGTGCAATACTCGATGGTGAAGTCTTGCGAGTCTTCCGAAATATCGAATGTCACCACGCAATCGCCTGGCAGGGTACCGATGAATGATGTAAGCATAGCCACTGGCAAAACGATGTCCTTGCTGTACTTGCCCTCCACGATGCTGAAAGGCGCAGGGATGGTGAGTTGTGAGTCAGAGGTGGCAGATATAAAGAAGAACTTGCCATCGCCGTCTCTTCGCTGAGTGAGCAAGACGTTGGCGAGGATAGCCATGCTCGGCTTATTTTCGATGCACTTGGAGGCTTTATGGAGAGCCAGTTTCAGTGCCGCTGCTGAAGAAGCTTGAATTTTCATATCGTTATTTTGTTTTTGAAGTTTTTTATGTTTGAAGTTTTTTATGTTTGAAGTTTGAATTTAGAATGGCAAATCGCTGTTAGGATCATCGTAGCCCTCCATCTTGGTTGGGTCGTAACCGCTGCCATCCGTAGGTGGTACCCAAGATGTGGCATTGCCAGCCTGGGCGAAACCGCCTTGTGGGTAGGCTTGCTGATTGTTGGTAGGCTGTGGCTGATAGAGCTGGGCGATACGTTTGTTCATACGATTGCGGATAGCCTTGAAAAGGTGGGTATTCTCATCGTTGAAGTCTTGACTCACGATGGCTGGGTCTTTTTCCTTGTTGGCCTCCTTCACTTCCTCTACGAGCTTAGGGTAAGCTTTCGCTACCGCCTTGATGTATTCCACGGAGAATGAAAGCTGCATCTCGTGGGTAGGCACGCTGACGTTGCTATCACCACGCTCCTGTGCGCTTCGACGAGCCGCATTCTTGTATTGCTCACTGAAAGGCCAGATGTTCACTCTCAACTTCGCCATCTGCTTGTTGGGGTTGTTTTTTGATGCCTCTACTCTAATCTCGTTTACATCGAGAGGAATGCAGATGTAAGGACGCTGTGCATTCTTCTCGTCGAGACCTACTAAGACCTTGGACCCATTCAGAGCCAGGAGGTCGATATTACCATTATAACTTGCCATACTTTTTAGTATTTATTTGTTTTACAAAAATTTCAATTCACCTTCTATAAACTTAATGTATGTCTTAAAGAATTGCGTTACCCACTCGCAAGCTCCGCTGCCATTGTAGGTGCATCTACCTGTGCAGTTGGTTCGGGTACCATCGAGGTGCTGGCAATACTCGCCTACTCCCATGCCTCCCCGATGCTGTGGGCAAAGATACACGAAGGTATCTACCCAAACTTGTCGGTTCGCAATCCTAACGCCTTTCTTCTGTTTCATATTCTTTTATTGTTTTGTTGCTTTAGAACGGCAAATCGCTCTTGTCTATTTGCGATACCATATCGGCACCACTGCCAGGAGTATTGCCATTGTTACCAGCCGAAGAACTCCTTCTGCCCTGCCTACGAGAAACGAAGCTCTTCCAGCGTTCCTCCTCTTCCATCGTGAGCGATACGATGTTTCCATCATCATCACGATATGGCATTGGGTCAGGCGACTCGGCATATTCTTTTGCGATACGTTTCAGTTCGCTGTAATCCTTCGGTATCGGGTCCTTGCCTGGACGGTAGAAGAAGAAGACGTGCGAACTGGTCTCTATCCGTCGGATATACTTAGGTTCCACGCTATCATCGTTCTCCCACTCCCTGCCTACGAAGTATTCTTGCGTTACCCAGGCTTGCAGCTTGAAGCAACCACGGTGCTTGTCGCTGTTGTTGGATAGCAACTGAGGAGGGTTACAGGTAATGCCCATATTCTCGCAGTAGTCCTTGATTTTCTTCTTGAACGTGGCACGAGAATATTCTTTCGATTTGCCCTCGCTGGCATCCGCCCAGTCTCTCATAAACTCTCGGAACATATCTTCCGTACAGATAGGCACGCCATACACCTCGTTTCTCGCAAAGAAGTACTCGAAGTATCTCACGATGCTCTCGGTCAGCTTCTGCACCATCTGACGGCGGCGAACGTTCTGCTGAGGAGCGATGGCAAACGTATGGTACCGCATGATAAACTGCACAGCCAAGGCGCATACATATATCGTTTGATTGCGGTCGGTATCTGTCAGATGCTCCGGCTCCATACGGAAGTGCTTCATCACGTCCTTGGGCGATCGTGCCGGCTTGCGCTTCTGCGGATTGGCTCGTGCAAATCTATCCGAGAACGATACCAAGGGAAAACGACCGATGGTGGAATCATCATCATCGCTCAATGGATTGTTGCTCGTGATAACGTGCTCCGGCGAGTCTTCCATCTTGAAAGTGATAGGGTCTCCAAACTTTCGCTCTACGTCGGTACCATTCGTTACCTTGTTGTAGAAGTATTTCATCGGGAAACTCTTGGGCTTATCCTCCCAATGCACCACCCTGTACTTGCCAGGGAAAAGGAGCAATGCCGACAAACTGAACTTGGCATCCGAGATGGTGGCGAAGCTCTTCATGTTTACGCTCAACACGTTCACAGCCGAGCCTACCACCAAGTTTATCATCACGCTCTTGCCCGAACCACCGCTGGCTTGCTTCTCGTCTTGGATATTGTCTTCCAGGAGATAAGGGCAGATACTCTGCATATCATCCCAGGAGCGATAACAGACACGTCCGATGCAAGAAATCATATTGGCGAAATGGGAATTGATAACCGCCATCTCGTCGGGCGACAAAGGCTCCTTGTTTCTCATCGCCGATTGCTCCACCTCCCAAAGGGTATTAGAACATCCTCTGATGATACGCAGGATAGGCCAAAGGTCTCTCTCCTGCTTGCCTCTCCAATCTACCGTCCATCGGTAGGTCTGGCTCCACTCTTCCAGCTCTGCCCTCATACGACCTATCTCGTCGATGGTGAAGACAGGAGAACCGTCCTCATTGCGCATCTCTTCCTTTTGATTGATGGCATTCAGCCGTTCTCGGTAATCCTGGCTTTCGCTGATAATGAAAGGTGGATTGAACACCTTCATCGTGAAGTCGTATGGCTTTCGGGCGAGCGATGGAATGAAGAAGTTTATCTTGTCGTAAGATACAGGTGTTATCGCTTCGGGTGTTATCTTCAGTGCCACATTATGGAAATAGAAATACTCCGTATGGGCATCGAATGATTCCGCAAAGTCTATCACCATGCTCTGTAAGCCTCCAGCCGATTTCTCCGAAAAGTTCTTGTCGATGAGATTGGCGCAATCCGACATCATCTTTCGTTCTTGGTCGTTGTGTCGCCAACTCTGTTCGATAAACTCAAGGAGCAATATCTTCGCTGCCTGGATGATGCTCTTGGCATCTATGTATTCCACGAAGCACCTATCAAGGTGGATGTATTGCCCCACGAGGTCGGTGCTGTCAGGGTCTATCATTCTATAATATCCGTGGCACGTCATAAACAACCATACCTTTGTAGGCGACACCTTGCAGGTAGGTGGCTTCGGCTTGCCGCTTCTTGGGTCTCTCGAATAGTCGATTTCAAAAGGGTCGGTGTTCTTGGCATCCCTTAGCTTGGAATAGAGCGGAATCTTGATGTCATGGTCGAACTTGAAGTTATCGGCATCCGTCATGTGGTAAGACATCATATAGTCTCTCACCGAGCGAGGGGTGCAACCATACAACCATTTCCACCTTTGATTATACTTGCTGCGGAATGGCTCGGGAAGCATCGCATAGCATAGGTCGCTATACTTGGAGGCGATGGCTCCACAATCCCTTTGACTGGCGATGTCGTTAGGATAGAGGATAATCACCCTCTCGGCAAATCGCTTCATCTTCTGATATTGCACGGCATTGAAGTCAAGCTTCTCTTGCCTCCACTGCCCATGGTCGATATACCAGAAGTTTCTCCTACCGATGGAGAAAGCCACATGGTACCAACAATATTTCTGAAAGTGATTGTCCGAAAACTTCTCGCTTCGCAAGGAGCGCATAGCGTAATAGATGCTCAATGCATCTTCGGGCGTACGACAAAACACGATGTTCTGTGCCTTGATTTCGCCCGCCTCAATATCTATCTGCTCGGAATGGAAGGTGCCTTTCGGCGTACCGTCCTGTTTCTCGTTCTCTACCCAGATTTCTTCTTGCTCGGTATATTGCTCGTAAGGGTCGAATTGTTCGATGGCAGACTTTACTGCCGTCGATTTCTCACTGCGATGGTCCATCGCCCAGGTGAACACCTTGTCGCCCATAAGCCACTTGCTTACCTTTCTCACGGTATGTCCCTCGGCTGTGCTGAAGACAATCGGGTCTTGCTGCATGGCAGGACGAAAGAAACAACCGCATGAGCCTTGTGGGGCTATTACGTCAGTAGCGAAGCAAACAAACAGTGGATTCCAAGGCGTGCCATATATCACTTCGCTCACCAGTTGCCCGTCCCTCACCACATTAGGCAGGGTAACTTGATCTACCGCATAGATACGGAAGTCATTATTGAGCATCGTGGTGTCGAAGTCCTTACCAAAACCAAAGACCGGCAAGCCTTGCTGCAATGTGACTTCGCACCCCAAGGATGCAAGCTCCTGGGGGTTGAAGTCAGTCTTGGGTAAAAAAGAAAATGTCTCGATTGTTTGGGGTGAGATGGTACGATAATCCATCTTGGCGAAGAGCATAGGCCACTTGGCTCTCGTCTGCTCATTGTCGCCATATACTCGTACCACAAGGTCGTGGCAGAGCCTTAGCAAACTGGCTCCGTGCATCGGTAGGTTGCGCATGGCAGCATATAGCTCAAGCGCACCATACCCCGACTTACCCGTCTTGGTACACATCCATCGGATAGCACCATGCTCGGCTTGCTTGTTGCCATCTACCCCTATACCATTATAAAGACCGCCTCGCTGGTTCTTATAGATGATGAAGTGAGGGGTCTGCTTGGAATGGGCATCATCCGATGCACCATCGTCAGCCACCTTCTTCTGGCAGAACGGACAGAAGCAGGCTATCTGATTTTCTATGTTTTGCTCGTCGGCAGGCTTCACCAAGAAAGTCATGTCGATGTTAGCAAGCTGGTTCATTATCGGATGATATAACATTTATTCTTCTATATTTTAATATACCAACGACAATAGACCCAGCGAAATAGGCGAGGCCAAACTTTCAAGTGTTACCATCCTGCTTTCCAGATTAGATGCTCGCGATATGTCGTTATCGAGTACCAAAGGCTTACTCGCATCACGCTTCCCGAAGCCTTAAATTCGGGGGGGGTACCGCATAGGGTAGGAGCAGTTAGAATCTTTGCTATCTCGGCTCCCCTCCCCGACTGATTCAAATTAAAGCGCAAGACGTTTCAGCGCAGAATGGGTGGTTACATATTCGCAGGGGCGTTTCCGCTACCCTTCGCCCTTCGTGGGTCTATATCGTCAATATCATTTTTCATACTTTGTTATGGTTCTCCCTGATGTAGCCTTTCGGAAAATCCAACCTTTCGGAAAATCCTGATAGTTACAAAAGAGAAAGAAGACCTTGGAGTGATGCTGTCAAATTTCAAGAGACTGCATCCACATCCCCGATTCGTGTACGACTACCTTTTGATGCAAGTTTCCTACGCTTTTCAAAGCCATGATGTTCGACTATGAGCATTAGGTACTGATGTAAGTATTCTCAGGCTTTTTATTCAGACTTTGCCTGCATCGTTTTGTAAGCCGGTTGCCGATATGGAGGGATGGATGGTATATACCTATCAGCGAGACGTTGCCGTTCTCGCCATCGCTCCTCGGTCTTCTTGTTGTTGCCATTTAACCGATGGCTCGGTTGTCTAAAAATTTAAAAGTTCAAGTAGCAGAACGCATACCTTATCTTTTACGAAATCCCGCTTCTCACGAAGAAGGAGTTTCTTCTTTTCGCTTATGTTCTATTTTATGTAATTTCTTATGTGCTCAAGAAAGTTTCCAGCTATTACAGATTGAGAAAGGTTTCCAACCTATAATGCCTTATCTTGCAGTTGCAGATGGTCTCCATTCGATGCAGAAGCATCTGGGTGAAGCTCTCGAAACTGAAAAACTCCTCGTTCAATCCAAGCACCTGCACTTCCGTTCTCCAATAGCCTTTGCCGTTCTTTCGTCGGCAGCTATGCGAGGTGAGGATTTTGATGTCCTCCAGGTTGCCAGCCATCATCTTGTAGAGATACTGGCAAGCGTCCCTCAACAATGAGAATGGAGCGTAGAAGAGCAGCGTGGGAATATCTTCCTTGATGCCCCTCATCGTCTCGGTATAGGCGAAGCGATGCAGATACTTATACTTAGATAGGTTTCTGTGCTTCTTCTGTATGCCGCTACGATTCGGTGTATAAGGCAAATCAAATATTCTTGGCATAAACTTCTACGAGATATTCAAGTCCTGATGCTTGTCATCACACTGCGCAAACGTTACGTTCTCCCTCAGCCGACGCATGATTTGCCAAGTACTATAGATACTTCGTTTGCAATCAAAGAGAGGGTCGTGAGCTGCACCATCATCCACAATATCCTTGTAGTCCCTTGTCTGCTGGTAAGCCCAATCAATGCTAAATGGATCCATATTTCCACCATGCGCATGGACCATCTCAAAACTTTTCGCGTCCCAGAAAATTCTCGCTGCTTCCAGATAGAATGTGCGATGGTCTCTAAACTGGGTGTGCTCGATGCCAAACTTGATTCCCATCTTATAGCAGATGTATCTCAAGATAGCCACATCAAAGTCAGTACCCTGTGCCCAAAGGCAAAGATCATCGTCGCCAAGCTTTTCCATCACATCTTTTTTGACCCAATCGAGAAATTCTGTTATCACGATGTCTATCGGCTGGCATGGCTCATCGTCGCTATCGTTGGCAAGCAATGCTTGTTTTGCCTCGTCGCTCTGACGGCTCCACCAGTCCGCTGTGCTCTGGTCGAAAGTGAAGCCAGCCAGGAACATGCTACGCAAATCGACATGAGCCGAATACGTAGGATATTTCAGCAAGCCATCACCTTCCCCAAAGAACGGCGAATGTTCGTCGTATCGCTTCCACGCCACCGCCCCGATGCTCATCACGGCTGCGGTGGGTGCCAGCGAACAGGTTTCCAAATCAAAACTTATGTCAACCATTTGTAGTTATGAATGAATTTTGTTTATTTCTTACTTCTACTTCTTAGTTTCCTTACCTTTCATATACTCCTCCAGCAAGGCTTTGATACCCACCTGCTCCCAAGGCTTCCAATCGCCGATGTTAAATCGTTTGAGAACGGTATTCGTACACATACCCTTTTGCAGCATAAAAGTCCAGAACTTAGAGCAAAGACTATTTTTCGTCTTTCTTAGGCAATCATAGAACACGCCAGGCTCCGGACTTCTTGCCAAGGTATAGAGATACCCCTTGTCGCCATGGTCCTTATCGGAGGCATTGGCATCCTCGTAGTTAAGCAATACTTCAGATACTTCTTTCATATCCAAGAACTGCTCCTTACACTTCTCGATGCCGATAATCTCCCACTCGGAGAAACCTTTTTGAAAGAAACGAAGGTAAAAAGTCGAATTAGTAAACCCTTTGGTGGCTAAAAACTCACCCAAGAGCTTCTTTTCTTCCGCCGAAATATCTTTCACATCCAGCGGAGTACTCGGTTTACATATTTTTTCGATAATTTCCTTGGTCATTTCAACTTATTTTCTTAAATTTGCTGCAAAATTAAAAAATAAAATTGATATAAACAATACCTCGGATATATTTATTTCTAAAATTTAAAGTTTTTAACTTATTCGGGGTATATTTCGGTTGATTTCGGGTGGATTATCTTAGGTATTAAATAATAATTCGGATATTTCGCAACGAACGAAAGAACGATAGTAACAAACCTTTTAAACATTGTAGATTATGAAGCAGTATCAGTACAATTATTCCTATCTTGAGAAATGGATGGAAGCCAACCCTCATATTACCAATCGTGAGATTATGTTATCCTTTACGGGAAACATTAATAATAACAACAGCCTCGCTCTCTACGCACAGCGCAAGACTCCGATGCCTATCATCAACCTGCTGCGCTTCTGCAATACCTTCGGCGTGCCTATCTCAGCTTTTATCGTAGAGACGGGAAATAATAACGGCGATGACTCGGATGAATGCACCATGCGAGTAGAGCCATCCGTCAACGACCAGATGGAACCCGATGGTGGATATATCTCCGTAGGCGAAAGAAGACATCATGGCTCCCGTGCGCTTCGCAACCCTCTCGAAGTGGATCATATCAAATCTACGGTGCCAGGATTGGTCATAGCAAAGACGCAAAGGCAGGAGATACAGACAGGAGGCATCCGCCAATCTGCCACGGCTACCCATTCTACTATCCATCAGACTGCCACCACATCGCCATTGCCGTCATCAGGCGACAATGAGAGCAATCATGCAGACGGTAGCGCATCATCTGTGGGCTTCTCTACCCTAAACAGGATGCTCGACATCATCGCCGAGCAACAGAAGCAGATAGCGGAACAACAAAAGCTCATCGCCGAATTGACTCGCCGTATGAACACCACTACAGGTTTCATGGCAGCCGAGGACATCCACCATTAAAGAAGAAGGTCGCCTATCCTCACGGACGGGCGACCAACAAAAATAAAGATAATAAAATAACTAAAAACCTAACTAACTAAAAAAACAACTGAACAATCGTAAAGATTAAAAACGCTTTTTCAATCCGAGTTCATAAGTTCATTAAATACAAAACCTTATATATAATCTAAGAAGAAAAATCATCGCTCATTGATTGCTGCCATTCTTCGGCGAAGAAACTCCTTCTCCTCGATGGCTTGACAATCCTCGCTCATGCTCTCATAGGGTACATCGGTGTACCAATACCCATGATGCAAGAACAATGCTGGTGTCTCGTTGCCAAAAGTAAAGGGCACAGGTACATCTTTCTTTACCTCCTTGGGCTTAAACTGCAAGATACCTATCAGTTCCGCCTCGCTCACCAATGGCAAGGCTTGCATTTCTTTTTCGATGTCGCTTCCCTCGGTAGGAATCCAAAAGCATCTGCCATCATCATCCTTCAGATACTCCATACCTTCCTTGCCAGGAACCTGCACCTTCTGCCAGCCATCCTTGCTTAATGTGTTCGCATCGAACAGCACCATCACGACACCACCAGCCATGCCATCAGGCGACTCGTAGTAAGACGATGCACCTTGCTTCTCTACCCACTTTCGGGCTTGCTCATCTACCTGTGCACACTTGGCCATGAATGCCTTCAACTTCTCACCTACCCCACTCTTCGCTGCAATCTTGAAGAAGAAATGAGGCTTTTTTGCTCTTCCCATAATATCCTAAAAATCAATTAATTAAAAACTTAATATATATTTTGCCGAAAATATTGTATATATTTTTGCCGAAATATTGTACTTTTGTACGCAAGTACTTTGGTACGTTTCTACCTTGATACTTTCGTGCCTTGATGCTTTCGTACCTTTGCGCTTTTGTACAATTCAACAATCAACATTTAACACTCAACATTCATTTTGGCTTGCAATAGATAACTGGCTCGCCACTCTCATCGGTCTTCATCCTAAAGCCACGATACCCCAGTTCGGCGATATACAATGCCAATGGGTCGCCAAGTGGAGTAACCACAGCCTTGAAGTAAGAACGAAGCTGATAGTCGGTGAACATATCGCAACCCTCGCTCCAATGATCCTGCGGTGCATACTGATTGCAGAATGCCTCTATCTTGGCAGGTATCACGAAATCGTCGAGCGTTACTTGTGTTTGCTCATTGTTCTCCACCACATCGAAGTCTTGTTTTTTCTTCTTTGCCATAACACGATTTTTTTATTTATCCTTGTTTAGCTTATCGTCTCGTTTGCGCTTCAACGTCAGCAACAGGATAAACACTACCATCAGGAGAAATAACTGGAAGGCGTTCTTTCTCGCCTTGGCTCCAAAGGATTTCTTCTTTACGTCCTCAGTGTTCTTCTCCTCGTTGTCCGACAACGTGTCCTTGGCTGCCCAGTGAGTGCCCACATCGCTCTTGCTGCTCAACGCTGAACTATCCACGCTCTGCTTCATCTGTTCTATCTCGTGCCGCTGATAGTCGGCATCGGCGGTAGATGCAGCTTGCTTCTGCTTGCCGTGCTTGCGCTGGATGGTTCTATCCGTAGTAGTCGTCTTGTTGCCCTGGGCATCGGTGGTCTCGGTGATATGCTCACGGATGATTTCGTCCAAGCTATCTCGCTCCCAGACGGAAGACGATACCTGTACCGTCGATTGCTCGCTCTTCTGCACGCTGTCCGATGCAGCCACCTTCACATGACTGCTATCCACCTGCTCGCTCCTAACGCTATCCATCGCCTCGGTGTGGCTCACGTTAGCCACATGTCGGGAAGAGGCGCAAGCGGATACCATCGCCATTATTACGACCGCTATCAAGAGCGGTCCGATAATTCCTTTCCTTTTCATACGTAATTTCGTTTATTTATTTCTTCGGTGCAAAGGTACGAAGAAATAAATAAATGGGTGGGACAAAGTAAGTGAAGAGTGAAGAACGAAGAGTGAAGAATCATTACCCAAAACACAAAAAAATAATCACTGGCTTTCTGAAAACGTAGAAAACCAGTGATTATTTTTAGAGGTCTATAACGATGGAGATTTTTTTAAGTCGCAACCTTGTAGCCCAAATTGACAATCTTACCAAAGACAGCGTTCATGCTCTCCTTAACAGCCTGTATGTTTTCATCGGTTAGATTTCGTTCTACTAAATCTCGCTGCTGGGCTGTAGCAGATAGAACGAGTGAAGCCCCATCGAAAGAATAAAAAGACAAAGGTAGAAAGAAATCAGCTATAGGACTGCGCAGTTTTACCAGGTGCGACACAAAAGCTTTCCACTTTTCTAAGCCCGTCTCATTGACTTCAAACAATATCATTTGTTGCTGTTGGGCGTTAGCTTTTTCCATTTCCTCAATGGTATCAAAGATATGAAACTTAATAAAAGCAGGATTACCAACCTTACGCTTTCCATTATAAACAGGTTCGTAACTGACACATATATCCAACAAACCCTCTTTTCTTAACCTATTGATGTCGTTAATGCTCGTATCGAGCACCATCTTCTTGAATTGAGAAAACTTTGGGTAAGCCTCTTTTATCTCACCAGCTTTCAAAGGTCTTCCAGCTCTCTTCTTCTCGATTTCATTTTCGCCAGAAGAAGCCTTTGTTTTAACGCGCATTCCAAGATAGTCTTTGATTTCGATAACCGTAAGATGCACCTCCCTGTTCTTCCAACGTTCCGAAACCTTGAACAAGTAATAGTACATCATAGGCATACGTTCCACTCGTCCTAAACGAGCAATGTCGGCAGGATGTCTTACATATCCCTGACTCATGTCAAATACGTAGTCCACCACTTCCGGATTGAGACTGAAAACAACGCCGTTTCCCTCCTTTGACGAAAGGTTGGCTTTCGTGAAGATGTTATATGCAATAATAGCGGGATTGCCATCCTTATCCACACCTGGTGCGTCAACGGTTAGCTCCAACACCTCTTTTACCGCAGCACGAGCCACCTGATAATTGTTGATACTCACGCCCAACTCGGCATAAGATATAACGAAATCGGGCATACCATTATTCTTTTCTGCTTCGGTGAATAGCGGTCGTGGAATATCACGAGACTTGCAAAGATCGCTCCCGAAATATTTCTGCACATACCCCTGCAAATGTTCACTTACCTTGTTTAACATCGACTGCTGAAGAAGAGACAGGTTCTTCGACAGTTTGGTATATGCAAAAGGCGTGTTTATGTATTGTTGTGGAAATAAAGTATTACTATTCATAACCTCTTATTTTTTATAGTCTAAAGTAAACGAGGTACTAATGTTTTTTACCTCACACCCCTCAAAAACGATGTTTAGGTACTAATGTTTTTTACCTCAGAAAATTCCTAAATACTGATATTCAGCCACTTAATGATTTTTCTACACCCTATAATATAATATAAGTAATATTTATCTAATTAATTACATTATTATATAAGGTAAAAAACATTAGTACCTACTTCACCTTTCCGCGATAAGTAGGTAAAAAAGTTTAGTAGTTTTGGTAAAAAACATTAGTACCTACTTTACCAAGGTAAAAAACATTAGTAGTCGTTTTACTTTATCTAATAGTTCTATTAGGTAAACTACTACTAAATCGTTTTACCTTAATCTCCCTTGTGTCTATCCAGATACTCAATGACAGCCTGGAGAGCGATGTCCTTGATAGGCGTACCCGTCTCCATCTTCAAGCGCAATATCTGCATATAGTAATCCATCGGCACGTAGATAGTGATACCATTCTGTGTCTTCTTGCCAATTGTCTTGGCAGGCATTACTACTGTGTCAATATCCTCAACTCGCTCTTCTTTGTTAGAATGAGACAAGTTTACATTTATCTCAATATTTTGCTTCATAGCGATTCTCCTTATTTACATAACCTTGTTTCTTTCTACGAACTCATGTATCGCTTGCAAGGCAAGTTCTTTGAGTGTTTTCTTATTGATAGTCTTCAGCAAGGTCAGTTGCATATAGTCTTCCAATGGAACATTTACTACGATTCCATTAGTAGCCTTACTCACCTTTGCCTCTTCAATTACCTTGTTAAAGTCGCCTGATTTTTTTGTTTTTGGCTTGGCGGTCTTTACAGGTGTTGGCTGCTCTGCTGCCACGACGGTATTCTCCTCGTGCCCCTGCGAAACTTCTTCTTGCGCCTCACTATCAGTCATTACGGAAGGCGATGGTGGCACCAATGGAGTTTTATTCTCGCCGTCACTCTTACCTTCTCTTATCTCGCCAGCAACTTTTGCTACCTTGGATGCCTCAAACTTGAAATTCTTGCTCATATCGTCTAAATCTATAAATCCATAAAACCAGTGATTAAAATCCCATACCTATAACGAGTCAACTACTCGCTATAGGTATCAATAATCTCTTTGGCAAATGCTGCATAGCTTTGCGCTGCATCACATTCGGGAGCATACGTAAAGATGTCTTGCATCATCGCCTGGGCTTCCACAATCTTGGTGCGACGAGGTATCTCGGTCTTAAATACGTAGTCGCCATACTCACTATCCACATGCTTGGAGAACTCGCTGCTTGCTTTTGTACGCTTATCTACCATCACTTTCAGCAAGCCACGCAGCTCAAGTTCTGGATTGATTTCAGCTTTCACATCCTCTGCCCACTTGATAACGCTCGATGAACCGAAAGTTGGCAAAGCTTCCAACTGCATAGGAATAATGATACCGGTAGCCACCGCCATCGCATTCTTAGTAACGAGGTTCATGGCTGGAGGGCAGTCGATGATAATGTAATCAAATGCCTCTATTACGCTTTGTTCTCCGCCCTGGTCTTCCGGCATACCTACGGGCAATGAAAAAATCTTAGTCAATACTTTCAGTGGATTTAACTCTCGCAAAAGAAATGGTTCTATATTCAGCATATCCTCTGAAGATGGCGCAAGGTAGAGATTACCCTGGTAATCCTGCTCGCCTATCTTAACCTGATAAACAGGGAGTGCCGTCTTATTAACCAAAGCCTCGTACATTGTACCGTGCTTGTCGGTGCGATCACGCCAGCCGCAAAGCAATGACACATTGGCAACCTGGGCATCCAAATCTACGATTAACACACGAGAGCCATTCTCTCTAATCAGACCACAAGCCAAATTATGCGCCGTGGTGCTCTTTCCTACACCGCCCTTGTCATTCACAATAGCAAGGACTTCTTTTAGTCTTTCTTCTGCCATAATCTTATTATACTAATAATTCTACGTTATCAACTTATGTACTTAGATGCAAAGATAAGTACTTACTTACATACGTACGAAAGTACGAAAATACGAAAGTACAGATATATATTTGTATCTGCCATAAATGTCAATCTCTTAACTGGGTGCAAATTTAAGAAATAAAATTCATTCCACCAAATATTTAAATCTTAAAAATGAACTTGGGTACGTATTTTAATATTTATTTACTTACTTACATATTTATCTACCTATTTATTTACGCATTTACCTACGTATCTATTTATCTATCTACTTATGTAAATAAATAAATAAGAATCTACGTAAGTAAGTATGAAAGTACGAACGTACATAAATACATATATTAATACGAAAGTATAAACGTATCAAAGTACAAATACACGTTAGTACAAACGTACCAAAGTACGAAAGTACTAACGTGCGAAAGTAGTTTAGAACTCCACATTATTCTGTTCCTCATCCCAGCCATCATTCACCGAAAGGGAAAAACCAGCTTGGTGGTCGTAGAAAGAACCTGTAACCGTAGTGATGTGATTGCGCTGCAAGCGCACATCGGATAGGGTAAAGGAGGTGTAAGGCTCCTCGCTATCCTTGCGGTTCATCTGAAACGAGATATTCGTAGTGTAACCATCGCCATCAGGAGCCAGGAAGAAGTAGGAGATAGAGCTGCCCGTCTTGCCGGCATACTTCGACACGTCAGAAGTTCGCTGATTTTTCACAGCGTCTATGACGGAGAAACTCTGCCAGTTCCACGCCTTGTACTCATCGAGTGACATCTGAATGGTGCTGCAATCATCGGGAAAAGTACCCGTGTTCTTCAGTACCAACTTCGCCACCATGCGCTCCAACTGGATATTGATCGCCTGATTCTTGGCTGCCTGGATGGTGACATCTACCGATGCCCCGAAGCTATCCGAAGTCTTCTCGCTCGTCCACACCACAGGCGCATGGGCATCGTCAGCAATCGCAAAAGCAGTGTTCTCTGCGAGACTCCATAATGAGCCTTCCGAATCGAGTAGGGTAGATGTCTCGCTACGAGTGGCAATCACTTTTAGGGTATGCTCTCCGTAAGCAAAGCTCATGCTTGGCTCAGCGAAGTCCTCTGCCTCACTCGTCTGGTGAAGCACCTGCAATAGCTTGCCAGTCGCCTTGTCGTAGTCCAGGATATAGAGATCCGTAAGCTCCTTACCGTTCGCCATCATAGATGCACGAGTAAGCCCTCGTGCGTTCAGGATGCCGCCCGAACGTCTCGCCTCCATCGCCTCGTTTGATACCGATGGAGCAGGAGAGAACACTAACTTTACGACAGCCTTACCCTCGCTCTCGCTCCGCTCCTGCTGGGCACCAGCATCCACAAACTCGCTCACTACGTCCTTGCTGCAAGAAGCAAGTGACATCATACCTGCTGCCAACAATGCAGCCGACACCGAATAAAAAAGATTCTTCTTCATTTTAGTTTTCGATTTAAATTGTTGTTGTTATTAGTTATTATATATAAGGGATAAGGTCGAAACCTTATCCCTTGAATGCTCCTGCCAACAGCGGAAGGAAAAACACTGCCACGCCGATGCAAGAGAATGCCAGCACTACCACGCCTACCACGGCGACCGCTGCAATTGAATATTTGAGGAACTTCTTCATAATCTAAAATAATCTATAACATTAAACACTCTGTTACTTACTTCGCCTGCTGATAAGGCTGTAAACTCGCCGCCAGGGTAGTGGCCTTGATAGCTCTCATTGCATCAGTGATATATTTACTTCCGCCGTGTGCCATGATCCACTCGTGTACGTCCTGGGGAATCACATATTGACGTTTCTTGCCCTCGGCAGGCTTCCTGCCTCTCTTATTCTGCTGTTCCATATTCTTCCCGATTTAAATAATTAATAGATGCCTTCAACATAGCGATGGTGTTCAGTACGGTTTGACGAGCCTTATAATCTGACCCCGCATCATCCACATACTGCATATTCATGCGGACGAGCGTATCAAGGAACTGAGCGCACTCCTCGCGACTCGGATTCCGTAGATGAACTTCGCACATCACAGACTTCACGAAGTAATCCATGCCTTTCTTGAGAAGCGTTCTTACGCTACCTACATTAGGATGTTCGCCTATCATCTGCTGAACCTGGATACGAAGACTCACGCCTTGATGGGGGCATCCGATACGGTAATCATCGCCAACCTCTTCTTTCTCGCCGTCTATGTAATCAACCTTGGCGATAAATCCACTATCTTTATCAGTGCAAACAATAAAGTCACACTCTCCACGCTTGTGATTTCTGTTCGTATCTATAATGAACAACGGTATTTCTCTTTTCGCCATAATCATAATTATTTAAATTCCACGCCTTCGCAAGGATCAGCCTTGCTTGATGTCTCAATAACTACCCCGCCAGTCTTGTAGAGCTGGCAGGATAGGCCGCCATACACTCGCTTGATATAAAATACCGACTCGCCTACGCCAGGCTCATAGTCAGACTTCACGAACATCGTGTTCTTTCCGTCTGTGGCTACATATTTTTCCATGCCATAGGTGTTCTTGTTCACACACTCCTTGTAATACCCCTTGGCTACCGTAGATAGCTCAAGGGGTGATAAACTCTGATTATTCATATATTACTTAGCTCCCAAATTAATCTTACTCTTCGCATGTAACTCAGACAACTTCTCGTTAGTTGGCTCGACGAGCAACTGACCTTTGCGAATGATTGTAGCCATATAACCAGGCTCAACATACACCTCGCTCCAGTAGTAGTGAGAAGCTTCACGGCTCCACTCATTAATGAAACAATCTTTGATGAGACCGAAAATCTTACGGTCGCCATCGGTGAGCGCATAGGTAACATAACCACGATTCAACTTCTCGGCAGTAGGCTTGCTCGACTTGGAAAGTATGTCCTCTCCTCTCTGCACCTGCCCATCCTCGATTAAGTCAAGAGACTTTACCAGGTCGCCAGCTGCATTCAGGAATCGCAAAGCCTCCTTACTGTTGGCTCCGATAATACGAGCTGTGAAGTCGCCACCATAGTAGTAATCTTTATTGATGTCCTCCAAGCTATGCCAGGTCGTAACAGTTGAATCGCCATCCTCTTCCTCTCCCTTGATAGCAAGAAAATCGTAGGTGCCAACGTTGCTGCGCTTGCTAACAACACGAACAATAATATCATTAGCAGCGGCGACCTCGCCGTAATAATAATTAGGATCATTAGGGATGTCAAGTTCCTCCATCTTCTTACGAACTACCTTGGCTACCTCCTCGCACTTATCCTTAACAGAAGCTACCAAGCGAGAATAATCACTACGATTGAGAATCTTATTAAAATCTGTCATATACCTTGCTCATACCCTTGAGACTTATTTAGCTATCTGGTGCAGCATTAATTATTAGTTTACTTATTATCTTTATTTCTGATGCAAAGGTACAAATAAAAATTGAAACTACCAAATAAAATACACATAAAATGCTATTTTAGATGTATTTTTAATATTTGTTTACACTTTTGTGTCTTTTCTTTACACCTTTTTTTCTTGTTTATTCCCCAAAAAGGGAAACTTGTCGCCCGTCGGGGAGTCGAACCCCTGCATCGTCGCCGCAACATATTATTATAGACTTTTTAAATTATTATAGAACCTTCTGCGATGATGCCAGCCGTGGCGGGCGTGGTGGCTTCGGTTATCCCTCTCGGACCACCAAAGCACGGTGTAAAACAAATAAATACTTTTACTTTAGCCGATATATACGCTAAAGTGATTATGATATATAGATCCCTGCCGTGGTGTCGCTCCACCGCCTCCCGTATGCTTATCGCCTGAACCTGATAAAACAAGCGCACAGGAGGCTCCAGGGACTGCCCTGGGGTAGGGGTGGAGGCAGAAAAACTGCCTAAGAACCTTAAATGTCGGTGTGTGGCAAGCTATCACGGTATGTCTTATACTGCGCCTCCGTCATTTGCTTCGCACCTAATACTCGCTCCCATATACCCGCCTCGATATAATAAGCCTTCGTCTCATCGAAGGTATGATACATGATGCACTCAGACTGCTCGAAAGCCGCACTACGAAAGCAGAGGGCATCGCCTACACCCTGGGTGGATAAAGCCAAATTCGCCTCTCCTGGAGTGCTGTAGTAATCATCAAGTATCATGTCGTAAGTCTTGATATAATACTTTATCATCGTGCGAATATCCTTAGCCCAGACGCTCGTGTCCTCCTGCTTGATGCCGCACTCCTGGCATACCATTTGCACAAGTTCGCCGATGTCCTTACGCCCCTTGATGTAGGCGTTGTGAGCAAAGTCGAAACTAATGATATGGTCCAGCTTCCAGCCCTTCGCATCATTGATGGATGGCGAACCGAAGTTATAGCCTTTGTCAGCAGCTCCGCCGTTAATGTTCTTTACGCTGTTCTTCTTATTCTCGATACTGTTGTTATTATTCATTGTCTTCATAATTTTCTAATTTTTAAAATTGTTCTATAATAAGTGAATATTTTTCGATGTTATAACGAGGTGTCGGCTACGTGAGCCGCTCACCAAGTGAGGATATACCGAGTTACTCCGGCTTCTTGATGTCTCGCCATACTCGGCTTTTCTTGCAAGCTCCCTGGCTGCCTATCTTCCAGCCCTTCGCCTGTGCCGCAATCTGATTAAAGCGATACCAGACATTTATATCTGTGAACTCAAAGTGCATCGTGCCTTTCTTGTAGAAGCGGACACGGAACCAGTCGAAATAATACCATGTGCCGAAGTCCTTGCACTGTTTTACTACGTCGTTCTCGAAGGGACGATAAAAGCCTTCATTTATCTGCTTACCGCATACGAAACACAAAGCTTTATAAAGGTCTTCCACCTGGTCACGTCGGCGATAAGAAGAAATGTAGCTAAAACGCAAATAATAATCGTTCGTCTTGTAGTCTCGTTCATACTCGCAGTCCATGCCATCAACGATGAAACGTTGATTAACCATATAATTGCTATTAGTCTTCCACTTCTCGCCCGCTGTCGAATCATCAGCAGACAAGCTGCAAATCGTGTCGAAAGCTTTTACTACGCACTCGTTCATAATGTTGCCGATATTTTGGATAACATCGTTAACAACTAAGTAGATGTTACGCAGCGTGAACGGGCGAGCCTGGGAAGTCTCCACGAATCGGGCTATCTTCTCTTGTAGGGCATTCGTGCTATACTTCTGCATGTTGAGCAAGCCGAAAACTTTGCGCCAGGCTGCAATTTGCAACTCCTTGCGGAATCGCTCGCGGGTGATATTGCATAACTCGTGCCCCTCGTCGTCCTTGCCATGTGCGCCGAAATTAATCTTGCAACTCGTGAACGTCTTAATATCTGCGTTGATCCGCTCACTTGCCTCCTGCACTGCGTCGAATTGCGCAACCGCTGAGTAATAACGTTGCACCATATCGCGCAAAGCGTCGTATTTTATTACTCCCTCGGTGCCATTGCCTTGGTCCGCCATGCCTTCAGGCGTAAAATCGAAATCGATGTGCTCGAAAACCTCTAGTTTTTCCGATGGCTTATAAAGGCGAAGGATTGACACCTCGGCATCTGTGCGACGTTCTGCCGTGCCCTGGTTGAATGCGTCGCCGATGTCCTCACGGCTGCCGAAGAGTTCCACCAGCTCTTTAACCTTCTTTTCCGTGGTGTCGCACCATTTCAAATGACTTGTCGGATATACGGTTAATATCGTGCTGCCCTGTGGTGCAATCTCCCAAGCGTGCAAAACGTGCTTTGCGGCTGCGGTGAATGGCGGATTCATGATGATATACGTAACATCGGTTATTTGTTCAGGACGGACGGTGAAGAAGTCGGAAGCGATAACGCAACACTTATTTACGAGCGACTGGCGCAAAGTATCGTTAATCTCGCAAGCTTTGGCGTATCGTGCGCCCTGCTCCATGCAATAGTTAATGATGTTGCCCGAACCTGCGGAAGGCTCTAATACTACCGCATCGGCGAGGGTTTCGCCCATCGTCATTTGCTCGAATACATCGCGAGGCGTGGGAAAGAAATCACGGTTAAATATATTTTGATAGTCCATAATGAACGATTGAAATTTAAATTTTTAAAATTTTCGGTGAATAATTTTGCAGCCTATAAAGAGAAGAGGGAAAGGGTTGTCGATTCCCTCAAACTCTTTTATTTTGATTTATGCGGCTTTGTTGCTGGATTTCGGGTCGTGTCCAAAGAGGATGCGGAAAGCATCGGCTTTTAGGTGCAACACTGCACGCTCTTCGATGTCAAAGCGCATATTAATAACCGATGCCAACTCCTCATAACTCGCATTTTTTTCGAACGAAGAAGACTGCAAAGAGCGCAAAGCCTCTATTATGTCGTGAACCTGTACCCCAAATAATAAGAGAATATAACAGCGTGCCAGATATGCGCCGATTGTATCTCCTTGCTCTAATCGGTTGTTCGCGTCTTCCGCTGCTGCTCTTAGCATTTCGGTGCGGTCAGGCTTGCCGCTGCCCGTGTCGGCTTGCTGGGTGGCTTGCTCGTCGGCTGCGGTTGCTTGTGCGCCCTGGGTTGCCTGTACGGTTGGTTCCTCGGCTTGTGGCTGCTCTGTTGGTTGCTCATCGGTTGCGGCTGCATCTGTGCGCCCTGCTCGCTGTTCTTGCCTCTCGTTGATGGCTTCCAGTTCCTCGGACATCGTGCGGATTCTCTCGTTTAACTTCTTGATCTCTTCGAGGTCTTGGGCGATACTCTGGCGTAGGTTCTTTGCGTGTAGATCGTCCGTTTTCCAATCTTCAAAGGCTGACAGAATGGAAGATGCAACAGAGCGAAGAGCGAAGGCAAGACCCGACAAGGCGGACAGGCTGGCGCGGTCGGTGTCGGTGATTTGTTCGACTGTCTCATCTTGTGCGGCTGATTCTTCGGCTGGTGCCTCGGCTTGTGGATGCTCTGTTTGCGGCTGCTCGGCTGGTTGCTCATTGGCTGCGGTTGCTTGTGCGTCCTGATTGTTTGCCGCTGTCTCTTCTGCTGCTTGTGCGGTTGATGATGATTCAACAACCCTGAACCACTGGCGAAGACGTGCAACGGCTTCGGGGTCGGTGGCTTGCCACTGTTGTGCCGCTTTGTTCCAGGTTGCGCCATGGGCTTTAATCTGCTTGCGGTTGCGGTAGGTCGTGCGGCTATCGCCTACGACTGCCACACCGTCGGCGATCTCTACGAGCTCCAGGCCGTCGGCTGGTGCCTCGTCTGTTGCATCCTGTGCGGCTGCCTTGTCGGTGTCGGCTGAGGTGCTGTCGGTATTGTCGGAAGACTTCGCACGCTGTGCGGTCTTGCGTCCGGTCTGTTTGCCGTTCTTCTGCTCCTCTTCCCATGCCTTGCGCTGCTTCTCCACCTCTTCGGCATCTTTGCGAAGCTCCGCAATAACATTTTGTGAGAATTGGAGTACCTCAACATCTTTCAATGAGTTATAACCGTAACATGAAATTTGAATGCCTACGGCTGCAAACTTTTCGGCTCTCTTCTGTTGTGTCTTAGCTCCGCCACTGGTTACACCTGATATTTGCAACTCTCCTTCATAAATCCAAGGTTTACCCAAAAATACTTTTTGGTCATTCGCTAACAGGTCGGCAGCCTCTAAAAATGAAACCTCTTTTAAATGCCACTTGTTAGTATCTGCAGGAACCCCGAAAACATTAGCCCCTAACGCCTTTTTGATTGCTTGCCATGTCTTGCAGTGCTTAGGCGTGAAAACTGGTGCGGCGGCTGCTTCTGCTGCTGCCTTGGTGGTCTCGTCGCTTACGGTATAATACCTCTCGAAAACATCGAGAACTCGGCGTAATGTGGTTTTATCGCCCCATTGCGTATCAGTTTCCAGGTTATCGCAAACTCTACGCTGTTCCCGAAACTGATCATCATATTTTTGCGCCTCCTCTTTTTCCTCTTGGCTCATGGCTCGCCACTCCTCCGGGGTTGCACTGTGCCAGAAGCCAAAGAATTTTTCTAACTTGGTAGTATCATCGGCAGAGATAAAAGCGGAGTCGCTGCGCTTTGTCATGCCGTCGAACTGTGGGAATACCTCGTATATTTTGCCTAATACTTCAGCCTTTCCAAGTTCGGAGAATGTGCGCTTAAAGTCGAATCTATCCGCCAGAATCTGCCCAAACTGCTTGCGCCATGCTCTGTTATTCTTGCATTCCTCTTCGTGTCCGTAGTCCTCGTAAGGGTCGCAAACGTGATAGTGAGAAATAAAGTACTTCAATTCCTTTATATCTTCCAGTTGGTCAACGGTTGGACCATCTGCCCAACTAATAGTTGCAGATTCTTTCCAACGTCCATTTTTAAGTGATACGGAAAAGTTGACGCCTGGGAAGTACTTGCACAATATCTTCTTAATATTGCGCTTAACAGTTGCGGCGTAGTTAGTATCTTGCGAATCATACCAACCATTCAAGGGTTTTACAGCCTCCAAGATGCTCGACCACTTGGCAATGATACCTTGCAGGGCTTCGGCTGCCTTGCGTGCTTCTTCTTCCTCCTTGCGCTTGCGCTCTTCTTCTGCCTTGCGGTATTCCTCGGCTCTCTTGCGTGCCTCCTCCTCTTCCGCCTGCTGCTGTGCGATGCGCTCAAAGTTAGCGTTAAACTCGTTATACTCCGCCACCATCGCTTTAAACTCTTCAGCGTTGCCGCCCTTGTCTGGGTGCATGGTTACGCAATACTCGCGAAACTTCTTCTTTAATTCCTCCTTAGATGTAATATTATTAAAATACTTCATAATCTTATGTATTTATTTGTTTGTTGTCTGATATTCTTGTATTACTTGTTTTCTTGCGACGTGTGCCGCTTTTGTTCGCCTGCTTGATGTCTTACCACTCAATAGAAAGAATAAAGCCAGCGGCAAAGGATATAACCCCTAAGCCGAGGTATTGCCAGCCTGTGAGGGTCACGGCTTCGGAATCATCCCCGACAGTGTGCGAAGTATTGAGCCACTGCCACACCTTGCAGATCATCAAGACCAGAAGGGCGGCGAGTTGGTACACTACCTTTGCGAGGTTGCAAGCCGCAAGGGTTAAGGACTTGCCCAGAGCCTCGAAAGCCTGGGCGGTTGCTGTTGTCTGTTGTATTGTTGTAGTTGCCATAATGCGATAATTTAAAGGGTTGATGTATTCAGTTAATAAGTTATTATATATTTTCTTTGATGGTCCAATAAATCACGTTACGGGGTAGTGTAAAATCGGGCTTGTCGTATCCATCGAAAAGAGAAGGGAACAAACGAGAAATTAAAGCAATGCAGTTAATTTCCACAAATGCGGCAGCGTCAAGGGAGAACGTAAACATGAAAGCAATTGCAAGCACAACACGAAGCAAGCCCGCAGGGTTCAGGACATCAAACAAAGGATTAAGTACATATATAATCGAACCGGCTAACGTAAGAGCCGCAAGAGCCAGAACCACAACAACAGCGAGAAGAAAAGCGGCTTTTCTTGCTACTTTCTTTGCTGTCTCGGCTATTGCTTTTGCCTTGCCTGATGCCTTAGCAATCAGGGCAGAGAGTGCCGACGGCTTGCGCTCGTCGGTCTGCTCTGTTGCCTCTTCTGCTGTCTCGGTCTCGGTTGCCTCTATCTCGTCGGCTGCCTCGTCGGTCGGGTCGGTCGGGTTGTTGGTGTCCTTGATGACGTACAAAATAACCATGTGCCCCAGTTCGTCGACTGCTGATTGCTTGCTTTCAACCTGCAAGCCCTCGACGTCGCAGACGTCGAAAAATATATCAAGGAGGCAACCACGAACCCAAGCCGCGCCCGTTCTCTTCACCTGTGCGGCTGCCTCTTGTGCTGCCTCGCAGTCTCGGTCTAACTGCTCATTAAACTCACCCGCCAACCACTCGACACGATCATAACGACAAGCCAAAAACTTTTTACCGTCGCGGTCGATGAAGTAGTAACGACCGTTAAGGAGTGCGAACTCTGTTATTACGTTGTACTCGCTGCCTTCTTCGATGTTGTAAGCCTGCACACCATACAAACGAAGCTTTAGGGCTGCGCCTTCTGTCTTTACCAATGCTTTAAGCAATTCTAACTGTTTCATAATCTTATGTATTTTATTTGTTATTCGTTTATTTTCTAATTTTGTACTGCAAAGGTACGATTATTTTCACAAACCACCAAACATTTTTCAAACTTTTTTCGTTTTTAATCAAAAAATATTTGTTTTCGTGCGTTTTTAGTCGTATTTTCGCCATTATACCTTATTATATATGCGAATATAAACAAACAAAGCCACACACACCAGAAAACAAGCCGCCACCACCTCGCCCAGATGGTCCGACACACGCACAAGCAGGAGGCAACAGGGGAGGGCGCACACCCGCCCAACCCGACCACCCAACCCGACCCGCCGAACCTCGCCCACATCTCACCCCGAACCACTCCAAGCCATCGGGCAACCTGTCGAGCCTCTCCCACATCACGCCCGACCAACCAGCCGCCCACCATCTCACCCCGACCAATCAACCGCCCACTACCTCGCCCGGCGGGTGCCAGGGCATAAAGCAAGAGATCTCTTGCAGGTCAGGGGGTGGGGGTGGGGCAGTGCGGCGGGTGCTCTTTCTTCTGCGAGG